TTGATGTCGGCGTAGGTGTTGGTGTACTAGTTGGTGTACTAGTAGGTGTAGGTGTTGGAGTTGATGCAATAACTATCACCCCAATTCCAAATTCACAAACCGGAGTTGCAGTTGGTGTTGGAGTTGCGGTAGCCGTTGGTGTAGGCGTATTCGTTGGTGTGTTAGTTGGTGTAGGTGTAGGTGTACCTGTTGCGGTAGGTGTTGGTGTACTTGTAGGTGTTGGTGTTGGTGTGTTAGTTGGTGTACTAGTAGGTGTAGGAGTTGGAGTTGATGCGATAATAATTGTTCCAATTCCAAATTCACATATTGGAGTTGCAGTTGGTGTTGGAGTGCTAGTTGGTGTGCTAGTTGGTGTTGATGTCGGAGTTGCGGTTGCGGTTGGTGTAGGTGTAGCAGTCGCAGTTGGGGTTGGAGTTGATGTTGGTGTAGGGGTTGGAGTTGATGCAATAATAATCGTCTCAATTCCAAATTCACAAACCGGTGTAGGTGTTGGAGTTACAGTTGGTGTATTAGTAGGAGTGCTAGTTGGTGTACTTGTAGGTGTTGGCGTTGGTGTTGGTGTAGATGCAATAATCGTTACTCCAATTCCAAATTCACAAACCGGAGTTGGTGTAGGTGTCGGAGTTGGCGTAGGAGTACTGGTAGGTGTATTAGTTGGTGTAGGTGTTGGTGTCGGGGTTGGTGTAGATGCGATAACTATCACTCCAATACCGAAATCACAAACCGGTGTAGGGGTTGGTGTAGGTGTTGGAGTTGGTGTACTAGTAGGTGTTGGTGTAGGGGTCGGAGTTGATGCAATAATGTTAACACCTATGTTAAAATCACAAACAGGTGTAGGAGTTGGAGTTGGTGTGGATGTAGGTGTTGGAGTTGGTGTTGAAGCTATAATAGTAACCCCTACATTAAAGTCACAAACAGGCGTCGGTGTTGGCGTTGGTGTTGATGTCGGTGTAGGAGTAGGAGTTGACGATACTAAAATTACACTCACATTAAAGTTACAAACAGGAGTTGGGGTAATTGTTGGCGTTGGTGTAGGTGTACCTGTTGCGGTAGGTGTTGGGGTAATTGTTGGCGTTGCGGTTGGTGGTATAGGTGTTGCAGTTGGTGTTGGAGTTGATGTTGGTGTAGGTGTAGGCGTACCTGTTGCAGTTGGTGTTGGAGTTGATGTTGGTGTAGGGGTACTAGTTGGTGTAGGAGTACTGGTAGGTGTTGGTGTCGGCGTACCTGTAGGAGTTGGGCTCGGTGTAGGAGTTGGGCTCGGTGTAGGAGTTGGGCTCGGTGTAGGGGTTGGAGTTGGTGTGGTATCTTCAGGATTGTACGATGTACAACCATTAGGTCCTATTTGTGTTTGAGAACAATTACCATCTGTACATTCAACATTTCTTAATAAACTTTGAACACTTGGTACAGTGTCACACTCATAACCTAAATAATATTGTTGAGTATTAATATCTAAACACTCAAATTTATCTCCTGTAAATGAACTAGTGAATGCTGAATCATTTTTAGTTGATACAACAATTCTATTAATACCACTTGAAGGTCCATTAAATAAGATTGTGTCTGAATTTATTGAAGTTCCTGATGTTACTAATGTATAGTAAATTCCTCTATTACAATAATTTAAATCAACACTTGTTACCTCAATAGGAAAACCGTATTGACTTATCATAAAGTCTCCACTCTGAAAATGTCCTTCAGGATATTCACAACAAGGTACTTCAGGTTGTTCAGGTCTTACAAATAAATCTTCAGGATATTTGTATGTAAAATGATATGGAACAGTTTCTAAGTATTCATTGATGTTAGTGTATACCAAAACTTTACTTGTTGGTAACACCTCAAACTCACCATTAATAACATCTTTCTTAATTGAACTTAAACATTCTTTTCTTACGACTTTTATTAATGAATAATCAAAGGTAAATTGATAACCATTACTCTCAACGAACTTAAACATTTCTGTTGGAAGTAAATTACAATCTTTTTGACTTATACTTAAAATCGTATCCCCTATTGTAACATTTTCGATTGATGTTTCAATAATATTTCCAGACGATATACTACTTTGTAAACCTTGCCAAGTTGTTGGGACAGTGCCTGAAATATATTTGTAAATTTCAGTTCCTTTCTTTATACCATAATCAAAAGATGTCTTGTATTGAACTTTTGGATTGATGGTATAGCCACTAACCTCATCGGAAACTTGTACTACTCTTTTTTGTAGACCTTCAATTCTGAATTTTTGTTCACAGTTCGCAGCATCTGAAATTATAATATCATATAAATCAGTTTCTTTAACGTTAGGTATAATGTAGGTACAAGTAACTAATTGTAGGTTAGAACTAAAGATAGCCCTTTTAATTGGTTTTGGGTCGTTTATTTCTATAAAGTCACAATCAGTACAAACACCTGTATCACAAGTAGTACCACTTGTAACATAAATGTTCAAATCCCAAATGCCATTATTTTCAACACCGGTTCCGCCAGTTACTGTAATATAAATGTCTTCTACTAATTGACATTCTTCTGTTGTTCCTTGATATGTTATACAAGGACCTGATAATTCAACTCTTAAATTACATTCGTCTTTATCTAAACCATAATTCGGTTCAAAATAAAAATCAATATCTTCACCATTTCTACAATCAGTAGTATCTAATGTAAATCTTACCTTTTCAACACCATCAATATCTAAGAAATATTCTAATGAAAGTGTCTTTTTATAAATCTGAGAACAATTCGCTGTTTGTGTCTTTGCTGTGTATGGTGCATAATCATCAATACAACCATAGTTGTCTTGAGTTATTTGACTATTAATTGTTTGTACTAAATCGGTTAATGTCTCTTTCCATTCGTTTTTAATTAATGGTAAATTTAAATTAATCCAATTTTTGTAATCACAAATTAATGGAACTGATAAAGATGTTTGAGTTAATGAGGTACAATTAACCGTTGGTGTGTATCCTGTAAAAAGTTCTGAACGTAAGTTTGAACTTGTTCCTGAATAGATACTACCATTTATGTTTAAATAAATTGTATATGTCAAACCACTAAATGAAAATAATCCTCTTAGACTATCTTCATTAGATACATTTTCATATGATGTTGTACCACCTCCTAAAATTGTTTCTAAATCTTCTTCAATTACAGTTTCAAAATCAGGATACAATACCTCAACAAATTCTTTTGGTGTACAAGGTTGTTTATATTGAAACTTAGACCTACCGAATATTCCATTTTCTATTAAGTTACCTCCCAACCATTGAGTTGTCGCAGGAACGAATTGGTCAATTACATTAACCCAATATGGACTCATTCTTTGAATGAATTCATTTATTTTAATGTAGTTGTACGGTGTAAATGAAACGCTATTTACATACGATTCATAAACTTGTTTTAATAGTCGGTATTCTTTCTTGTACTTAATTGTACTTGAGTTTCTAATTACTTGACTAATTGCTTCTTTTAAGAACTCAGCGAATGAAGGTCTTTCCTGTGGTGGTAAAGTACCGAAAGTCAACGTTAAGTTTCTACTTTTTCTATAGATGTCATAATCAATTGCTCTTGAGCCATCTAAGAAAATATTAATATTTTTTCTGTTTAATTTATATGTGAAATTACCATCGTCATCTAATACTTCAGTTTTTCTATTATCAATTTCGATGTTCAAATCGTAACCATAATCTAAACCAGGTAATTTTCTGTAGTTATTAAAATAATCTTCACCATATGTAAATGGTTTTGATTTTGTTTTAAGAACTTTAGTATTACCCGTAAGTACTGAATTTTCAACGTCTAAGATATCACCAGACCTATGGTCTAATGTTTTTCTGTACCAACCAGCACCCATTGCAAAATACAATGAACCGTCCGAACTTTCCAATCCTCTCGGTAATCCATCAGTTGTTACAGGATATTGACTTCTTGATAGTACGGTTGAACCAGATGTGGTCACCAATCTATAAGTGTATGCGTTGTAATCAACACCATCGATTGTTTGTGCAAATGGTACAAACTCAACGTGTTGAAATTCTTTCACTCCATTGATGACATCTCTAATATCATTTTCGTATGTTGCCTTTGGTAGTAAACTATCAACTCGATAGATGTATTCATCCAACCTTATCATAGGTTCAGGAGCACCGATGAATTTTAAAAAGAATTCAATCGCTAATCTTGTACCTTTTGATTTATATAATTGTGCAAGGTTTACAATTAATCTTCTGTAAAATTCATACTCACCCTCTAATAGATTAGCACCTATATTAAGTCCATCGTATTGTGAAGTATGTCTTGTATAAAGAGTTTCTTCTAATGACTTTTCATCATAAAGATTGACTGTTGATAGACCTAATGTTTCCGCTAAATTTTTTAATAATACGTCAGGTACGTTGTTAGCTTTATCATAGCTAACATTTCTCATAAACGCAATATTATCGATAAACTTCTTTACCTTATCAAAACTTTGTCCGTAAAGTTGAAAAATCGCCTCTGCTTTCTTTCCTTCAGTATCGAATTCATAAAGTTGAGGTGATGTCATAAATCTAATGATTAAATTAGATTTATAATCATCAACAATATTACCTATATTACTTAATGCGGAAACGTATGATTCGTAATCAAGACCAACTATTTGTAGGTTCCACCCGTCTCTACTTAACGGCCAAGTTGCAAATTCACTTTGTAATTCTGTAACTGCTCCGTCATATAAATCTGTCGGTATTCTAAACGCTGCAGTATATTTTGGTGTTGATTCTCTATCTAATAATACAGTTTCTAATTCATCAAGACTATTGAAAAATTCTTCAGTTACACCATTATTTGGTCTAATTAAATAATTGTCAGTGTATATTGAATATCCACCGAAACAATATCCTTTTACTTTTAATGTAATAAAACCATCATTATCAGGTTCTTCGTATGAAACAATTTCATATGTTGAACCACTGAGGTTATCTACCACATATTTTGTATATGATGAATAAAAATCTCTATATGAATTAGTTGATTGTAAAACTTCGACCCCTTGAGGTCTTTGAATAACAATATCAAATGGGTTATAAATTAAAGATTTTTTAAACTGAAATTGTGTGGTGTTTGAAATTGAGTCGTAACCAAGAGTTGCTCCCGTTAATACCGCACTAACATTTGTAGATGAAACCGGTGAGTCGACGTCAACTAATAACGCTGCGGGAAAGCTTTCAATAATGTTCCCCACCGCACCATTTAATCTTGTTGATAAGGAACCAAATAAAGATTTCGATGCATCATTTTTAGAATTATGAAATTTAATTTTTTTACTTCTATCAGATGAATTAATACCTGTAGAATTATTATCATAAATTGAATTTGTTTCTTCTTTTAATGTGTCTAAAGTAAGGAAATCAGAAAATGGTTGTGTGTGAAAGGTCTTACTATCTTTTTCAGGAATTACCCTATCAATAAGGAATTGAGTATTGGCCAATTGACTAGAACCATCAGTTATTTGTAAACCGATGAGCTTGTCATTGAACGTTTCACCACCACTAGCCGCCTGATATGGGACCTTTCTTGTTATTTTAGCCATTATTGAGTTATAACATCAAAATTTAATGTTTCGTCGATATTATCATTCTTCTCTCTTATTTCGTATAGTGTCTCGTTAATATCGTCTTTAATTTCGTATAAGTTAAACTGCTTATAGATATTATTATTTTGGTCATAAATCGTGTAAATTCCATCAACAACCGACTTACTTTGATTACCGTAAAGTGCGTGTGCCAATGTTGTTGCATCGTGTTCTACCATTTCAACTTCTAACATAACAGGATTAAAATGTGTATTTGTTAGAATGATATTTTGATTTGGTTGACCAATAAATGGTATGGTATTAGGTCTACTAGACGGTGAAGAGCTTGGTGTTAATGTCAAAAACATTAAGTTTGTTGTTATATCAGAATATCTGTATCTAATTGCTTTTTGTGATGAATTTGTTAAATTCGATAATACCGGTTCACAGTAAAAAGATGAGGTAACAATTCTAAAAAAATTAGGAATCTTAGCACCTGAATCATCCAAGTACTCAACTCGGTAACCTACTAAACCTTGGGGTGTGAATTTGTTAGTGTCACCAGCGTCGATTTGGGAAATGTCAATAATCAATCCTCTAACCGATGGTAATGATGACAATACGCCACAATCAGAAACAACTGTTCTGATTTGTTTTGGTCTCAAGTATAATGTATATATACCCAACTCAGAGAATCTTGATGATTCTAGTTTTAGGTTATACATACCACCCAATAGTTCAGTGCCTGAATTACCACCTGTTGAATCATTGTGGAATACAGGTGTTAATATATCTTGTGAGTTATCTATCTTCTCAAATTGAACTTCTGTACTAGCGGTTCTACCCGAAACGAAGTGATAATATATATCAACATCGGCCGGTGAAACGTCCGCAGGTCTTATAGTTCCGTAACTTCCTACTGCCATCTTTTATTATTTATCTATAAATATAATTTTTATTGTTTTCGTACTTTAAAATATCCATTTCCATAAACATCTAATTCTCCTGTGTTGTCCATTTCGGTCAATCTGAAGTTTCTTTCCATAACTCCCATCTGTCCTCTTTCAACAAAAACATCTGAAAAAATTTGTGGGTCGTCCACAAATCCTAAAAAATGTTCATTTCTTGTAATCATTCCATTGTAGATTTCGTCTTGGAAAAATGTTTGTGTGGTTCCTGAAGTCACTCCTGATATGTGTGTATACCCATCTTCGTAATCTCTATAAACCAAACCATCAATTGTATATCCTGAATATTCTGAAGTAACCGTTACCCCTGTGTAACCCGCATTTGTTCCATATAATTTTTTCTCGTCAATTCTACTTTTACCAATACCCAAAAAGGTAACCGTAGTACTGTTAGTGGCACCTGTTAAGGTTCTATAGTCTTGTAAATAAGTTTGTCCCGTATAAATTGGTGGTTCAGTATATGGAATTTGAAATGTTAGTTCTCCTAAATCGGTAGGGTATCCAAAAGATTGAACAAAAGGTATTTCTATTGTCTTTTTTACCTTTCTAACGTCCCAAGGAGAATTTACAGTAACTTCAATAACATATGTTCCATTACTTGAATACGTGTGTGATGCACTTGGTAAACTCACGTTGTCGATATTCATAACCGGCATTGTAAGTGTACTTGTTGCACCGTCTCCCCATTTAACTGTAAAGATTGCATCAATTAATGCACCATATCTTGTTGTGTTTACGGTATTGTAAATGGTAACTGTACTTGAGGTTCCCTTATATGTGAAATTACATATCTGTTGTGTTTGACTAATATCACCATCAAACCCAATCATAATTCCCAAATCCTTAATACTTTGTTCTAAAAATAGTGGTAAATTAAAAGTTTGACCTGTTGTGGTTTTTAATATGGTATGTGTTACTTTATTCATTATCCTCCAGATACTATTTCATAAAATTTTATGGGGTCTCCCGATTCACCAATTCTGGTTCCTGTGGTTCCTGAATATCTAAACACCTGATAAGAATAATCCGTCCTGTCTATGGTTACCTTATAATATAAATCTCTATACTCTAAAACTGAAGCGTTAGTTGCCAATGATGTGTTTGAAAAGTTTAAAACTGTTCCATCTTCACCATTAAAAAATCTAGCTGTCATATAGAATGTTGTTCCTGTTAACATAGTTCCTCTGAACGCGTCGTCGTCTTGGAACCAAAACAGGTACATATTTTCTTTATTTCTGTAATTTGAACCGTTGAATATTGGTACACTTATATAATCATTGAATCCTGTGTAAAAAACTTTCTCACCTAACGGTAATGAAAGATTTTTAGCAAAAACTAATTTTCTATTTGTTCTGTCGGGATTTTCTCCGTCAGGAACGATAAAAAATTCCAATCTAAAAAACGATTTAGTTGTGTGAATTAATTGTTGTGCATTTTCCTTATGGTCAATACCAATTAAGGAATAGTCTAACCCACCACTATGTGTTCCACTTTGATTATAGAAATAAAAATAAAACCAAATGTCTGATTGAGTGTCGGTAGAATGTGATGTGATGCCAGAATAAGGTTTATGTATAAACCTCATAGTTTCGTAATTATCAACCGGATTAATGATTGTCCTTACTGTTTCATTTTCAAATTGTTCTAACGCATCTTCTCTTCCTAAATCAGGTTTAAAGTTGGTTTCTAAATTAAAAAATATATTATCTCTAATGTTTTTTAAAACTTTCATTAACAATTTTTACTTGTGTTTGAATTATTTCTATCTAATCTGTTATTTTTATTATTATATCTATTGATAAATGCGTTAAAATCAAAAATACCGTCAGCTTTATGTTGGTAATTTTTTTCATTTCTCATATAGAAATTAATATCGTTCCTAACATAGTGTGTGTTGTTAAGAAACGGATAGTCTACACCGAATCCTAAGTCGTCTGAATATCCATAATCGTACACATCTCTCCATTTCCACACATTCTCAAACGGGAAGTATCTTGCGTTTTGTGGTAGATTTTCAATATCGGGTGTTGATGATGTTTCAATATAAGGAGATAGTTCTCTAATTTTAACTCGATAATGTGGTTGATATAACACTCCGTACATATTTGTTGAGGTTGCTCCTGAAAACCCTTCGACTGTAACTGATTGGTTAAAATTGAAAATGTTTGTTGGGTTTGTTAACCTATACATTGATTCTGAAATAACTCTTTCCTTTATTGTCGATGGATTATACTCTATAAATGCACCTGTTAATACTGTACCAACAGGTATTGTATTTCCACTAGTGAATGTGATTCCACTTTTAGTAAATGATGTACCTAATCCTAAACCAGACTCATACGGTGGTTGAGTTTTATTTGAACCGTTAAAATGATTATCAATCCAAGTATTATGTAAATTAAATTTCCAACCTACCTTTGGTGGATAGTCAAAATAACCATTACCATTTCTAAATAATATTGTTACATATAAATCTGTAGGTTCATAATTTAAATTGTTGGTTAGTCCTGTTAAAACGAATGGTTCTTTAAAATCATAAAGAACTGATTCCATTCTATTTCTTTCAACCAACACATCGTTAGCTCCTGATATGTTTTCAAAAACTAATTTTCTTTCGTCTTCAAATATTGGACTTTCAAATCCTGCCTTATCTAAAATGTAATCCGCAGAATTAGTTGCCGTTTTATGTTTATGTACATAGTAAGTTGATGTTGTTCCTGAAATGTTTTTGGTATCGATGCATCTTTTACCTGTAATTAAAGTATTATTAAATGTTGTAGTGCCTGATGGTATTTGAGATTTTAAAATATCTAAAACATATAATTCAGAATTATAATATTCATTACCAATTGAATTTATATAATATGGATATCCATTTAATATAATAAATTCACCTTCACTCATTCCGTGGTCAACAGGACTTGTTAATCTATAACTTGCATTGTTGTCAGTAATTCTAAATGGTATACCATTACCACTAACAAAACTTAATATTGTATTTCCCGATAAAGTATACTTCATCGGATAGTTTTCATCGTGGTCGTACACATATGATACGTGAATGTTCCAATTGTGATATGGAGCATTCATTGGTGTAATCAATTGATGACTTATGTCTCCTGTCTTTGTTACGGTGATTCCTGTAAATGTACTTAAGTCTGAAACATCTATATCGTTAGGTTTTTCTCTGTACACATCATTTCTTAAAAACGCGAATTCGTTATATGGTAAGTAACCATCGAATTCTCCGTCATCACCATCACCAACTAGTGCTAACTCTTCAGACAATGGAAGATAACTTGATAATCCGCTGTACATATTTCTGAACACCATCTTTATTTTACCATACAACTTATATCTTTTACTATCATTTCTTTCTTGACCAAATAATTCATTAATATCTAAAATAATATCTCTATCATCATTAGTTAATAAACTCTTACCTTCCTCAAAATTAACTTGAAGGATTTGGTCTTCGGAAGATGCTTTGTGAAACCTTTTTTCGGGTAATATAATTTTTCTCTTTTCCATTACGTTAAGTCTGTTGATTTAAATGCACCCTTAGGTCCAAACCTATCAATAAATTTATCGAGACCAGTTTTACCAGGTTTTAATCCAAAGTGAAACATAAATGGAGTTGATAGGATTTGTTTATTTCCACTATAATAATCTTGTGTTCTTCTAATGAAGAAATCTGTAGATGTTGTCCAAGGAATTCCATCCCAAGTTCCGGCGTTACCATAACGAGTATATAAAGTTCCTGAAGATGGATTAGCCAATGTTCCTGAAGTTACTTGTAAAACAGTATATCCTGGATATTGTGAATCGTATTGATGATATTCGTTTCCTGTGATTCCTGAAATAACAGCGTCGTAAGCAAACCCTTCATCGTCAACAACATTAAGTGTTGATACTGAGGTTCCTGTAAAATCATAAGTTATTGGTAATAGCAAATATTTGTCTGATGAATCATCAGTGGTTCCTGTCACATTATATGCATATGTCATACCTTGTAAAGGTTGTACTTGAACATTTGAAATGTCCCAAGATTGGTCATCAAGAGTTTCGGTATTATATGAACCAAATCCTGTACCTTTTTTATCCCATAAGAAAAATGGTACCGGTTGTGATGATTCAGTTAATCGACCTTGGATTTGTGTTACTCCATCATTCGCGATATGTGTTGGTTCATTTAAACAAGCTCTTACTCTTTCACCATCTTCGGAAAATTCCATAGTGATTGGTAGTGGTCCCCAAACTCCGTTTCTTTTAAAAACATCAGGGTATAATTCAGGGTCTAATATTTGGTAACTATATCCAATATATTTTGGGCTTTGTAAATCAAACTTTTCTATACCCACTTCATTGTTAATTGATATTAATTGTAACAAATCTCCGTCGAACGCACTTCTTATTCCGTTAGTATAAAATCCATTATTGTCAAAGAAATTTTTTAAATCAAAATTAGCATTACTAACATCCATTCTATAGTTAATTGCCATACCAAGAATCTCACCAAAATCTTGATATGAAGTTGGTCCTATTTCTCTAGATACCGAACAATTAGGGTCAAGATTAGGGTCTACACAAATTTCTCTAATGAATTCATCTCTTGGTCCTAAATCAACAATAGTTGTTGGTCTGTTAATTCTTTTTTTAGAACCATTAAATGATACTCCCCAAACACCTGTGCCGTTATTATATGGTGTTGCCCTATAATAATAATGTGATTCACTTTGGTTTGTTTCTAAATTAGTTTGTACTGTTCTTCTAATTAGTTCTTCACAACAAGCCGATTTGGACCAAAATAAAAATCTTTTTTGTGTTTCAAATGTAAAGAAATATAAAGAACCTGATAACCAATTATCCACGAATGAATAGTTTACCACTCCCGAACAAAATAATTTAGACATACGTCTACGTCTTCTATATTCTTTCATTATGTTAACCACCCTACGATTTGACATAGTACCAGGAATCATATAAAAAACACCATTAGTAAATTCAGATTGTCCTGATGGTGTTCTTGGTGTATATGTTTCTCCGTCATATATTGTTGGTAGTGGTTTATTACTACTATCAACGTCTGATATTAAGGTAGCCTGTACATCCATACCAGCAGTATATTGTAACGGTGTTTTTTCGGTTCTATTTGGTGCGACATAATATTTCTGAACTAAAGATTCGTCATATGGTGTGTCATAAATTGCACAACCCTCTTCTAATATTTCAGTCGTGGTTGATTCAACCGAAGATGCATTTTTATCTCTAATTATTGCGGTGTATGTTATCGTCTCATTGAATAATCCCGAGACATCATTAAAAGTTATTGTTGCTCCTGACGTAAAAATAGTGGTACCAGTTAAAAGAACACCATTACTACTTGTTGTTAAAATATAATTTGTTTGATTATTTAAAAAATTTGTTATGTCACTTGGAACTGTTGCTCCTGAACATATTCCTGTAAGGTCGGGGTTTGAGAAAGTAAAATTACTTGCAGTTACAGTTCTTGGACTTTCCGTAGATGAACCCTGAATTGTTACTGTACCAACCTCACAATAATCAATTGCATTTCCTAAACCACCTACAGTACCATATTCATTATCTTTATTACATTCAAGGCAAGAAGGGTAATCAATTAAAAATAATTCTCTTTGTCCACCATCTTGGATTCCGTAAGCATATCTTCTTAACGCTCTACTAACAGACTTAATCGGCCAAAAATTCGTAGCATCTGAAAATCTATGAAAAATTTTGGCTATTGTATTATTAAAAATAAAACCGGATACTGTAGCTAACTGTTCAAAGAATAATAATATATCAGCAATTAATAATTTAACCGTGTAATTTCTAAAACCAAAATTAACCGGCGGTGTTACAACTGAAGATTCACAATCAGCTTCTCTTGGAGGTGCAATTTCTTTTATTCCTAATAATTGACCTGAAAGAGTTGATATTGAATTTTTAAAAAACGAATTATGAAATGATGATACTGTAAAAACTTTATTATATGTAAATCTATAAAAATAGTCTTGTGGTACATAAAATCCATCAGATGTGTTTAGTATTAAACTTAATGCTTCTGATGGGTAATCACTATAATCATTAGACCAAGCGTATGACTTGTCTATGTTTGTACTGTACTCTCTAATGTTAGGTACTAATATTTGAGCGGTACCTTGTTGTTGTGTTGTAAATCTAAAACGATAACATCCTGATGTTGGGATACCTTTGTTTGGGTCATTGGAATATTCATTCTCACCAAATTCATTTGTATAAACAAAATCCATATTCATTGGTAATGACACAATAAATGAACCGTCATCGGTAATATCTTCTTTTACATCATATACTTCTAAAATCGGTCTGTTGTTGGAGTCGTATTCTGCAGTAAAACGAATCATTTCTATTTTACCTGCCTTTGTCGTTAAATCACATTTTTTGTTACTATCTCTTTTGATACTACAATTTGCTTTGACTCCCGCCCTACCGTCAGTATATGTTCCCCCAATAAGATAAGCCTTTGGTTCAATTTTAACTCCTTGGTCTGATAAATCAAAATCGGTTCTTGTTAAACCAATTTCACATAAATCTTCAGAACCCCAAAAAGGATAAACCTCGATGGTTTTTCTAAATGTTTTAATTTGTGGAAGTGAATCAATATCTACACTAGATTTAAATTCAAAAGCAGATTTAAATTCCTCTAACCCAAAACCTTTTCTTAAGTAATCATCTGGTCTTAATGAGAAACAACTAATATCTGACAAATCCACGTCACACACTATGATTTGTTCACCCAATGGTACTCCCCAAATCATAAAGTCACCCGCATTATTTGTTTTTACGGTGTACTTGTAATATTTTTCATACACCTCTAAAACTTCCTCTCTGTCTAAAATATCTGTTTGGTCAGGGAATGTTCCTGTTGCTGCGTGTCCGCTGTGTTGTCTTCTTGCAGGTAATAAATTGTATCGATAATGATTATCGTCTTTAACTGAAACTTCAGTATATGGGTATAACGCCGATATTACAGGGTCATTTACATCGTCATCGTCTAACGGTACGAAAATTGAAACTCGTGCATTTGGTACTCCAAAACCATTATTTACGGTAAGTCTACCACAAACAACACCATAGTCAGCACATAACGATGTGTATACATCCCTTTGGGATAATTTTAAAGACAACAATTCCAATAAATCGAAATCTTGTTTGACTTCAAATTTAATGTATTGGTCTTCTCCAATGTTGGTATGAATTCTATGTTTTTGCATCATCTTATAATAAATAGAAACTCAATGGTTTTCTTATAAGATAACTAAAAAACAAATTAATATGTAGCCGAAGTTAAAGTTTTTACTCTTACTTTAATATCACTTTGTGGGAATCGGATTTGACAAATCTGATTTGATTTCATATATATGGTCGAATCAAATTGTAATATTTCTTTTGTGATATTATCCTTGTAAGCTTGGGATATTTCGGCTGATGAATACTTTCCACCGATTTTGTTGAATACTCTAACATCCACGACGTTCACAACCCCTGTTACGTTACCGATTTCTCTCATTAAGTCACCAACAAACAATGGGTCTCCCATTTTTCTTTTGTCGATTGCAAAGAAGTTTGTTACAGTATTAACAGTTTCTTTTAATACATCGCTTTGACTTTCGTTTTTATTTACAACCAAATCAACCTCTAATCCTAAGTCGATAACCTCACCACTCATAATATCTAAGAAGTCATTTAACATTCTAAATTTAGACAAATAGTTCAATACGTTATTCTTGAGTGTGTTAGATACAATATCTGTTAAATTACCTTCACTATCGTATGATAATAATTTAATTCTCACTTTGTTGTCTTCTTCCATCACACTAACCTTAGCCGGTGCTCCGTAAGTTGACGGCATCGTTTCAATTAAAGATTTGTAGTCATTTAATGTTACCGCTCTATTTTGTGCTGCAAAGTTATATGCGACCATATTTCTAATCTCTTCTATGGTTGGTGAATCTGCACCACCTACAGCAGGTGTAATATTCGTAACTCTCAATGATTGATATACTTGGTCATTTATCGTTGAGTTCGGTCCGTTCAACGCAAAATCAATTGTGTCTATCGATGTTATTACATTAACCCCAAGATTTGACTCTTTACCACCACCTATACGATATTTGATGAATAATGTAGTATTTGCTCTTGGTATGTTACCCAATGAGTTGTTATTAAGGAAAGTTGCAATATTAACTTTCATTGTTCCGTTCATATAGTTATCCAAATTATCCATTGGGTCTACATTTCCTGAACCGAAAGTAACACTGAAATAACCTTCAGGTGTATACTCAGTAATAAATTTATTATCAACTCTAAGGTAATCACCAGATTTAAAATTATCTGTATCTGAAATGGTAGTTGCGTCCTCAATAAAAACTCTATCTTCCATTAATGATTTAACTTCATACCATTTATTTCCGTTTGTGAATTCATCATATGTAGGGTTACTTGCGTAGTTTGTTCCCGATTTATGAATTACACTAACAACACCCAATACGTTTTTCTCAGGTAAGTACAGTTTTAAGAATGGTTTTTGGTCAACTTCATTGATAACTCTTCTATAAATTTTAGTAGTTCCATTTACAACTGCCTCTCTTTTGGTAATTGTATATGATATTAATTTACTATTGTTATCAAAATTTGGAATCTTTAATCTATTAGGTTCACCTTTACTATTGAAAGGATTTGAAAAATCAATATCTTCAAGAGTTTCAAATATTTGTCCTCCACCCGAAACTTGTGCACCCGCTTTTAGAATACCCTCATATCTTTCGTCATCTTTATCACCTCTAACAGGAACGTTAATTGAGAAGTCACATAATGCAACTGATGGTCTTAAACCAGGTAGTCTGATACCATAAGTTTTTGCAATATGAAATAATGATTGTCTTTGTTGTGCAAAGTCCAACATCGTTTCCTGCCAAACTCTATCTATATGGAAATGTAAGTTATCAGCAACCGCAGCATTTAAATCAAGTAATACTGAATAAATTGATGCATCGTTAAAGTTACTTATTAATTCTGGATAATACTTTTTAGTTAATGAAACTAATTCGTCTCTTAAACCTGCAAAATCTCTTGTTGCGTATGATATTTCTTTTGCCATTTTATATGTTAATAATTATAAAGTCTGATACTGAAAATGCTCCGTTATTTACTGTATAATCAAGTTTAACTTTAGCCGTATAAGGTTTACTCGAATAATCAGAAACCCTAAACAATCTTTCGTCTTCGTCTTGTGTATACGTTTTTGTTTCATCAGGGTCATTTTCCGCTGACATTATGTTTAAAGATTTGATTTCTACATTTGGTATAAATTTTCTTATACCCTCACGAATCTCCTCCTCAATATGGTTGAATGTTACCACATCATTTTGTTCAAATATGTATTCGTATAACCTTGTCCCAAAGTCAGGTAAGTAATATCTCGTACCCTTTCTTGTTAAAAGTAGGTGTATGAGATTAGCTCTTACTTCTCTTTGTGGAGACTCGGTAGTTTTTAAGTAATCTCCGTATCTACTATCTCTAAATGGATAGTCAATTCCATATGATGTTAACGCCATATCAATAAATATAAACTAAACTAAAATGGGAATAAATAAAAAACCCGACCGAAGTCGGGTTAATTTGGTGTCTTGATATTCACCCCCTGTATTCTCGAGACCTGGAAGCTCAAGGTACGCCTTGACGACATTAGTACTTTGAGGGAGCCTCCCATTATCTTTATGAACCACAACCCTCACACTCAAATGGTGAGTCGGTTGGTTTCATACTTAAAGCAGTTTCATTTTGTTCAAACAAAATCGACTTAGTCGGTAATTCAACATTTTGTGTGTTTGCTGATGTCGTTTCCACTTTTTGTGGTGCTGACATTTCCACACCCAAAGTTTTGATTGCGTCAACCGCCGCTCTTGTTCTTAGATAGTACATACCCGTTTTTAAACCTGATTTCCATCCAAAGATATGTGCTGCCAATAATTTTGGTTTGGTTACATTATCTATAAACAAGTTTAATGACTGAGATTGGTCAATGAAAATAGACCTATTTGCAGCCATTTGTAAAATTCTCTTTTGAGACATTTCCCAAACTGTCTTGTAAACTTCTTTTAATTCTGTAGGTATTTCAGGTATATTTTGCACCGAACCATTTTCGAAAATTAGTTTGTTTTTGATTGTGTCATTCCACATACCAACTTTTAAAAGGTCATTTACTAAATGTTTGTTGATTACCACAAACTCACCACCCAAAGTTCTTCTAAGATAAAGGTTAGTTGTAAATGGTTCAAACGCTTCGTTATTACCCAAAATTTGTGCGGTAGATGCTGTTGGCATTGGTGCTACTAATAATGAGTTTCTAACACCATAGTTTACCACTTCTTTTCTTAGTGATTTCCAATCCCAACGACCTGATAAATCTTTATCTGTTTTGTTCCACATTTGGAATTGGAAAATACCTTTCTCAATTGGTGAACCAACAATAGATTCATAAGGACCAAATACTTTTGATAAATCTTTTGAAGATGTAAGTGCCGCAAAATAAATTGTTTCAAAGATTTCTGTTTGTAATTTATCCGCTTCCTCACTTTCAAAAGGAATACTCAATAAACAAAATACATCAGCCAATCCCTGAACCCCCAAACCAACAGGACGATGTTTGAAATTTGAACGTTTTGTTTCTTCGGTTGGGTAAAAATTTAAATCGATTACGTTGTTCAAGTTCTTTACAACTTGGTAGGTATATTCATATAACAGTTCGTGATTAAACTCACCATTGATAATATACTTAGGTAATGCGATTGACGCCAAATTACAAACCGCTTGTTCTGTTGGAGAGGAGTACTCAAGTATTTCGGTACATAAGTTTGATGACTTAATTGTACCTAAGTTCTTTTGATTTGATTTATAGTTTGCAGGGTCCTTATATAACATATAAGGTGTTCCTGTTTCAATTTGTGCAGTTAATATTGCATCCATTAATTTTCTCGCCTTAATAACCTTTCGTGCTTTACCTTCTTGTTCGTATTGTTCATACAAACGAGTAAATGATTTATCTTCAGGACTATCATAAGCATCCGATAAACCCGGCGCTTCATCAGGAGAAAATAATGACCAATCACCATCACTCTCAACACGTTGCATAAATAAATCAGGTGTCCACATAGCCAAGAATAAATCTCTAGCTCTCATTTCTTCCTTACCGTGATTCTTTCTTAAATCGATAAAATCAAAAATATCAGAATGCCAAGGTTCCAAATATATCGCAAATGAACCTTTACGTTTTCCTCCTTGATTTATCCAACGAGCAACTTCATTATATGTTTTCATCATCGGGATTAAACCGTCAGATTCTCCACCTGTTCCTTTAATATATGAACCTTTAGCACGAACATCGTGTACGTGTAATCCAATACCACCAGCCCACTTAGAAATCTTTGCAACGTCTTTGATTGTATCGAATAATCCATCGATATCATCACCTTTATTACCAATTAAAAAACAAGATGACATTTGTGGTCTACGTGTACCAGCATTAAATAATGTAGGTGTTGCGTGAGTGTAAAAGTGTTGTGATAAGTCATCATAAATTCTTAACGCCATTTGTACATCACCTTTACAAATACCAACAGCAACCCTCATATACATATACTGAGGTCTTTCTACAATTCTATCACCAATTTTCAACAAGTACGAACGTTCTAAAGTTTTGAATCCGAAATAATCAAAATCCAAATCTCTATCCATATTAACCGCACTATCGATAACTTCTCTATTCTCCATTACAAAACTATAAACATTGTCAGAAATCAATGTTGACTCTTTACCTGTCTTAGGTTCAATAAAAGAATGTAGTTCTTTGATACACTGTGAAAACTTTCTTGGTGTTGATTTATGTAAATTAGACACCGCTATTCTACCTGCTAACTTAGCATAGTCAGGGTGAGTTGTAGTCATCTGTGCAGCAGTTTCTGCAGCTAATTTATCCAATTCGATTGTTGATATCCCATCATAAATTCCTTGAGTTACCTTTAAAGTAATGTATGTTGGGTCAACGTATTCCATATTTAAATCGTGACATAAAGCACTAATACGCTTAGTTATTTTGTCATATCTCATTTCTTCTAATTCACCGTTCCTCTTTTTAACTTTCATTTTATATAAAAACTTTTAATTTTAAAAATCCATATCAGAAAACGCACTATCTAGTTCTTCATCTGATTTATTATGTACTCCTGCTTTTTGATATTCAGCAACTCTTTTCTCAAAGAAATTTGTTTTACCTTGGATTGCAATGTTCTCCATAAAATCAAAAGGATTTGTGGTATTGTAAACCTTAGAACATCCTAAAGCAACCAACAATCTATCCGTTACGAACTCAAGGTATTGTGCCATCAAATCAGAATTCATACCAATTAAACGAACTGGTAATGCTTCAAGGATAAATTCTTTTTCAATTTCTAACGCTCCACAGATAATATCTTTAATCTTCTTTTCAGATAATTTATTTTCAATATGGTTATTGTAAAGATGACAAGCATAATCACAGTGCATACCCTCATCACGAGAAATTAATTCGTTTGAAAAGGTAAGACCTGGCATTAAACCTCTCTTCTTTAACCAAAATAATGAACAGAATGAACCTGAGAAGAAAATACCTTCAACAGCCGCAAACGCAATTAATCTTTCAACGAATGTACCGTTGTCGATGTAATTCATAGCCCACTTTGCTTTCTTTTGAATAGCAGGAACGGTTTCAATTGCGTTAAACAATTTATTCTGTTCTTCTTTGTCTTTAATATATGTGTCAATCAACAATGAATACGTTTCACTATGAATGTTCTCCATCATAATTTGGAAACCATAAAAGAATTTCGCCTCAGTATATTGAACAGAATTAACAAAATTCATTGCGATGTTTTCATTAACGATTCCATCAGACGCTGCGAAGAACGCTAATACGTGTTTGACAAAATGTTGTTCATCATTGTTCAATTTATTTTCCCAATCTGAGATATCCTGTGATAAGTCTATTTCTTCAGCGGTCCAAAAACACGCTTCTTGTTGTTTATAAAGTTTCCATAAATCGTGATGTTCGATTGGAAAAAGGACAAATCGTCCAGGATTTTCTTGCAAAATCTTTTCAGTCATCGTTTTAGTTTTTTTTTGATTAATTAATTAATATTTGTTTTTTTTCTTGGGTCTTCTTGTACACCTCCGCAGCTCTGTTAGCTCTCTCCTGTGTTTTTTGTTCTTCGAATCCAAGTAGGGTATTTTGACTATCTGTGTCAATGATTAACATTTCATTGTTAAATGTACAGTTTTGGAATATAACACCATCTCTACCAATACGAGATTTCAATAACGTCATAGTTGCCAAGTTGTGTTCTTTTTGTTCCATAGTTTTACCAACTGACATTACAACGTGTCCGATTTGTGCTTTTTTAATTGAACCACCCATTTGGTCTGTAGTTACAACTTCTGAAGAAATTGATTCACGATTACCTTGTGTTGCCGTCCAAATGGCAATATTAAATTCCGATGTCATCGATTCTAAACTTCTCATAATTGAACCTTCACCTTTCCATTCTTCACCAAAGGTAGACCTTTCTGGTGAAATACAATCAACATAGTCAATTAGTAAAACATCGACAACAAATCCTTCAGAATGTAATTTTCTAATTTTAGATTTGATTTCTGAAATAGTAACTGAATCACTTGGCATCTTCAAAAGTTTTAACTTACCTTTTGAATTAGCTTCCATTTCTTTAACCTTCGCAATTACTTCTTCTTTTCTTTCGATTTGGTCATCGGGTGCAATTCCACTCCAAATTGTGTAATGCTTTCTTAAGATGTTAGTAACATTATCTTCAAAGAATATTTGAAGTACGTTTTTACCATCAGCGTGTGCACTATTTGCAATTTTGGTAAGTAATGTAGTTTTACCTGTTCCTGTAGGTGCTAAAACAACACCCAATTCACCAATACCAAGACCACCCTTCAAAAGATTGTCAATACCCACAATTCCCAATGGGATTGGGACTCTTGAGTCTTTCTCTAAAGCTGCAGATGGGTTTTCAAACACGTCTCTAATGTCGTCTGATGTTGCACCTACTTGTAATGCCTTTTGAATTATCTGTTCAATCTTTCTATATTCTTCAAAATCACCGTTTTCTATAATCTTCTCAACAGTCTTAAGTTCTTTCTTTAATACCTGTTGTTTACAGAAATTCATTGCGGTATCCATAATCCAAGACTCATTCGTTAAGTCGTGTTCTTGAATACCTTTCAACGTATCCATATGAATTGAAGATGTGGTGTCTTTGTTGTTCTCAACTAAAATTTTCTGAGCTAACGTTTCATAAGACGGCATCTCACCATATAGACCATATAATTCTTTAATATTTTCAATAATATATCTGAAATATGGACCATCAAAGTACTTACTTTCAATTACATCAACAATAGTGACTGCAAATTTTTTGTTTTCAATTATTACCTTAATTAAGGATTTTTGGAAATTCTGACCAAGTTGACCAAAGTTTTTTTCACTCATTAGATGTATATGTTTATATATTAAAAATATTATTAAAGTTCATAACCCAAATAGGTAGTTTCAAGTTCATAATCTGACAAAACATCAGTTAACTCTGACAAAATTTTCCTAACTTTAGGTCTAACATCAACCGCGTATCTAGCCTTTGGGTGGTAAACGTGTGCGGGAAATATTCTTGAAATAAATACATCGTCATTTAACTTAACTTCCAATAAAAAGTACTCTTCTTTTTGTGGTTCGTTATCTTCCACATTCTCGTTAGACAAGAAATAATTTTGATTTTCACACATATAATCGGAACTTTTCATTTTCAAATCTTCAGCAATTTCGTCACAAATATTTTTCACTGTGTAGTGTAAATCTAGTGACCTTCTAGCCTGCGGATTATATCCCTTTACGTTAAAGAATCTTTGGATAATGAAATTACCTTCAAGGGTTAAAAGGAATTCAAATTTTGTTACGTCTTGATTGTTCATTGTTTATTTTTTTTTAATTTAAAAATGTGTTTATTTTTTTCTTTTCTGGTTAATCTTAGGAATGGATTTAAAAATACTATCCATTTATCATCTGATTTAGGTAATAGGAGGAATATCCCGTCCTCCATCATCATTTTCATTGTGTTTTTATATGACCTCCCCTCAGTGTCCAAATTTTCATTTATTAATTGGGTAACCTGTGATTTAGCTTCGTCATCTAAAAATGGAACATCTAAATTCACTATTCTATCATTGATGTCAAAAAATTCTTCTCCGAATACACCATATTTGGTGACGCCGGTTAATAGGTTTCTAACCAACCAATTATTTTTATCTTGTTCAAATAATAGGTTACCTTTTTCTTTAATTTCTGAAAGTGTGAGGGGTGTGTGTTTTATCTCAGGAAAAAGAGATATGAGTCTTTTAATACCCATATTCTTTATCCCTGAAATATTGTCTGAAGGGTCACCACATAAGATTTTAATTAATTTTACATTTTCAATTAAAATTGTTTCGTGGTCGTATTCAATTGTATCCTTCGGTTTGTATAATTTACCGTGTGAAGGATTAAATAATTGAGTATGTTCATTAACAAGTTGTGCTAAATCTCTGTCTGAAGAATAAATAATCTTTTTTTCATTAGGGGAGTTTTGAACATAGTACGCAATACAATCGTCGGTTTCACAATTTTTGTATTCACCTTGTCTAACATAAAGTTCTTCAAGGTATTGTTTTATTCTTGTTCTTTGATAATTGTAATTATCAACCTCCTCTTCAGTTCTTAATCTACTTCGTCTATTCTCTTTGTATTGGTGATATATTTGTTTTCTTAGGATTGCGGAATCTTCCCCATCCCAAAACACTACAATTTTATCTAATTGATATATCTCAAACGCTCTTCTAAGAGTATTGATAAAATGATAAATTCCTCCAATATGTTTGCCCTTATAGTAATGGTTTTTGAGACCATAGAAACCAATCGTAAGTAAATTGTCTCCATCAACAAGTAGAACGGACATTTAAATTTTTATTATAGATTACTCTTCTTCTGTTACAACTTCTGCATCTGCAAGGTCAGTAACGTTAACCTTCAATTGTGTACTAATGTAATCGCTGTTATCACGTTTGTACTCTTCGATAGAACGTTTCTCTTCAGTGTCGTCCTTACCGTGCATAAATCCTTGTGGAGTTACCAAGATACGTCCGTCCTCATATCCGCCACCATTGATGTGGTTCTTACTGATTGAGATTTTAGTACGTGTTGCGATTCTGATTTTTCTCTTATCTTTAGTGATTGAGATTTTAGTGGTACCCGCACCTTTTTGATTACCAAATAAAAATACCAATGATGAGTTTAACCAAATGGCTTCACCACCTTTAGCTTTAATTTTTGGTTGTCCAAAAGGATTGTCAGGTAATTCTACCCAAGGTTGGTTAACAATAACCAATGTACTTGTGTGAGGTTTATCTGCTCTTCTTGAACCTGAAATTCTTTGGTTGATTCCCATACCAATCTTATCAGCTAAAACTGATGCATTGTGTTGTTTACCACCTTTACCATCGAAAGTCATTTTACAAGGAACTGAACCAACTGAATCCCAAAGGAAAAGTAAGTCGTGAGGAATATCACCCTTTTGTTGCGCGTCTAATAATTCATTGATATAATCTGTGATTTGTTCAATGTATTCAAAGTCACTATTGAAAAGATAATCACCTTCTCTATCGAATCCCATCAACTCCGCGTGTTCCCAACTCCATTTTTGTTCTGTAATGATGAACACAGGAATAATTCCTTTCTTTTGAGCATCAACTGCAGTCTTTACTAACGCTGTTGTTTTACCCGTATCACTATGTCCTAATAACATATTGATATGTCCCATTACAGGACCCGGTAAACCTGTGGCTTCCAAGAAGGCATCACCCAAATCGAAGAAACGGTCTGGTTTGTATTCGGCTTCTTTCGAGAATTTCTTCTTGATTGCCGAAAAATCTGTTTTTTTAATACCTGCCATTGTTTTGTTTTTAAAAATGGGGTGGATATTTCACCACCCCTTAAATTATTTAGAACGGTAAATCGTCATTTGATTCTTCCTCATCTTGTGGGTCAGTATAAGTTACTGACGGAGTAGATGGTGTGGACGGAGTAGATGTTCCGATAGTTGCTTCACCTGTTGAGTTTGAAACGAATTTCTTTGCTTCACTATCCCAACGTGGAACTTCACCTCTTGCTACCATTTCAAGATAATCTTCACCTTTTTTAGAATAAACATCAGCCCAAGTTAATTCATCATTTGTCCATTGTTGAGCAATTGATGGGTCTGTGTGTAGTGGAGATGGGTCATCAGGGATTACTGAACTGATTGTTGTGTATTCTTTACCATTACCCGCCTTAGTTAGAGATAATGTAAGAATTAAGTCACGACCTTTTTCGACATCTGTAACATCACCTTTGGTTCTGAAAATTGGGTGGATTTTATCCAATACCCCATCAGCCTTTGTGTTGTGTTTAAATCTCCAAAATTTTGGTCCGTCTTGTTCGTTATCACGGTCGATAACTTTAACGATGTAGAAACCACGAGAACGATAGCTTCTTGCTAAGTCTCTGTCTTCTTGTACACCTGTCATCATTAAACTTTCATAAACTTCATTTAATGGTGAACGTTTACCCTCTTGTGCCGGGTCATACAATTTAGTCCATTGTCCGTCAACCTGAATTTCGTGAAATTTAACAGGTACGAATGGAGTTCCACCATCTGCAGGTGGTAAAATACGAATACGTTTTTCCACACTTCTTACACCTTTTGGTAAGATTGTTGTGAAATACTTCTTCATTCTATCCTCTTGGGATACTTTGTTTGCACTGCCGCTTGCGGCGTTTTTGGTCTTCTCATACTGAGCAAGTACCGAATCTAATACTGACATAATAATTGGGTTTTAATTAAAATAATAAATTATCTATACTTAAAGTATAAACAAAAAAAGCCGGATTGTCAAACCCGGCTTTAAAAATTTTCAGGAAATTTTATTCCAACGTTAAGAGATACGATAATTTGTTTACGTCCGCTAAAATCTCGTCTTTTATGTTTAATAAATCTGTGTCTTTTTCTTGTGACAAACCATTCGCAATTCCAATGATATTAGATTTTAAAGACTTTAAAAATACAGTTAAATCTAATTCAGACAAATTCTGTAAATTAAGTGTTCTTTCATTTTCACTTAATGTGAATCTACCATACTTACCCATTGCGACTTCAACAAATGAATCTATCTTTTCATCCATAGATGAATATATGTCTCCAAATGCAATATGTCTAGAATATCCTTTGGTTTGCCAATGTAATATTTTAAATTGTATCTGTGCTTCTAATAAAAATTGAACGTTAGTACTGAGGTTCATTATCGTCTTGGTCTGGGTTGAATGATTTCATTATTTGTTCTTTACCGTAACTTTCAACTTCATCCTTAGTTAAAACATATTCATTTTTACCTGTTTGTCTCATTTCTTCTTGTTTTTGACTAAAGAAGTCTTGTGGGTGTTGATTGAATGGATATGAGTCTAATGAACGCATTTCCAATTTCTCCTGTGGAGTTTTTGGTTTAACTTGTTCAATTCTACTACCTAACTCATCAATCTTAGACATCACAGAATCCATTTGAGCCAACTTTTGTTCTAAATCAGATAACTTACTGAATACACCATCCATTTTTTGGATAACGTCATTGTTATTATCTTTAGTACTATCTAATTGGTTTTTGATATTTTTAGTCATATTAACTAAATCAGTAATATCAATCTCTTCTGTACCCCCCGCAGCATCTGCCGCAGGTGCTCCTCCCGCTGGAGGTGCTGCTGCATCTACAGGTGCACCTTCTGCTGGTGGAGCTGCTAATGGGTCAGCCGGCGCTCCTTCAACAGGAGGTGCCGCCGCTAATGGGTCTGCTGGTGGAATTGCAGGAACTGCAGTATCCGCACCCATATCTTGTTCCAAAATCATTGTCTGTGTGTATTTGTTAATCGCTCTGTGACGATTTAACTCTTCCATTAATTTTTGTTCTAACATAATATTAGTCTTGTAATAATTGTCTACCGTCTTCGGTAATATATTTTTTATTGATTCTTTCAACGATTCCGTCTTTTGACCTTATGATGTAGCACTCACCAGTCACTAAATCACACTCTTCTCTTTCCATACCATCTTGAGATGTTCCCTTGACAGTTTTTGGGTTTAAGAATTGGTCCACCGAGTTTTTTATTTTTGAATTTTCCATATCTTTTTATATAAATATCAAGAAATTTTTAAATTTTATTTTATTAATCGGAAATAAACAACATCTCCCTCAAATAATCCGAGTTCGTCCATTAATGCTTTAGACATTCCTATACCATATGGTATTCCAGCCGCAGGTCCTGTATTAACCGGACCGATAAATCTTCTTGTGGTGTAATCATAACTATATCCTAATGTCACTTTTTTATTGACTTTAGGGTCAGGATTAAAGAATTCAGTTTTTGGACTACCTTCTAAAATATTATTAGGTGTTACTGTGTTATCAAACAAGAATTTAGTTGAGTAGAATTTATCTTTATCTGAATTAGGACTAAGTTCTGACCACTTAACAACACTACTTGTTTTAGTGTTTCCTGACATAAATTCATATCTACTTACAAATCCCATATCTATGTCGTTATTAATAGGATAGTTTTTACCTCCCATTATTGTAACGTTAGCTCTCAACCACTCTTCATCGTTAAACTTAACTAACTGAACGTACTTCTCATTTTTAAATCCATTGTACGATATACCATAAGGTGTTGATGATGCATTCTCAATGATTTTCTCACCACTAACCGTTTTAGTACCTGGGTCATAAACATATGTGTTACCCTTATTATCTTGTACGACCTTTTCGTTATTTGTTTTCTTTGCAAGTTTTTGATTTTCATCCTTAACCTTTGCAACCGCCTTAGATACCATCTTATCAAACAACGCACGATAACTCGCCATAAATGAATCTTTAGGGTCAGGTAATGATGTAATTGGTATTCTCGTACCTTTGAATGTTGTTTGAATGTTGTTATTTGAAATACTGTGGTTTACTTCCTGAATCCAATAGGTTCCTCTAAACAATGGTATGTTCTTAAGATAGAAATACATTGTAGGTTGAATCATAACGTTACCCATCATTGTAACATCGCAAGTATAGGATTGTGACCTATAAATGTCAAATAATCCAATATCAATTTGTGCAGTACTTGAACCTGTTTCACTAGCCCCCAATCTTTCTAACACCGCAAACGATTCCGAAGTGTTTTTAACCGATGATTGATTTAATTCAAGACCCTTAAAAATACTTTGGTTTTGGTCACCGAAACTAACCTCAAACGCTACCGCTTTATTAGATTTAAAGAAATCTATAGTATTAAACACCTCAGGTGCTATTAATACAGGATTGTTGTTTGGTTGTTGGATGTTAAAACTATCATCCTTAAACATCATCTTTTTGTTTACCTCACTCATTTCCAAATACTTGGAGGTTGGTCCTGTGTATTGTAATATGATTTTAGGTGATGAATCTTGGTAATCCACTTCCAAGAATGTTCCAAATATATTTTTAGCAACCGTTTTTGATGGTGTTATCTTTGATTTGTTATTATAATTTGTTCCATAGAAATTGATATAAGCAGGCATCGCTCTCATATCAAATCCCGTTCTTGAGATAAGATTTGAAATTGTACCGTATAGGTTTTGTTTTTTAGAATTTCTCTGTTCACCAATTTCTATTAATTTTTTAATATCAATATAAACAGAATCACCAATGTCTACATTTGCCTTATCTAAAAATAAGAACTCCTCTAATAAGTTTCTTTGGCCGATAGAGTTACCCGCAATCCACTTATCATTAAATGATTTAAAGAAATTATATAATTCCAATTTGATTATATCGTCATTATATCCTCTATCTATCTTTAATCTTCGTTCAACATTATCCGCTTTCAGAGTACTGAATCTACCTATTAATACTTTTAAGAATAACGCAAGTCTATTTGCTTGTCCTCCAACCTTAGAAAATGCATCACTATCTTTTAATATGATGTTGTCTCTTAAGTAGGTTATAAAAGTTGCTTTACTAATTCCATACCCTGCCTTTCTAAAACCTGCGTAGATGTAAATTAGGAATCTAAATCTCTTAATGTTTTCTTCGTTAAGTTCGACATTATTATATCTAAAGAAATCTTCATAATAGTTATCCATATCTTCTCCAAGATATAGTTTAATATAGTTCTGTGTTTCAGTATCAATTTGTCCTGAATCAAACGCAATTCCCGTTGAGAACCTTTCTACGTTCGCTTGTGCGAAACCGCCCAATACGTGTGCATTAATTTCTTTAGGGTTTGATAAACTTAACTTAACCAAATTATCGTTACTTAATATATCATTGGTTATTTGATAGAGTTTTTCTTTTTGTCTCCAATAAGCATTCAGCATAAATTCATTCATACCAGGAGCGTTGTCAATATTGTCTGTTGAATACTTTGGTATTGAAACTATCTCTTTAAGTATTTTTTTAAATGTGTTGTACTTGAATTTATATTTTGACTGAGGTACTTCTTCGTTTAATGTGTCTGATGCAAACTCAATGAACATATCTTCAAAGACATCTAATATTTCAGGTTTGAATGTTGCAATTAAATCAACAATTTTTCTATTGTTCGCTGAAATGGATGGTAACGAATTATTCTTTACCATATATTGACTTGGTGGGTTAAAAGTTTCTCCACTGTAAAGTGGTGATTGATTACCCATATAAATTTGGTCATAGTTTGACCAATAGGTTTTAAAATTATCTTGTTCGTTTCTACTAAATCCTGTTAGATTTGAATAGACGTGTCCTGAACCTGGTAATAATGTATATCTTTGGTCTTTAGAATCGTACTTTGAGTTATCAATCATAACACTCCAATTCCAAGCTCCGTCGCCACCAATTTTGTAAATTGGTTTTATAACACCTTTATTAACCATTTCAGTATACATCGTATTACCCGTTGCGATAAATGGATTATAGAAAGTATAATCATTAACTATTTGATGAAATATCGAATGATAGTATGGATAAAAACCAAAGTCTTTCGGGTTTACTCCTCTAATAACGTTAAAACTAGCTGTGTTTCCCGATGTACTTCCTGTGAATGGTACGGAGTATGTTCTGTTTTGATTTAAATCGTAAAACAAATTAGTGTCAATTGGTTCAGTTATACCTGATAAAATATCCACACCTTCTAATATGTGTTTTTTATATCTATGATATAACGCACCCCACTTTAATATTAAATGATATGGTACATAATGAGTAGCTCCAATCTCTCTAAACATTGAAGACATTAAAACTCCTTCATCATTTGTGTTTATAACCGCTTGTAATCCAATGTTTAAATTATCTTTTAATGGATGTGCTAAGTCTTTAAAGTTTAATTGATTTAAGAGTAAGTAAGCAGAACCAGCATATCTTCCTTTTGATGTTCTATTTTGATAATCATTGTATAGTTGTTTATGAAAATACGGAGTATTAATCATCATCCTATAATCCGTGGTAGGTGCGTTTTGATAATCTACTGTATCAAAAAAGATATAATTATTAAATAAGTTTCTACCTGTTTTAGTGTTTCTTGATGTACTTCCTGATACATCAACAACATATTCCACAGGGTCAGACCATACCCACATTTCAGGTTCAATTGATGAAGAAATAAAATCTTCAACAGTATTTAACCTAACCATACCTTTAAGGTGTATTTGGTTTTTAGTAAATCCTGAAGATAATAAACTGTAACTATATTCAGTTGAATTAAAAGGGTATATGTTTACTCTATACTCCTCACCAACATAGTTAATTAAGTTTTGTGCTAAGTTTGGATAATATCTATTGTTATCCAAAGATTTATTTTTAGGTACGTATTTTTCAACTTTAAAATCCGCTTCCAAAGACTCCCTAATATACGGTATAGTTGGGAGTTGGTCTTCGTAATATGGATATCTTTCATAGGCCGAAAATCCTAACATATATTTCTTTAAATCTTCAGGATTTTTAACCGATGTTTTTAAAATTTCAATAATATCAAAATCTTCAGCAATTCTATTTTTAAGATTATCAAATTCTAACAATGCCAATTCTTGTATTGTATTGTTACTAAATGAATCTATAGTTGTAATATATGTTGCTCTTTCCCATATTTCATATAGTATAGAAGCAATTGATTTATCTTCGTATGGAATCGCATTGTTTAAATGTGTTAACATACTGATATCTCTTCTTTGTAATGATTCAGAATCGTTGTTTGTTATATAGTCAATTAAATCAGGACCATTTTCGTTTGAGTCATTACTCTCAACTTTTTTGGTGGATACTGCGTGATAGTTTTCGACAAAATCAACTTCAGGCCACAATTTCTTATCATAACTCTGTAGTTTTTTTGACATTTCAAAAGAACCGGGGTAAACTAAAACATTTTGTTTTTTACCCGTTGCAGGTTTTTTAACTTCAGGCCAAGGATATATTGATTCACCAACACTATCTGTTGATACTGAGTTAAGAATATCTTTTCTTTGTTCTGAAACTTGAAACGCTTTATAATGTGTATCTTTTAATAATCTAATATATGTGTCAGCACTTGCAAGAATTAAACCCACGACATTACGAATCGTTGGTTCAAATCCAATTCCGATATCTCTTCTTTTGATGATATCGTTCATTTTTTTCTCGATTAGTTGTTCTAATTTGTTTCTTTCTTCAATGTAGTCTTTCTGAATTGTATACAATGTCTGTAACATTCCATTTATGTCAACACCAATTTTGGAATCTATCTTGTAAAAGTTTTTAATATTCAATAACGCATTTCCTGAGATTGTTCTTGTACTAATAGTTTTATCTTTTAATAATTTTACATCTCTATTTTTACCAAACGCTTGGTTATTGTCCATAGCTTGTACGTTAGTTTTGATTAATAACTCTAACGTACCGGGTGTTGACCCCGTAAGCATCGCTAATGAAGTTGCAGGTTTACTTTTCTCTAATAATACGTTCCATTCTATTTCTTCATTTGGTTCTTTTCTAAAAAATTCAGCGCTTAAGTTTCTTGATTTCCAAGATAATAGAGCCTTTTCAAAGTTTTTTAAAACGTTATCAAACTCACGAATACCATTTAATACTTTTGGGTCTGCAGTTTTTGAAAATATTTCTTCTTCCAAAATACTTTCTAATCTTTGTGCAATTTTAATAACTTCCCTTAATGTTTTATCGGGGAAGGTTTTTGGTAGTAGTCCTTTTTGTCTATACTCAGCATAAACGGATTTTAAAACTGTTAAGCCTCTACTTGTTTTTCTAACTACCTTATCATATTTTTTTGTTTTCTCATTAAACTTACCATCTCTAATACTTTCAATTGGGTACATATATGGTGCTTCCATTATACCATCCAACGGAATATCATTTAGATATGCATATGTTGAACCAACAAACGTCGTTTCTATTTCAAAGTTACCATTTGTTGAGTTGAATCGTGAATTGAACTTAACTAAGTGAAGTCTGTATCTTATCGCCTTTCCATAATAACCTTTTATGGTTAAGTAAAAAATCGGCCAAGGTAAATGGAAAAATGCTTTATATGGTGAATTTTCAGGAGACTCAAAAAGTGTCTTACCTCTAACATCCACAAATTTAATATTGACTTGTGGTATTACGTTGACACCCTGTATTTGTACGTTAATACTTTCAATACCAAAACTTTGAGCGGTACTATCAAATTGATAAAAGTCACCTGTTGGTATTTTATTTCCGTCCTTATCTTTTTTTGTTTTTTGGTCATATTCAGTATATGCGTCGGTCCACTTTGAATCAAAGTCTCTTCCTTCCGCATTTCTCATTAAATTGAAAGTACCCTTTGCAATTGATGTTAATGTACTTGCTTCATTACCTGTTACCAAAGTTGTTCTTGGAATTAGGTCCGCCTCAAGATTTACATACATTACGAGTTCTTCTGGTTTACTTTCTCTTGATAAGACTTGACCATCGGACACAACGCTATTAGGGTCGATGTACATTAAATTGTTTTGGTCGACCTTAACTAATATATCGTTTGTGTTTCCTTTTTTACTCGCCATAATATAACTTATACAATTCTACTCCTCTTTTATAGTCTTGTAAAGTCGTTACTAATGGAAATGGAACTCTAATAACAAAATTATCTTGAATTTCAAATTCAACACTACCAGCCATTGGGTTAGCTAACATAATTAACCAACCAAAATATGGTGTTCCGTAATATTCCTGTGACGCTTTATCAAGTCTATCTTTACCTTTTTTATATTGAAAATACTTGTCAGTAGACTTAATTGGTATTTCAATGCCTGGCATTATTTTAAAACTACCGTCATCTATAAAATATTGGTATCTATCAAAATATTGATTACTCATTTTTTCTTTTTATAGTAGTTTAATTTATCTCCTAACCTAACATCTGCAGAATGTAGTTTTATTAAGTTGGTTTTAGTTTCTCCTGACAAAACAAAGTCCTCATTTACAACTTGAAATTCAACTTTGTTAGTGTTTTTAGGTTCAGGATATTTTCCAACTTTAACGTTAATCGCTTTTGGTTCTACAAAAAATTTGGTTAATTTTTTATCAATAGTCTTAATTACCCCATCATTAAAATTTACGGAATCTTTTTTGGTTAGTGTATCTAAAAGAACTTGTTTTTTACTATAAAGTAATAAACTAACAAACTCTTTAAAATTATCGTCGGATATTGTCATTTCTTTATCAAATGTTAATGTAGTATCAATATCTACTAACATTTTTGGTTCATTTTTCTCAATAAATTCTACACAATTTGAATAACTACTGTAGATTTTATTTTTAGTGAATCCTGTTGAAGACGCGTAATCAAATGTTGCTCCTGAAAAAACATTACTATCTGAGACTTTACCGTCGTGGGTTGTATCTATAACAAAATTAAGTTTGTCTAAATTCGCAATTAAATCATTTCTTTTAGTTTCAAGTTCAATCGCCGTTTTATCGTCGGCGGCCTCTTTTAATATTTTAGTTAATTCATCCGCAACTATTGGTTTTAAATAAGTTTCAGTATAATCTGTTAATGGTTTATTTAAAACGTCATTTAAACCAAACATTGTAGTAATATTTGTTGCTGATAATTTATTACTCATTTTAACTCTAAATGCTGTTAATATATAACTCGTATATTTGTTCACACTTTTTTGTTGTCCAAATAATTGTACATTTAAATCAGTAACATTATTACTATTGTCAACCTTTTTAATTGTAAAATCTTTTACCTCCCTATAAACAGGTGAGAAAAATGTACTAGCGATTTTACTTCCGTATTTTTTTGTGATATTACTTATAGCTTGAATATATGAGGTGTAATAATTTGTTGTTCCACCATAAACATTTTTTATCAACTTGTCATAATTCAATACCTTACCTGTTAAATCACCAAGATATTGACCTCTTGAAACGTTATTTGGACTTTCAGGATTAGGTGTTGGAATTAAGTTGGTTGGTACAGGGGTTTTAAGTCCTGACAATTTTTCAAGTTCTTGTTTATTAAATTTAGTTCTGTCTTCAGTCGCAGTTGCTCTATAATCATATACTTCGGTATTTGCATAGAAGTTTGATGATAACGCATTCTGTAATCTTTCAACAGGTCTTTCCATTCCGTGACCACCGATAAAACTAACTTGCATTGTTACATCTGCAATCATCGGTTGTATACCAATACCTTCAGGGTTTAAGTCCCAAGGTGAATTATCAAATTGAATGTTTACATCTCTAATAATAACTTTAGAGTGATAAAAATCTCCAACTCTCATAATACAAATTGGTGGTGGTCCAAACGTAGTATTTCTAGCCGGTAAGTCCGTCTCATCATTAATACCTTTAATTGGTATTGTGTCACCAGGTCTAATACATTGTTGTAAGAAAGTTAAACGTGTATTCAATCCTTCAGGTGTTGTTGAGTGAAACGCCGGATGGAAGTACTTTAACTTCTCTTTTAATGAACTAAACGCAACAGGTGATGTTTCTTCTAATTGTTTGAAGTAATAACACTCACCCAAAGTCTTCATTATAATTCTCTTTAATTCGTCAAGTGGTGGTTTTTCTCTCTTACCTTGTTCTTGAACAGGAATAACATTTACCGGTGGTACATTAGGTGGTGGAGTCGGTACAGGTGGTGGGGTAGGTACAGGTGCAGGATTATCTGCAGGTTTTGTTTTATATGAAATACCTACAGTTGTTTCTCTACAATAAAATGTAACAGGTGCTGTTCTTTGTAAGTCTTTGTTACTTTTAATTTCTTGATTGTGACAATCAATGTTTTTATCACCTGAAATTGTCGTTTTAAATTGTTCACCTTTATTTGAAACGAAATTAAATTTTAATTCACCATCATAATCATAACCCAAATCTCTGAATTTAATTGCAGGAATTTCATCTACTATTTCTTTATCTTTTTCGTTTGGTGTTTTTCCCCATTTTACACTTGATGTATCATATTTTGAACCTTCACCTTTTATATTTTCAAGTATGTCTTTTATGATACTTGAACTTCTTCTATATGAAAGTTTTAAATTGTATGTGTTATCGGCAAGAAATGATGTTGTCGATTGAAGTGATAATTTGATTTCTTGAATTTTTTTATCTTTCAATAAACCCTTAATATCACTTAATGTTTTTGTGTATCCACTATATGTTGATGTTAATGTATCAAACGCTTTGTTTATTTCACTAACGGTTTTACCTGTTAATTCAGCAATCTTAGCATCAGTCGGTCTTACTTTGGTTTCTTCATTATAAAGAATTTTATAATCGTTTTGACTTTTAGGTCCCCAAGCGTGACTAGGGTTAAATAATGCATCATCACCGGTTAATAATCCCTGTTCTAATTCTTCCAAATACGCACTTCTTTGATAAAGTTCATATTCTTCTTTAAATCTTTTACCTTGTAATTCTCCCGAATCTTTTTTAGGATAGTCATTTTTAAAATAAAGAATAAACTTTTTATTTACGGGACCGCCCGCATCATTATTTTCTGAACTATCACTTTTAGTTGGTGTAGAACCTGGAACATCAGGAACATTTAAATCTTTAACAGGGTCAATTACTGTTCTTACTTTTTCAATAATTTTTGGGTCATTTGAAAATGAAAGATACCTTTGAATGTTTTCGATATCACTTTGGTCTAATGTTGTATATTTTCTAATTAAAGAATAAAAATCTAAATCTTCACATCCCGCAAAAAATGCATTAATATAATTGTCAGCCTCTTCATCTGACATACCTTTAAAATGTTCTCTAACTAATAAGTTCAAAATACTTGGGTGGTCGACTACTATTTTAAAAGAGACACTACCATTTCTTGTTGTATTTTGATAAGTAAAAATTGGTTCGGGTCTACCAAGGAAAGTATTTTCCTCCCATCTAGCTGCGTTTTGTTCACTCACCTTTAAATCGTAAGGTGGGAACCACATAACACGTCCACCATTGTTACCTCTTTCACAATAAGGTAAATCGTTATATGTAAAACCTGGTATGTTAGATGTTTTCCAAGCTAAGTTCTCAATTGAGAACATATATTTCTTAGCGTAGAATCCTCCATTACCTTTTACAATATTTGTTGACCCATCAAATGATGATTTACCATCCGAATTTGGATATATGTTTAAATTGTAAGGTGTTGACATTACAGATGAATCGTACTTTCTAATAAGACCTGTTCTTTTCATCGTGTCAGAATAATTCAAGTGTGACCTATCTTTGGTCCATACTCTACAATATTCAACACCACTTTCTTCTCCTGAGTACATATTAACGTACTTAACATTAGAACCTCTCGACATAACGGTATTACCATCTCTAAAGACTCTACTTGTTTGGTCAATTACATTTGCAACGTGTGACCTTTGTTCTATACCATTAAATGGTAATGTGTTAAGTAAATCTTGTGTTACACCTAATATTGAATCATCTCTAAATCTAAAGTTTGTTGATAATGTTCCCGCGTATTGTGATTGTTCTGACGCAAATTCTTTGTTGTGTTCACCAATCTTATTAGTTGATTTTTGACTAATCCAAGTCAGTTTACCACCAATCGGTCCACCTTCAGTAATATTTCTTTTTCTTTGAAATAACCCCGCTTGGATTGGGTCAAACATTGATGACAAATAAAAATTACTTCTTACGGGTCTATCATTAAAATCATTCATTGCAAATTTGACATCGTTACCTCTGTCATCTCCAATGTATGCTCTACCTTTTGGTGCTTCAACACCTAAAAGATTTTTAACACCTGAAGCTATTTTATCAACAAAAGAAAATATTTTTGATGATTGTTGGGACCTTGCGGTTGTTGTATAGTTAGGTGCGTATGTTGAATATGATAATAAATCATATAATCTTTGTCTTTGACCTTCACCCATATATTCAATGAATAAGTCTGAAGGTTTTCTTGATGCCTTTGGTCTTCTTTGTATACCAATTAAAGAACCTATAGCACCTGTAACATCCTGAAGTATAGCCTGAGCTTCGTTTTGTGCAACAGGTCTAACATTTACAGGATTTCTTGGGTTTGTTAAATAATCACCAGGAACCTCGCTCCAAGGAAATTCAACACCTGAAACTGTTTGTAAAAAATCAATTGCTTTACCGGGTAAGGTTTTTGCAACTGTTATTTTATTATTGAATTCAACTAATGGTTCTCTACCTGTAACAATATTAATTGCAGTTGTTGTGTTACCTTGTAACGCATCAATTAATCTAACTCTACCAACAGTTGCCGCGTATAAATTTTGTTGTATTCTCGCAAATACAGGACCATTAGGATTGTTTTTAATATTATTTGCTGCAAACTTAAATAACTCAGATTCAGTATCGTAGTTACTTGTTGACATTATTCCAATAATGTTATAATCTTGACCTCCTCTAAAATATGGGTATAAAGCCAAGTTAGCTCTTCTTGGAATATTATCTAAAGTTTCTCTAACGAAATACTCTAAAGGTTTGAAAATATTTAAATTTTGAGTGTTATCTAAACTGATTGTTCTTTCCGCTTCAACATCCCCTAAATTAGGAACAGGTGAGTCACTTAGATTCTGAATCGTATATGAACCAGCATTAAAGGTTTGTGGACCATTTGGAACAGATAAATTCTTACCTAATATGTAATCCCTAAATCTTTTAGTTGAATCAAAATCTACGTAGCTTGGCATTATGTTTTTCTTTACCTATAAATAGGTGTTATATTAAAAATTTATTGGGGTACCGAGGTGTAAGAATCCCAAGAATCAAAAAACTTACCAGCCATATCAGGATTTTTCATAATGAGTCTTGTAAATTCATCTCCACTAACATCAGTAGTAACTTTAAGATTTACATTTTTTTGTCCTGATTGATTGTTCGATGTTTGTGTTTTAGCCTTTTCAGCTTCTGCTTTAGCTTTCTCCGCTTCAGCAACTGCAACAGGTTTTTGTGGTTCAGTTTGACTTTGTGCTTTCTTTCTACCTTCAACATTTGTAACATCATTAATAGTACTTGTAACTGCGTTACCTAAACTATTAATTCCTTCAGCCGCGGCCTTACTCGCTTCTTTTGATTTTTTTGCAACCTCCATTGGGTCGAAACCTAACGCGTCAACCACTGCTTTACCACTCTTTCCCATTTGGAGTCTTGCGGCTGCCGCGATAAAGTTTACATCTCTATTGATATTTTCAACCAATCCAACTTGTTGTGTTGCGATGTCTTCCATTGACATCTTTTTAAATTGTTCTCTATATGTTAATAATGTTTCTTTTTGTTTTTCCGATAGTGATTCCAACGCTACAGTTGTTCCGCCCATTGCTTCTTGTAAGTTTTTCGGAACCTCAATAACCATCTTACCATCTTTCATTTGAGCAAGATTGGTTAAGAACTCTTTATCTTCATCATTATTAAATGTTAAACCAGCCGCCATTAAATCCGCAGCTGCTGATGACCTTTGAGCCGCTTGTACTGAAAGTTTTGTTAATTCTGAATATGAAATACCCAACTCTTTAGCCATCGCTTGTGCTTTTCTTAAGTTAGCACCTGTTACTTCAAATCTTCCTTGTTCACTATTATATGTTGCTAACGATTCTGCAGCACCGATTAATGCGTCTTGTAAATCTTCAACGTTATTTGTTGAATCATACATCATTTTAATTGGGTCACTGAAACTACCCATTGCACCACCAATAGCTTGAAGACCCGCAGCCATTGATAATGCGTTTTCAGGGTCCATAACTTTTTCCGCAAGTGTATAAACACTTTGCATATCCATCTTTAACTGTTGTGCTTTTTGAACCATACTATTAAGTCCTTGAACACCGTTTTTAAATCCGAATTGATTTAATTTGTCAATATTCTGAACTAAAGTTGCTGTAGTTGTTTTTGAATTTAAACCGAGTTCTAATGAACCTTTACCGGCTTGTGCAATTGCTTTCATCGCATCATTCGCACCTAATGAAACATCTTGAAACGCTTTCACTGCGTCAGCGGTGTCGTCTAATCTATTAAAAAAGACTCTACCCGTTTCAGTCATACTATTAATAGTCTCGCTATTAACAAGTCTAAATGTTCCGGCGTTATCAATTAGTCGAACCATTGTTTGTTCTAATTCACTAAATGAATACCCCAATCTAACTGCATTTGGATATGCGTCCGTAATCTCACCTCTGAAATCTTCAGAAAGTTGATTAGTCATACCAAGTTTGGTATTAATTTCAGAATGTAAAGATGATTGTTGTTCTAATACGGTATAAATCGAATTTTGAATACCCTTACCGACATTTTCTACCATTTGACTAAAGGTATTCAACTTACCGGTAGATTTATCAATGGCAACCTCGTATAGACCTTTTATACCAATGTTTTCACCTGCAGTTTGTTGTGAGTTTTTTAAACTTGCAGCATCAATCATACTACCAATCATTTGACCCGTATTGTCCATACCTGAACCTGTAGGGGTTGTAGTATCTGCGGATTTGGGATTTGAGGTATCATATAATCGACCAATATCAGATTCAGATGCAGTATCATCAATGGCTCTATACGCCTTAATGAAACCACTTCTGTCTCCTTTGTACCTATTAAGTAAATTGTTTAAATCTTTTGCGGTTACACTAGCCATTTATGTATAAATCTTTCTATATAAATAGATTAATTACTAGATTCCATTTCGAGGATGTAATTAATATAATATCTTCGAACATAAACTGGCATTGAGATTAAATCAGAGTAAGAAAACCCTCGTTTAACTAAAAATAAAATCTCGTCTAATTGTCCTTTCTTATAATCCGTAGAAAGGGCGAAAAAACTCCACCCCGAAGCCGATTTCAACTTCGACTGTCTCTCCTGACGGGGTTGTAATATGTTGTACTAAATCTAAACTTGGTTTATTTTCTAAAATGTATTTACGGAAATCTTGAGAATCTTTGATTGGCATTCTCTCAATAAAATTTCTAATTTGTAATTGGTCTTTAATTCCACCAACAGACTTAATCATCATTTCTAATTGTCTTGTTATAATCGGTGCAACTCCTAAACCATTCCAACTATCTTTAATTTTATCAATATCCTCTTGTTGTTTTTGGGTTAAGAATTTAAATGTAATATCTGTTTTACTTTTTTCTAAATAAAACTTAAATTCACCATTACTATCTTCCTCTAATTTAAAGTCTCTTAGTTTAACTTGTGATAAATCAGCAATGTGACTAAATCTTTCTCCTGTTTTAGGGTCAGTTACTACCATCTTATAGTCAGAACCAAACGCTGTGTTTCTTAAAAACAAAAGAATTGCTTGTCTGTCTTCTTCAACTAAATCATCAGTTGAGATGTCTTTATCTAAGACTTTTCTTTTTAGTAGTTCATTAACAACACCATTAGATTGTACTAAATTTGGTGATGCTAAAATATTTTCATCAGCCGCAGTTAGATATGCAATTCTTAATGATTTTTTCTTTGTTGAATAGTGAATACCTCTACTAGGTAACTCAACAACGTCGTACGCAATCGTGGGGTCAACTTTAAATTCTTCCATACCATAAATTTATACTATAAGTATAAAAAAGTAAAGTTTATATGAAAAAAATAAAGGTCCCTTTTGAGGACCTTTAAGACAGATTTTATGTTTATTAAAATATTAGTATACAAGGATACATCTATCCATTCTCAATGTTGCACTGATATCAGCTAACGCATCTTGGCTATAATCCAATGTACCAAAATCCAAACCTGATAAGAATGTACCTTGAAGAATCCATTTTTCAACCACAACACCTGTTGGGTCTAACATTTCAAGTTCAATATCTTTTTTATATCCAGCAGCATATCCCATACGACCTGTTACAGATTCTGCGTGTAAACGGAACCACTCCATTAATGCTTGTGCAGCTGATGGACCAATTGGGTCTTTAAATTTAACTGAAATTGATTCCCACTTAAATCTACCTGCAACATATGTTGAAGTATTCAAAAAAGGAATTTCTGTTTCAGCGATAGTTGCTTTAGGTCTCGAAGCCGATGTTACGTACCATTCGTTGATACCCAATGAAGATGGGAATCTTAGGATAAATCGGTTCTGTCTTTTCGGTTCGTAAGGAACCGGCATTTTCATTAATAAATCTGCCATTGTCTATTTGTTAAGTTTTAAATTATTACTTTCCTATAAATATGTGCTATTTGGAAAATAGTTTTTTTTCGTTTATTTATTGTGAGAAGCTTGATTTTCTCATTTTTTTTCTTTATTTTTTCTCTAGGCTCCAGTATAACAATAGAATACACCAGAATAATAACTAGATTAATTAATAATATTTAATAAATACTAGTATATCTGGTTCCAGAATACTGGGTAAATTATAAAAATATTAGTTTTATAAAATTTGGTTCCCCGTGGAACGTTTTCAATTCCACCATAATGGTGTCCATATAAAAAAAGGGGTCCTTTCGGAACCCCTTCTTTATTTTATCTCCTTTTAGATTAGATATTCTCAAATGACGCTCCTGTTGGAGTAATGATGAATTCTACATCAATAAATTCAAGAGAACGAGTTGGTTTGATGTAAATCTTACCTCTCAATGTGTTAGCATCGATGTCCTCAGGGTCACTAGATACTGTTACACGGAAGTCGTAAAGACCTCTTTCTTTCTTTATTGATTCAAGAATTGGGTTAACCAATCTCAAGAATTCTTGTCTTACTTGTTCATCGTTTTGTTCAAACAATAATCTAACAGCAACTGCAGAAATTAATTTTCTAGCTCTTAACAATAATCTTCTTACGTTGATTCTATCAAGTGCTGATTCTCTCACTTGTAACGTTTTGTTACCCCAAATAATAGTACCTGTATCAGAGAATGTTGCGATTGGGTTGATTCTTGCCTTGTAAAGTGAATCTCTTTCGTCAAGAGTTAACTTTTTAAATGCTTTGATTGAATTAACCAAACCTCTTGAATAACCTGCTACCGCGAACCAAGGATAAGATACGTTATCTGTCAACGCAATGTTTCTTACAACTTCACCTGTTGGTGGTAAGTACAATTGAGTTGAGTTATCGTTATCTCTAACTTGAATCCAAGGCCAATATGTTGCAGAATAGTTACTATCCAAATTAGCCCCGTCTAATACTTCAGTAATCTCATCAGCAGTTGACACATTTGGTGAGTTAATGATGTAAAGTGAATCCGCTCTATCATTCTCAATAATATCAATTGTTTGAGTTACTAATGAATTGTGGTCATCAAAGTTAATACCCGGTGTTGCAAATATGTTAATATCCACAGCTTCAGGGTTTGAATAAGTTTCAATACCCTTTAAGTATGCATAGTAATCAGAGTTACCTACTGTTGTACTGAATACACCACTGTTAGTTGTGTGTCCTGATACATAAGTTCTTTTACCAAAAACATATCCATCACCATTTGTTCTACTACTTCTATAGATATCCCAACCATCAAATCCACCACATACCGCAAATGTGAATTTACGGAATGATATAGTGTCTAATTTTCCTTTATTAGAACCTTCTAAGTCGTAAGGTGTACAATCGAAAGCTTTACCTGTAATAGTATTACCTGTGATTGCAGATGCATTTGTTGACAAGTGGAAACCTACGGTTACCGCGTCAGGGGCAACACCTTTATATTTTAATAAATCACTATCAAATCCAATTTGAGATGAAAGACCTAAAGAAACTTTCTTTGGTTTATCACCTTGAGCTGATAATGTTGGTTCACCTGTTAATGAGAAAGAACCTGTTTCGTCACCCGCTTCAAAGAATTGTGTTTTATATTTTACGGCACCTAACACAGATGTTGAAGATGCTAAGTTGTCAGCAACGAATCCTTTGAAACCTGCAGGAATTGCATCTTCAGGATGTTCGTCAGCCATAACTAACATAATATATTTTGAACGTAATTCGTATTCACCGTCTTGAGTACCTACTTTTCTTCCAACATAACCTGGTAATGATGAATCCATAGTACATCTTGTAAATTTCTCCAAAACAACCATATTGTCATCACTATCATTAAAGTCACGAACAAGTATGTCAAACTCACCGGTATCTAAGTCGATATTAAGAAGAGTGATTTTTACTTGGTAGTTTGCGGCGTTACCGTCAGAAACTGTAAACACTTGGAAAAGGTCAGAAACTTTACCACCTCGTACTTCAGAAACTACCATTGGTGAAGCTGGAGTATCCCACTCACCAACGAAATCGTTACCAACTGTATGATAAACTTCATCTAAACTTAGACCAAGAATTAAACCTTGTTCATATAATGTTTTAATTAAAGTTGGATAAACTTCGTGTACATAAACAGGAATTTCATCACGTTTTTTGTCAAATACATCTAAACCAATTACTTTGGTGATGTATTTTGATGATGTAGTATCTAAAGAACAAGTAAACTCTTTTACACCACTTGTAGAACCTGTTACATTAATTGTAAATTCTCCTAATGGATTAGTAGTTAACGTGTCAGAACTAATTACAAACGCGGAGTTTGAAGTTACTTCTAAACCTAAAGATTCTAATGTATAACCACCTCTTGGTCTTAATGCTGCTACAGTGATATCACCATAATCATTACTTGTTGTACCTGTGTAATTGTATCTTGTAACTACGAAAGTTGAACTTGCTCCTGAATAGTGGAACAAATATGAATATAATCCATTAACGTTTCCACCACTTGTAGTGTAGAAATTGTTGTACCAATTCTGATTTGTATACTCACCTAATGGACTGTCTAACTGTGTTCCAGTTTCAGCTGCGGTTGCCGCTTCAGGAACCACACCGATTGTGAACCAATCGTTATCTGAATATGTTACCCCATCAAGGATGAAATCAGTTACACTGTCACCTGTTGATGCAGTTTTACCTGATAACGCTCCGTAGAATGTACTTCCTGTAATTCCTGTTACCGTTGGTACCAATGTACCTGAAGTTGAAACAGGGGTTTCGGTAGAATCCCAAGAAATACCTGCGATTGTTTTGATACCGAATGTTTTATTAGGTTTGAAACCTGTTAAACCAAGTACTCTTGTTACGAATAATTGGTTCGATTCTTGTAAATACGCCTTTGCCACATATGCCAATTCATACTTTGGGTTACCGTTACCATATTTTTCAGGTGAGGTAGTACCAAAGTAAGTTTTGAATTCATCAAAATCTGTAATCAATACGGGTTCGAAAGCTGGACCTTTTAAAGTTTCACCTGCTAAACCTAATGTTGTTACTCCGACACTTTGTGCAACAAATGTTAAGTCTTTCTCTGATGTGTAGACACCCGGAGAAACGAATACTTTGTTTGAATTTGCCATCGATTGTTGTTTGGTTAAATTATTTTATTACTTATTCAATAAATATCTTTGTTTTTAGCAAAGATTTCGGTACTTTTCTTAAAAAAGATAGTTAATTATTTTTTTAGATATATATTTATCTTTACTATGGAAAACAAGAGTAAAAACGTAAAAATTAGTGAGAAACACCACGAAATGTTAAAAACCCATTGTGATAAAAATGGGTTAAAAATTTACAAAGTTTTAGAAAAGTGGATTGAAGACTATTGTAAACCTAAGAAAAAAGACATATATGGGGAATCTTAGTGAATATAGGTAACACCAATATTTGACCCTACAAGAGGTGCCGATAACAATGTTATCTCCTTATCTCCTGAAATTGCAAATCCATCACCCTCCTCATCTATAAGACCGTTTATATTAACGTTGATAACACTATCAATCTTATTTGCAACTGTGAATACTAATGATGAACCATCATATACAAAATTTTCACTATCTAAGAATAATGGTTTACCATAACTGTCAATAAAGACACTATTTCTACCTGCGTAATATGATACTGTCACCTCCCATCCTTCAGGTGGTGGTTCTGAAAAAGTTATTTTGGATGTTCCTGCAATATGGAAATAATCGACATCTCTTTCTTGTATCAAACCATTTAATGCTACAGAAAATAAAAATCCAATAGATTCTCCCACACTAAATGTTGTTTGCATACCATCAGCAACAAACTTTGCGGTTGTCGTTTCAATTGATTTATTAAAAAATTTCTTTTCGTATGGTTTGGTACCAATAAACTCAGTCATTAAGAATAATCTACTAACCGCTGGTTTAATTTCAAATTCCTCATCATCGATTAAAAATCCTAACATAGTGAAGTCATATGTTTGCATATAAAACCTACGACCGTCCATTGAATCGATTGGTGAGTTATCACTATTCTTATCTAATATGATTGGAATAAAATGTCCTTTTACCGTTGTATAATCTTGTCTTGATGAAAAGTTTTGAAGTACAATTTTATTGAAACGGTTCAAATCTCTAAATTTTTGACAAACGATTGTAACCTCATAACTAATATCAACCGCAACGGGTTGAGGTATCTTATAAACATCCGCACCCATTTGGGTACCGTTCCAAGTCGGAACTGACGCGTAATAGAATGTTCTTCTATCAGGTATGGTTCTTTGTACAATCGGATTCGTACCTGGCTGAACGTCGGGTCTTCTGATTATCGCAATGAATGGTAACTTCATATTACCGTCTTCATCCATAAATGACCAATTGTTAGTCATTTCACCCCATCTCTGAATGGTTAGTATTTTATTAATTACAGGAATTTGTACACCGTCAGATACCACTTTGAAATTTTCCTTGACATATTCAAGCATACCTAAATCTAAATCATCGTGTAATATAGCGTCAGGTAAGTAGGTGTCGGATTTAGTTATTCTTTCAAGTAACTCTTGTCTTCTACCTAATAATTCTTTTTGTCCGTATACGGATATATTGTTTTTTCTTTTTGGTAACGGCATATTATATTCCTCTAAATTCTGATTCTTGTACAGGTGCACAAGTTATTGTTCGATAGTACGGTTTATAACCAAAGTAGTTATGTTTATTGTCTGATGTTACTTTACCATCATTCGTTACCGTATAATATCTAAGTCTACCCTCAGATTCCGGGTATCCAATATAATCACCATATCTAATATCCACACCCAATTCATCTAAATGTTTTAGATACACCTGAAAAACCATATTACCTGGCTCAAGGTATCTTAACATACCATTTTTATATGATGAATTTTTAGGTTCTTCAATCTTAACTAACGCATTCACCTCAATCGGAGGGAAATACTTTATTTCGTCCTTACCAACTTCAGCATACACGTCATCCTTCTCGGTTTTAGCTCTATCCACACGATAGATAACCAATTTCATATTCAAATCTCCGTGTAAATACTCTTGACCCATTTGTATTTGTAAATCAAAATCTTCGTTTGAGAAGAATTTCGACATTCTGGTAATCGGTAACTTATTTTCCATATACCTATAAATAGTTTAAATATATAATCAAATTAGTTATATTTTATTATGGAAAAGAAAATCCCTGAAATTGAGGCGAGAGAGATATTATCATCATACTCAGGTTCCAATAATCAATTATTGGAATGGAAGGTTAAAATGGAAACTGCTAAAAGTTTTACGTTTACTCGTCCACAGGCTGAATATGTAATTAAGTACCAAGATACGGTTCCCAAGGTAGCAAGAAAATATGTTAATATAGTAGAGACGTTTGGTGAGAAAATAATGGAACAACGTTTATTAGTGACAGTTCCTCAAAAAATATGGGTTGAGAAACTATTATGTGATTCAGATAAAGCGTTTCATATATGGGGTAAAGTTTTTGAAACCGATAAACTCCACGCAATGTGGGTACCAAAATCCGCAATCTTACAGGAAGAGAAAAAGTTAAATAGAGTTATTGATTATTCACCATATCATAAAAGACCACCTATGGAACATCAAAAGGTGGCAATTGAAAAATTATTAGCGAATGATAAATTCATTTTGGCTGATGATATGGGTTTAGGTAAGACTACCGCCGCAGTGATTGCTTCGTTGGAATCAAATGCCAGAAAAATTCTGATAGTTTGTCCGGCATCGTTAAAAATTAACTGGCAAAGAGAAATTGAGAATTATACTGATAGAAGAATACTATTAGTTGAGGGTCGTAGATGGGGTTCCACATTTGATTTTTATATTATAAACTATGATATATTAAAGAACTTCCACACAACTGACAAGAGTGAAGATAGTGACGATTACAAATTATTAGTCAATGCGGGTTTTGAATTGGTAATTGTAGATGAGGCTCACTACATTTCAAACAATACCGCTCAAAGAACAAGACTATTAAATGATGTCTTAGAACAAATTCCTAAAGTTTGGTTATTGACAGGAACCCCGATGACCTCAAGACCAATCAACTATTTTAATCTATTAAAAATTGTTGAGTCACCATTGACATTGAATTGGCAATCATATGTTCGTAGATACTGTGCGGGTTACCAATTTAGAGTTGGTCAAAGAAAGGTTTGGAATACGAGTGGTGCAAGTAACTTGGACGAACTTAGAGAAAGAACAAAAAGTCTTGTTCTACGAAGAATGAAAACAGACATTCTCGATTTACCCGAAAAAATTGTAACTCCTGTTTATTTGGAACTTAGAAATACTTTTTACGATGATGAATTGGAAGAGTTTATGAGAATCAGTAAAGATAATAAAGAAAATGAAAGTATTACTGTTACTCTAAATCGTTTGATGAAAATTCGTCAATTGATTGCAATTGAAAAAGTTCCATACACTTGTGAATTGATTGATAAATGTATCGACCAAGGTAAGAAAGTAATTGTGTTTACTAACTTCACGAGTTCATTAGATTTATTACAAGAAAAATATAAAAAGACTTGTGTAACCCTTGATGGTCGTATGTCTAAAGAACGTAGACAAGAATCAGTTGATAAATTTCAAAACAACGATAAAGTAAAAGTATTCATCTCAAATATTATTGCGGGCGGTGTAGGTATTACTTTAACCGCCGCTGAGATTGTTATTATGAATGACTTATCCTTTGTACCGGCACATCATAGTCAAGCGGAAGATAGGGCATATCGTTATGGGCAAAAAAATAGTGTTCTCGTATATTATCCAATATTTGAAAACACTATTGAGAAAATTGTCTATAATATGTTACAAAAGAAGAAAGGTATTATAGACCAAGTTATGGGGGATGGGGAATATTCTGAAAGTTTCAGTAAAGATTTACTTAAAAGTCTTCTCTAATTCTTTAATCACTTCATTAATTTTATCTTTAATTGATTCATCAGAATCGTCGATAAAATTAATCGATACCGTTTTGTTCTCTTGGTTGTAGTTAACTTCGTTTACCGTTTCGTTTCTTGTAATCAACAATGTAATATCGTTGTTACCTGTGATTCTCATTAATGATTTTAATTCGTTAAACATATCGATTGTTTTAAAATTATTTGTTATATTTTGTTTAGGAAAAAACCATTCCTTTTTATTCCTAACATTATTTTTATTTGTTACCGTTAATATATTGTTTTTATAAACCAATACAAAAAAATCACATTTAGAATACGAACTGAAATTTGCGTAAGTTGTTACATTACCATCTTTATCTACGTTATAATATTTGTGTTTTATTTGATATTTTGACTCTCCTTGGTTATTGTAAATCCATAAGTCAGTACCTTGGTCAATATCATTACAGTCCCCAAGACCTTCAGTAACTACGTAACTTGTTATATTTGAGTTTATTTTATTTATATAGAGTTCACACAAAAATTCTGCAGTGTCTCCAATCAACATTGTCTCATAACAAATTTTCATTAATTCAACACAAACAGGACTATCATATGTTAACCATCCTTGAGAATGGTATCTAATAATTCTTAATAGATTTTTAATCTTTAAATCGGTTAAAGACTTTTCCTTCTCCCAATTATCGTTAATGAAAATTTTCTCGGTTGGAATGTCTACATCGTTTATTTTTATCGATACAACACCTGAATTTTTTAATTCCAAAAGGTATTTGTTACATAGATTAAACAAGTAAATTAACCCCCTTGAGTTTGTTTCGAGAGTGTTCAATCTGTGCCACTTCCCGTTTATAACTACCCCAAGTTTTTCATAAGAACATTTAGGATTTTGTAACCATAAACCCTTTTGTCTATATAATTCCTCTAAAATATATTTTATACTTTTAGAAATCCTATTCTTATAATCTGTTGAATGTATGTCCGCCCACGTATCTTCCGACATTACGTAGTTTGTTATTTCTAAAGTTTTTAATCTTTCTTGGACGTTCATATTACCAAAAATAAACTATTTATAGGAATATATCAAATATGAGCGCAACTATTATATCTCAACCAGAAAAAGAAAAACTATATTCTCAGGTGTTTAACCTATTGGGTATGCCTGTAAGAGGAATTGAATTAACCGAAGAACAAATGGATACCTTTATGGAGTTTTCATTGTCTGAGTACGAACAATATGTTTCGGATTGGTTAATTGAATCCCAATGGTCAGCATTAGCTGGATTGGATGTTGATACACAATCATTAACAAGAGCTTTCACCACAAGAAGTTTAGACTATGAAACTCAATATACGTACTCATATTCTAAGATTGTGGGTTTACAAGCTAACGGACCTCACGAGTTAAAAAAGGATTACTTTGAATTGACGGGAGGTACTCAAACCTATGTAATTCCTGCGGGTCGTGAATTGAATGAACTTTTATGGTTTACCCGTGCTGAACTTACAGACTCTATTGTTGACCCGTTCTTAGGAGGTTTTGGTGGTCTTGGTGGTGTTGGTTTTGGTGGTGTGGGTGGTTTTGCTCAAATTGGTACATCGGGTTCGTACTTTATGTTACCGGCGTTCGACTTATTGTTGAGAATGCAAGATAGAAATATTAAAAACCGTCTTATCGGTGGTGAATTAACATATAGAGTTACTGCAGGACCAAACGGTACAAAAATTGTACATTTAATGAACGTACCTGGCGGTAAATTTGATTTTGGTTCTATTAAACAGGCAAACTATAAAGTTTGGTATTGGTATTATGAAACTACTGATAGAGACACTTGTCTTGAGAAAAACAAAGACGTTATTAAATTACCGTCTGATGTTGATACTGAACAACTAACTTGGGACACACTAAATAAACCCGCACAAAACTGGGTTAGAAAGTACCTAATAGGTTATGCTAAAGAAGGTTTAGGTCGTATATGGGGTAAGTTCTCAGGTGACCTACAAGTTCCCGATAGTACTATTAAATTAGATTATAGTTCTTTACTTACTGAAGGTAAAGATGAAAGAATGAAATTGGTTGAAGAATTAATGGCTAGATTAGAAAGACTTCGCCCTGACAAAATGTTGGAAAGAAAAGCGAACGAGGCCGAAAATCTTAACAAAGCATTAAAGTTCAGGGCGATGCCTTCACCATTTAATGTGATTTAAATTTCTACTGCGTGTAGTGCGAAATCGTTACCATTGGTTTCGATTATCTCATCTTCGTTACTCTTTATACTTTCTGCTTGTAGAGTAACAACTTTTCTATTGTGGTCTACCCAATATGGGTCTGCAAGTTCTAAGCTGTTTTCCACATACATAAAGAATGGGTCACGACCAACTCTGTTCCAAAATAACACCTCACTATCTGACAATGTCATCACCTCATCAAATTTATCTTGACCATCCTCTTTTAATGGGTGACCATTGATTAATTCACATTGTAGTTTTGTAAAGTATTGTCTTTCCTCAGGATTTTCAATCAATATATCTTCACGTATTTCGGGTTTGAATACACAAAGTAATGGTTCGATTCGTTTATTGAAGTTAGTCAAATAACGAGCAACATTATAATCACCTGTTAAGTTTGGATTGTTTACAATTTCTTTTTCAGGAATCATATAACAATTGATTTCAACATATTCACTCGGTATATCAGAACCAAATTTAGCACGATAATCCTCTTGTTGTTTCTTGGTTGGTTTGGTAATCTTGGTTACATCACCCGAAGATTTTTTCACACCATTATTTACGTAATATATTGTATCTCCAAGACCTGCAGGATAATCATTTTGAATAATCAATTCCATATGTGCTTGTCGAGACATTAATGAACCTGCTTTAGTTGTCTTCTTAATGTGTTTTTTATAATCGTCAATTGACTGTTTAACACGAGCCTTATTTGCAATCTTGGCTAATGGTATTTCTTTATTATAAATCTTGGTTACATATTCATAATACAACTCAACAAAAGATAAACCATCACCATTTAATAACATCTTTAAACCCTCATCCAAAAACTCAACAATGTATGTTTGTAATTTTTTAGATTTAATTGTGTTACCTGTTAATTTAATTTTTTCTTTACCTTTCTTCATCAACTTAATGATGTAGTTCTTACGAGAAACATTAATACAGGCGGGTGCTGTGTAGTCAATATCAAGACCCATTTCATTTCTCATAAAGATGTCGTTAAACTCTGCGGTGTCGGCTTCAATACCTTCGTATTCCTTACCTTCATCTACTAATTCGTTTAAACCTTTACCAATATATTTGTGTTCATTAATCGTATCAGGAGTTTCAAAGTTCACACCATCCGTATCCATTACGAGAGGTTTATATCCTTTCTTCATAAAGAACATAATCATCATACGTAAACATTGACGACCTGTACACGTAATAGTTTCACCCATATTCATATCACCCCAAGGAAATACTTGAGGTGCGGATAAACTACCAAAATACGCATTGATAAAAATCTTAATTGGTAATTGTTTACGGTCATACATTTCCGCTTCGATTGGATTTGAATTTTTCAATTCACCGGCAAGTCTTTTATACTTAATACGAATATTACGGAAATACTTTAACATTGATTTCTGTACACCCATAATATCACATTCAGGGAATACATCATATACAAGTTGAATAGATGGATAAAGTGATGCGTAGTCAAACTTAACAATGTTCTTTGAGTATCCAACATTTAACAAACGAGAAAGTCCTCCTGTAATTGCACGTTTCTCATCTTTGGCGGGAACTGCTAAGTTATTCTCATAAGACCAAGCTAACATTATTATCTTCCATAATGTTGCGGTACCCATTGTTGCAATTCTTTCATATGTTGTAGGAACCAATTTAGAAAGTAGAAACGTTGATTGTGAGAATGAATCATCTACAATCATTGTTTCGTACAAGTCATCGTCAAGATATTGTTCTACAATCTTTCTACCCGGCCATATTTCAAATTTGCCGGGATATTTATCCATTAACCCTTCTGTACCAGGGTCACCAATTTGTTTGTAATTTCCCGTCTTAGGATTTACATAATAACTTTCATTATCAAGATATATCTTAGAGATTTTACCACCATCAACGTAAACACGATTAGGTTTTTCTTTCTCCAAATATTGTGTAATATATTTCAAACCCCAAGACTTAATCTCTGAGTTAATTGCCTGAGCTCTACGAACTGAATGTGCAATATCAATAATATTGAAACCCCACATTACGTGTTGTGTATATGGTTCAATTTCATTTGCAAGTTTTAACATCCCTTCTTTCTCTTTCATACCTTGTGATGTAAAGATTTGTGTTAAACCTTCAACATTAACACCAAGTTTCATTGCTCTTTTTAAAATAAAGGGCCAGTCGAAAAACGCTGAGTTATAACCTCCGATGATTGTTGGTTTCAAATTTCTAATATGATGAAAAAACCTTTCTATACAAGTCTTTTCACCATCTTCACCAAATGCAGGAATTGTTTCATTCAAACCACGGTTATCTTTAACTCCAATCAGAATGATATTACAAGTTTCAGGGTCTAAACCTGTGGTCTCAATATCGAATACAAATCGATGAACACCACCATAATCGTCAATACCCTTAAATAATCTTTTTCTTTTTTGAATTAGGTATTGTTCTACGGGGGATAGAATTGTAAAATGTTGTCTAACCTTTTCGTCCCAAGGATTTAATCCTCCCATCCTGAAAAATGAAATTAAGTCAGTATAACTTTTAATACTTTTTACTAAAAATTTCATACCTGCTTCAAGTCTTTCATTTCCACCGGTTTCTAATTTTTCAATAAGAATACCGAATTCACCCATCCTTTTCTTTTGAATGGATTTGGAATTACCATAGAAATTTAATCCTGATAAATCACCTACCCACATAAATGGAGTAAACGTATCTTCTTTAATGATTTTACCCTGAATAGGGTCCTGAATAATTTTGTAGATTTTGTTGGTTGGGTAGTCATATTCAACACCCACGATGAACTCTTCGGGGTCACCACCGTTAAGGAAGCTTTCAATAACTTCCTGAGATATTACCTCTTTCATTTTATATTTTTTTAAAGTGACGTATTAGCTTGTGACCTAAATCACAGTTTGCCTTGTTACTTAATAAATATAAAAAATTAAACGGTGAAAAACAAATTACACTACGTTAATGTATAATTTTTCTTTGATTGGAAGGATAAGTTTTGTTGTTGGGTTTGAGTTTGTATCTAAAAATTGAACCGTTACAATTCCTTCGTATCTACCTTTAACTGACGTACCTTCTTCTGAAAAACGATAGGTAATGTAGTATTCGTCAGTTGTTTGGTCATACTTTTTGGTTCTTGTCGTTAATAGACAAGGACCGTTTAAGATATGATATTCTTCTGTTTTAACATCAAACATTTCGAATGTGATGTCGGAATTCTCTAGCATATCATTAAAGGACGACTTGTCGTTTTTACCGTCATCAATCAATTTCATTTTCAATATTGGGTCACTTGCGCCCTGTCTGATAAAAAATTCCATATTATGTTAATCTAATTAAAACGTAACTACCACTTCTATATAGTCCTTGTAATGGTACACCACCAGCCGCGGCCGCCGCGTCATTTGTAAAACTTGAGGTTACATTTGTTAATATTGTAAATCCATCCGTTTTTAAATTATTATTTAATTTAACACTACCACTAAATTCATATTTGTATCCTGTTGTTACAGAACCTGTGTTAAATCCTATCTTTCCTTCACTTATAATACTAATCTGTGGATTTTGCCAACTATTAGAAGAAAATAAATGAACGTGAGTATGGTCATAATCCGGACCATCCAAAGAACCAATATATAAATCTCTACCTCTGTTAATTAGGTACGCATCATTTTGATAACCAACTGAAAACGGTGTAAGAAAACCACTTGAGTTAATACCCATATTAACATAATGTAAATTTTCAGTTCCATTATCTGCGGTAGCAACAAAGTCAGTACTTGCTCCTGCAGCAGAACTTTCATTCTTTATATTAAGTTGAAAATAACTGTCAACATTACCTTGAAGATGTGCAATATTAAAACTTCCACTATTTTGGACGTGTAACATTTCAGGGTTATTAGTGTGCCTACTACCACTCGGACCAATAATAACGGCATCTTTTATAATTTGTGTACCCAAAAACGTACTTGAGCCAGTAACATTAAACGTACCATCAACGTGAGTATTTGAACCACTGTCAATTAAAAATCCTGTTTTTCTTGAGGTTTGTGTACCAGTACCGACCGCAAATATTGTCTCGGCAGTTTTTGATTTATTACCATCTAATGAGTTGAATCTACCAAAAAATGCGGAACCATACGTGTTATTTGGTGTACTATTAGCATCACCATTAACCATAGTAGATGAACCACTAACCACCAAACTATTACCAACGATTGCGGTGTTAGATATATTTGAACTATCACCACTACCAATAGACGCGGTAATAAATTCTCCCTGTACTAAGTTATAGTTAAATGTTTTTGTTTGACCTGTAAGAGTATTTGAACCGCTAAAAATAATTTTATGATTATTACCATATAACAAGTTAAGATTCACTCTTGGTGAAAGTGCTGAAGTTGGCGTTCCTGATATTGGTGTGAATGAATTATCAACACTAATCGTGGCGTTCGCAATATTTGAATTAAAATTTATTGAACTAGAATATGCATTTAAAGTAACTAATCCACCATTAATAAGGTTACCCGTTAAATTAAAAGGACCACTTAAACTTGAACTATATCCTTTAACATTGATAGTTCCATTATTTAAAATGTTTGCAGAAAGCTGAACAGACCCCGATATTTTATTCATTGGGTTGGACAGAGTACCAAAATTGATTCCTTGTCCCCCCATAAATAAATTACTCAGTGCATTCCAAGAAGATGTTGTAGTGTTAGGGCCATAAAAATTAATTGTATTTCCCTGTACGGCACCAATATTATAACTAACAGTCGGTGAAAACTGCATATTATCACTTTTTTGTGGAATTGATTCACTACCAATAAAAGTATTATATGATGACATATTCCTCGTCATTCCTGTGACAGGATTTGAAGGTTTTGTATGTATATTACCACTTCCCGATATTATAATTGAACCGTTAATAGTTTGTGAACCATTAAAAATGTTACTTCCCGTAGTTGCAAAATCACCTTCCGCGGCTGTTACGTATGCCGTTAATTCACCTAACGCCATTCTGTAGGTGGTTATTCCGTCATCATAAACGGTATACCCCGTAAGACTTGGGTTTGTTATTCCTGATAGTTCTGATATTAGTTTATTTTCTGCCATTTCTATAAATATTAGTTTTTATGTTCTATATAGTATGTGTGTACCATCGCTACTTGTTATGATTTCACCATTTTGATTTATAATATGACCACCCTCAATGGTGTAAACATCATCTTCACAATTTAATCCACAAATAAAGAAATCATATTGATTTAATCTCGTTAAAAAATTATGTCTAACGTGAACGAAGTCTAACGGTTCTTCATAATACTTAATTGTCTTCATATTAAAACAACAAGTTCCATTATGGACATTATTCATATATCCCGTTCCTCCACCCCAAGATTGTACAAATGGTTGTACTCCTCTTTCTGAAGGTATCACCTCCTCCCAATCTTCTTTTTTATAAATTGGTCTTCCGTTTAGATATATCTTAAGTGTTCCCAATCTTCTTTCTCTTTCAGACGCCCACTCCCTGTTTAATTCTTCAGTTGTTGACGTATTTGGGTCGGGTATCAAATCATTCCAACCACCATCATTTTCTAAATTACAATCGGTGTATCTTTTATATCTATCAAATACTATTGTTACATTAAAATCTTTTGTTGCACCCGTTGTACAAAGTTGAGGAGTTGTATCTTGGTCCAAATAATAAGATTCGGAATATCCATCGGTTGGGTCACAAACACCTGAATATCTGTAAGCCGCCCATTTTATTCTTCTATCGGCAGTAAATTGAAACGATAAGTTATTATCGGCATAATCTTCAATATCATTATCCCCTCTAACACCAATGTAATAAAATACATTATTTGAATACCAATTGATATTCTCTCTGTTGAAAATAAAATCTAAAGTCCAACCTTTTTCAGTTCTTCTTTTAATTATTGAGTCACAATTATCATCACCAGAACCTGTATTAAATTCATAAGCCCAAGGTTTATTTGATAATTTTAAAGGTATGGGACAACAACTTTCACCATCCAAAATTGCCGAACAATCAATAATACCTTTGGTAAACCCTGTCGAGAGGTTATTAATTTGATTATTGAATCCACCAATTCTAAAATAATGAGTTTCTCCCGTAATACCTGTATATGTATATATATTATTGTTTAGTATTGTATATTCATACGGAACGTCAAAATTATTTATAAAGTCGTCATAATCAATTGTATATGATAAACCCGAATAGATATATTCAGAGTCATTTACTGAATTATCGTACTCAGACAATGTTATGGTATTTCTTGAACAACTTGCGTAAGCTAACCCCGCGTCAATTGTTAACCCCGTATATGTTATTGGAACCGTTAAATCTAAAACGTCCTCATTGTAGTCTTCTTGGACTTTTGATATCTCATAATCGTAAAATTCTGAACTATCTAGCTTAGCATCCAACCTCGAACCGTAAAACTTTAAAATATTTTGGGTATTCATACTAATATAAATATCTTTCATAACATTTGATATTTATATAAAAACCATATTGATGAATCAATTTATAAAACAAGTTATCGAAGAGAAGTTTGTATCGAAAAAACAACATAAATTTTTCTTTGCAAAGGCGAACGAAAAGGGTGTGTCAAAAAAGGAGAAAAAGAAATGGGGTGAGTGGGCTAAAGAATTTTCAGATAAAACAGATTTCAAAAAATTACCTGAAAAGGTAGAAAAAGAAACTGAAATGGATGAGATTGTGGATGCTGATGGTAACATCGCATCGAGCGACAAACCAACTAATTTGGCAACAAAAGGAGTTACTGTTAAGGACACCACTGACGATTACGTTCAATCATATATGAATACTATAGGTACATTTGGTGCTTTTGGACCTGCAAGTAAAAATATTTCACAATTAAAATATTGGGCCGAAGGTGTGGAGTTAACCAAAAAGGATATGCTTGAAATTGCAATGAACAAATCACTTGGATATGATGAGACGATGGGTGTGGATGCCGATTATGAAGATGCTGAAGAACATTTTAAAGATGATTTAGGATTACCTGACGATGAGGCGGATGAAAGATTAGAGAAAATGGGGTACGATGAAAAATTAAAAGACACTGATAAAGTTAGATTAGTTGAGAACCCTAAAAAATTCGTTGAAGAGTATTTGGAAAGTATTATGTCCAAAAGAACCAAAGTGAATGATGTTTTAGAAAAAGATGAAGAAACTAAAATGTCACCAATCATCAGAAGACAAATTAAAGTATTACTTAATACTTTGAAAGATAATGGAATATCACCAAGTGTTATTTTAAAACACACAGAAGATAATGAATAGTGAATTACAAGGTAGAGAATACGATTTACCATTAAACTTAATACAACACTTGAATGTACAATTAGGTGCAAGTTCTGATAATACCGAAGGTGTTAATAGAGCGAAAAATCTAATTCAATCAGGTAAAGTGAATTATGGTCAATTAAAAAGAATACTTCACGACCTCAAATCTGTTGATAAAGTAAAAGATTCAAAAACATATAACTTATATGGTGGTGAACCTATGGAATCATTTGGTTGGTCAGTCTTAGGTCAAGATAGAGACCAAATAACAAATAGAAAAGAAGGTAGAAAGAAAGCTGATGAGATGGGTGGAATTACAGGAGAAAGAAAAAATAGTTTTTTAAAGAAACACAGCAAAAAACCTGATTTTTTACCACAACTTAATATGGTTAAAAATAATTCATTTAAAACACCAATATCATCATTGGGTTTATTTGAACAAATCGAAAGAATTAAAAATTTAATGTAATATGGCAACACAACTTGAGATACTTGCGGAAAAATTCAGAAAAGAACATATAACTAAAAATTCATACACTGATAAGGGAATCTATAGTTCAATGCACGAAAACGCATTATCTACAGGAGATGAAAAAGGTAAGGGAGATAATGAAGGTAAGATTGGTTCTAGAGTAGATATTAACTCAAGAATTGACAGTTTAGCGAGAAATACATATAATAGTTCTAATGAATATTCTGACGCTAATCGTAATGCGTTATCAGATGGTGACGAAAAAGGAAAAGGTGAGAGTAATGGTCAAGTAGGTTCAACAACAGACATTAATACAAGAGTTTCACTTTTAGGTAGAAATTTATACAACGATGGTTTTGGATATGGAGTTACAAATCCAAATGCGATATCTGATGGTGATGAAAGAGGAAAAGGTGAGAATAGTGGTAAAGTTGGTTCATCTACTGATATTAATTTAAGAACACAAAACTTAAGTAAAAATTTATACGGAAGTAATAATTCATATGGATTAACTCACCCGAACGCAATTTCAGATAATGATGAAAAAGGTAAAGGTGATAATAACGGACAAGTTGGTTCAACAACAGATATCAATACAAGAAATCAAGTAGTTGCAACTAATAAATTTAACAAAAATAAAGGTTATCCTGATTTTTAATGGGTATTATATCTAACATATTTAAATTATTATTAAACGAACAGGATGATACTAAAACTCTCTTGATTAGGAATGCTATTAGTGAGAGAAAACCTATCACTATTGATTATAGAAGTGATGATGATGAAGTATTAAACGGTTTACGATATGATATTGAACCCGTTGTTTTAGGAACTAATGCTAAATCAGGTAACAAAGTATTTTGGGCTTACGTTTTTAAAGGAACTTCTAAAAAAGGTTTACCTGGATGGAAAATGTTTAGACTTGACCGAGTTAAGGAAGTAAAAACAAAACCAGGTTTAAATCCTTTTAAATTAACTGACTTACCCGATTATCAAAAAGGTAAAGCACCAAATGCAATGAAATCTTTAAGTCAGGTCGATGTATTCTCACCATATTGGTTCGAGGACGACCCAAGATTTAAAAAGGACCAACCGACACAACCTGCACCACCACAACCTAAAAAGATTGTTCCAAAAACAACTCCTACGGCGAAACCGCAACCACAACCTACCCCAACACCACAACCAGAACCTTTGGTTCAACCTGATAAACCTACTGAGAAACCTGAACCAAACGAACCTAAGTATGGACAGGATGTTTATAATACGTTAAAAACTAAAATAAAAGATGTAAATGGTGAGAAAGTTCTTAGTCGTCAAGACTATGAGTCTGCCGTTAAAGATTTATATAACAAAAAGGAAGGTGAGTGGAAAAATTACCAAAGACAAATTAGTGGTAACGAAAGACCTGGTGAGGGGACTAGACAAAGGTTTGATAAATCATCAAGAGCCGAATTAGATGCATTAATTTCTCAAGATAATGTGAAATTAAATGATGAAAATCAAACAAACCCAACACCTGAGAATTTATCAGAAACAATTAGAAGATTTAAAATCTTGATAAATTCATAAATTAAAAATATATTTATAATATGTCAAAATTAAACAATGGTCCAATATCGTCAAACGATTTAATGAGTAAATTGGTACAAGCGAAAAAATTAATGAATAAAGTCGATACTGGTGATTTCGAAAGAGGTAACATAGATGAAAGTAGATTGATAGCACCGTCAAATGATTCTGAATATCTTTCAGAATCTTATGAACAAAGTCAACCACAAGTAAACACTAGACCTGTAGGTACACCAACAGCTGATAGAATTCAACAATCTAAATTACCTGATGCAATTAAAAAAGCTATGATTGAAAATCCTATTCCACAAATTTCTTTAAGTGATAGTTTAGATATGGATTTCGTTAAAGGTGCGAAACGATTAATGGAACAAGAAGGTGTACAATCGAAACAAACACAAAAGAAACCATCACCACAACCAACAGGTAACGCTAGTGGTGTGAATATGAACGCATTAGCAACATTAATAGAAAATACGGTTAGAAAAGTTATGGATGAAAAGTTAAGTCAAATTTTGACAGCACAACAAACATCTACAATTAATGAGAATCTTGTTTTGAAAGTCGGGGATTCAATATTCAAAGGTAAAATTACTGGCGTAAATAAGGCAAAGTAGTTTTGTTTTTTCATTTTTTTTCATTATATTTTTGATATATCCACACATTAAGTGGTATTACTTATTATGTCAAAAATTAGAATTTTAGCTGTTCCATCAGACCAATACGGCGTTGGTAAATTTAGAATTATGGGTCCCTATACCCACTTACAAGAAAACTATGGGGATGATTTTCACATCGATATAAAATACAATGTTGAAGACAATGATTCGGAATTTGACAATTACGATGTTGTTGTTTTACATAGCTTTATCCACAATAAAGTACCCTTTGAAAAAAACATCGAAAGAATTGATTGGTTAAAAAAGAAAGGAATTATTGTTGTATGTGACATCGATGATTATTGGGAACCTGACCATAGACACCCGATGCATCGACAAATTATCAAAAGTGAAACCCACAAAAAGAAAGTTCAATTACTAAGAGCGGCGGATTATGTAACTACCACCACACCAATATTCAGAGATACAATAATCAAAAGATTGGGTGTTAAGAACGTGTTAGTATTTCCAAACGCAATTGATGAAAACGAATCACAATTTAAATCTAGTCCTGAAAAATCAGATAAAATTAGATTTGGTTGGTTAGGAGGTTCTTCACACCTTTACGACTTAGAATTAATTAAAAGTGGAATCTCAAGTACATTATCTTCATACAAAGATAAGACTCAGTTTGTACTATGTGGGTTTGATTTAAGAGGTAATGTAAATGAGGTTAACCAACAAACAGGTGAAGTGAAACAAAGACCTATCAAACCAATGGAAACCGTTTGGTATCAATATGAAAAAATGTTCACAGATGATTATAAGATATTGTCTGAAGAATATAAGAACTATCTATTATCATTTAAGGAAGACGATTACGATGATGTAAACGAACCATATAGAAGAAGATGGACAAAAGAAATTTCAAAATACGCAACCAATTATAATTTGTTTGACGTATCTTTAGCTCCTGTAGTTGAAAGTTTATTTAATGGTAACAAATCCCAATTAAAAGTTATTGAAGCAGGGTTTCACAAAAAGGCAATCATTGCTAGTGATTGTGACCCATACACTATTGACTTGATAAGTGCGGTTGACCAAGGAACATTCAATACCAAAGGAAATGCGTTATTAGTGTCCCCAAGAAAGAATCATAAACAATGGGCTCAACATATGAAAAAATTAGTTGAGAATCCTAATATGATTGAGGACTTAGGAAATAAACTTTATGAAACTGTTAAGGACAAATATTCTTTAAACACAGTTAATAAAAATAGAGCAGAGTTTTTCAAATCAATAATTAAAAAATAAAAAAGAACAATTATGTATTACTTAGTAACTATCGGTTATGAAACCGAACAAATGGACAGAGAAGGTAACCCACGTATTAAAAAAGTAAAATACGTCCTTCAGGCAGAATCAGTAGAGGAAGCAACAATCGTGGCAGGAAAGTATCGTGCGGGCGACATTCGAGGAAGTGAAAGTTTAAGCGTTGTTAAGATGCCAATCGAATGTGTTATCGATGAAAAAAATACTCCTGAATATTACAAATCATAAAAAATAAAAAAAATGGAATTCTATAGTCGTGAAATACAGATTATGCGTCAATCCCAAAGTAAAATGGCTTTGGAGTATGTACAATCTGTCGGAGTGTCAGTAACTTTAGAGGAATTGGTACGAATTACTGATTTATTCGTTGAAATTTGTTTAAGACCTCAAGACGAAGACCTTAAAAAAAGAATTAAGGCATTAGATAAATGGATTTCAGAAAAACGAAGTAATTAATATTATGGAAAAAGATAAAGTCCAAGATTACATCAATAAATTGATGGAATTGAATAACGAAATATCGGAAGATTCCGATACCGACAATTCAGGTGATTTAGATGATAATTTCATTCAGACATTGAACCACGTATTGGTTTCATTGAACAAAGACGTTGAGAATGAAATGATGGAATCTATCACAAATGTTAAACCCGACCAACCCGTATTTTACACCAAAGTAAAAGTAAAAAAATTACACCCTAACGCGGTTATCCCTTCTTATTCAAAAGAAGGAGATGCGGGTATGGATTTAACCATCACATCTGTTATTGAAAATACTTCATTTAGTGTATCATATGGTTTTGGTATTGCATTAGAAATACCTAAAGGATATGTCGGATTAGTATTCCCAAGGTCATCAATTAGAAAGTATGATTTATTATTGTCTAATTCAGTTGGTGTAATTGATAGTGGTTATAGAGGTGAGTTACAAGCTACGTTTAAGAAAACAAACGGGTTGGATTCGTTTAAATACAATACAGGGGAAAGAGGAGCTCAAATAGTAATTTTACCCTACCCACAAATAAAAATGATAGAGTCCACCGAACTTTCAGATACTGAAAGAGGAGAAGGTGGATTTGGTTCTACAGGTAGTTAGATGATATTTATAACATAATAACACACAAATTAAACAGGAGATATTTTGTTGAAACAGAAAGTAAAAAGTGTCCAAGAGGATAAGAAAACACTACCTAAACAAAGAATTAGGGAATTAATTAAAAAACCAAAAGAGAAGTTTTTAACTAAAAATCAAGAAGAATACTGGAAAATCTTAGGTGATAATCAAATTACTTTATGTTTTGGACCGGCGGGGGTAGGAAAATCGTACATCGCAATGAAAAGAGCAATCGATTTATTGTGGGATGATAATAACAAATATGAAAAAATTATCATTGTTAGACCTGCTGTGGAAGCTGAGGAAAAATTAGGTTCCCTACCCGGTGGATTAGAAGAAAAGTTAGACCCGTACATTTATCCTTCGTATTATCTTTTAAATAAGATAATTGGTAAGGAGTCGAGAGAGGCATTGAAAGATGAAGGATTCATTGAAGTTGCTGCACTTGCTTATATGAGAGGATGGAATGTGGATAATACTATTCTTGTTTTTGAAGAAGCTCAGAACGCTACTCCTGCACAAATTAAATTATTACTAACTCGTATCGGATTCAACTCAAAGTTCTTTTTATCGGGAGACTTAGAACAATCAGATAAATTTAAAGATAAAACCAAGTCAGGTTTATATGACGCTAAAAAGAGATTAGGTGATGTTAGAGGTATTGGTGTCTTTGAATTTGGTATGGAGGATATCGTGAGAAATCCTATCATATCAGAAATATTAGAAAGGTACGAATAACAATAAATCTATTTTTGATTAATAAACCCACATCGTTTATCATAATGGTGTGGGTTTATTGTTTACTTATAATCTCCTTAGTGTTATATTTAAACTATGGAAATTTTTATAAGTATAGACGGTGTTCTAAGAAACATCATACAGAAATTCGATTATCACTACCAAGATTATTTTATTGATACCGAAGTTGAAGAAGGGGACGAAAGAGAATCTTTTGAATATGGTAAAGAAGGTAAAATCCAAAACGATAATCTTTTAGATTACTACAAATTTCAATCGAAAGAAGAATTTGAAAACTTTGTATTCATCGATTACCCAATAGAAATATTTGGTCACGCAACCAATAGTTACCAAAACGTGTTTCTTGAGTTTAATAAGTTTGTCTACGAAAATAAAGAACACAACATTACATTAGTTGGTTTGGATGAATTGGGTAAAGCTAAATCCGCAACTCTATTTTACTTATCGAGAAATGGTTGTATGTCAAACAACATCAAGTTTATCACAACCTCAGATATTTCAAACCTATGGAGTAAATGTGATTTGTGGATTACAGATAATAAAAAGATTATTGACGCCTGTCCAAAAAATAAAAAGGCAATTAAGTTTAACACCACATATAATGAGTACTTTACAAATAAGTTAGAAATCAATAAATTAACAGAAATAGATAAATTATGGTTGAAGTCTTCGGAAAACTTTATTACATCGACCTTGACTCGATTAGTGAAGTATGTAGAACCGGTAAAACAATTAAAGATGAAGAAGATGATTCAGAAACTCTTGAAATCAACATCTTCAAGTACGAAGTAATAAAAATGTGTATTGAAAGAGTTTTAAACGAATTTGAAGACTCAGACGAGGAAATGGGAATATTTGCTCAAAAAGAAACCACTGTTTCATTTAGAATTGCATTCAATACTTTACTAAAAAATAACATATTAATAGAAGAAAATGAGTAACATTGAAAAGTTAGAATCCTCACTAAGTAGGATTAGTAATAAAGAAAACGTCATATATTTTTTAACATATGATACCAAAAATAACGCCAGAGCTGCGGTAAAAAATATCTACGATATGGCGTTAGCACTAAAAGAAAGCGGAAGACTCGTTAAGATTTTAGTTGAGGATAAAACGTACACAGGTGTTGACGGTTGGTTAGGTGACAAATATAATAGTCTCGAAGTCGTTTCAATTAAAGAAGATAAAGTTGAAATCAAAGTTGAAGATGTTATCGTTGTACCTGAATATTATTCAAACGTATTACCTCAATTGTCTAACATTAAATCTGTTAAGGTTATGTTAGTACAACAAAAAGATTACATCTTTGAAACTTTACCAATTGGTAGTAGATGGAGTGATTATGGTTTTGATAAATGTATCACAACCAGTGAATCTTCAAAGAAATATATTTTAGATTATTTCCCTGAAAGTTTGGTTCATTTAATTCCACCGTTTATCGGGGATAATTTCCAACCTACAGATAAACCAATTAAACCATACGTGGCAATTAGTTGTAGAGACAGATTGATTCATAGAAAATTAATTTCTGAATTTTACATTAAGTACCCACAATTAAGATGGATAACATTTAGAGATATGGTGCAAATGTCTTACGATGAGTTTGCCGATAATCTAAAAGAATGTATGGTATCACTTTGGGTTGATGACGAATCAACATTCGGAACTTTCCCATTAGAATCTATGAAATGTGGTGTCCCTGTTGTTGGTAAAATTCCTAACACTGAACCTGATTGGTTAACTGAAAATGGTTTATGGACTTATGATGTAAATAAATTAGTTGAGATTTTAGGTACATTTATTTTAGCTTGGTTAGAAGGTGTTGAACTTACAAGTGAAGTAAAAGAAAAGATGAGAGAGACTGTGGTACCATATACTAAAGAAACCCACAATAATAATACATTGTCAATATTCAATTCTCTAATCAGTATCAGAGAAGATTCTATTAAAAAGGCAATCGAAAAAGTTAAAGCAGAAAACAATGAAGAGTAAAAATATAACCATACTATTACCAATTCATAAAATTGGTGAAGAAGAATCAATAATGTTATCAAATGCATTAGAGTCTATTGAGGATTTCCACAATGACATTAAACTAAAAATCATTTGTCCATTAGATGTAAAAAATAAACTTGACAATTTTGAATTTGGTCAAAAGTTAGAAGTTGAACTTGTCACAAATACAAGTAAAGAAACTGACTTCTGTACACAAATAAATCTTGGTATTTCATCTTGTGATACTGAGTGGTTTAGTATTTTAGAAATTGATGATGAGTTTAAACCTATTTGGTTAACATCAGTAAATGAATACATTAAAAACAACCCAACTGTTGATGTGTTTTTACCAATTGTAAAGGACATTAATGTTGAAGGTTCATTTATATCTTTCACCAACGAATCCGCTTGGGCTTACGGTTTTACTGATAACCAAGGGTTCGTTGATAACGAAGTTCTATTAGAATTCCAAAATTATCAAACTAGTGGTGGATTGTTTAAAACGGAAGTAGTTAAAGAAAATGGTTTATTTAAAGACAATATTAAATTAACTTTTACATATGAATTCTTACTAAGATTAACACATAATGGTGTTAAAGTTATGGTAATCCCAAGAGTAGGATACCAACACGTTAATTTTAGAGAAGACTCTTTATTTTGGACATACAAAAATGGTGAAGACGGAAGACTAAACGAAAATGAAGTAAAGTTTTGGTTAGAAACAGCAAAAAAAGAATTTTTCTTCAAAAATAAACGTGATATAAATTATGTAGCAGATTAATGCCAAGAAAAAGGACCCAAAAAATATATTTTGGGGAGGAACAAGAGAAGGCGGTAGTTATGTACCTTGAAAGTACTGATGATGCGGAAAAGAATAAGATATTCAACGAATATTTACGTGAACCCCTAATTATAATGGTCGAATCAATTATTCGACGTTATAAACTTTACAGAAAAGATATGGAATTTTCTGACTTACATACTGATACTATGTCATTTTTAATGACTAAAATCAGTAAGTTTGACCACACAAAAAACCATAAAGCTTACTCCTATTTCGGTACAATCTGTAAGAACTATCTTATGGGTGCAATCCAAAAAGATAGTAAAGACAATAATAGAACGATATCCTATGATGACATATCATCGGATATGGAAAACAATCCTGAGTTCTCATATATTTTAGACGAAACCACGTTAGATTATAAAGATGTTATAATCAAAATGACCATCCAATTGGAAGAGTTCATTGAATCTGAAGATTTAAATGAAAACGAACAAAAACTTGGTTATGCGTTACTTGAAATTTTTAGCAGTTTTGAAAAAATCTTCCAAGTTGGGGAAGGTAACAAATTCAACAAAAATCTAATATTATTATCCTTAAGGGAAATGACTTCATTAAACACTAAGGAAATCAGGATTGCTCTTAAGAAATATAGAAAAATGTACGATGGTGTTATTTTTGGGTTTCTAAATTCATAAAATATCTATTTATGTATATGAAAGATAGAAGAAAAAACATATCCTTAGACACTGACTCAGCATTGGCGCTAATGCAAGAGATTTACAACGATATTGTTGAAAACAGAAGTACCGCGTCTCTGATTATGAAAAAAATGTTGTCTTTTATGAAAGATGCGGAAGATATGAGTACCATAGGACCCGTAATCAAAGAACAACAAAAAATACTAAATGATTGTACAGAAAAGAAGATTTCATTAGTTAAATTACAGGGAGCATTGTTGAAACAATCTGGTGGTCCTGCAGGTAAAGAAGGATTCTCTAAAATGACATTATCTGACGAGGATAGGGAACTTTTAGAGAAATTAGTTAACGATGACGATAATAATATAAAAAACGCTAACTACGATAACTAATGGCAAATCCACAAAGAGCACTTATTAGAGCAAAATTAGATGCTATTAAAAAATTAGCAGACGAAAAACCAACATACGTTGATGACGTGTTTGATTTGGTTAAAGACCAAATGCCTGACATTGACGGGTCCATTAAAAGAAAGATAGACGATTTTAAGGACAAAAGAAAAGCAAAACAAACCCAAAAAAAAGACATATTTGGTGAATTAATAAAGACCTTTGAGGGATTTATGGGTTCAAACGATACAAATAGTATTAACCCAAATCAAAAGCCGGTTGTAAAAAACAAATTAAAATATTACGCAAAAGAATCCTCGAACATAACCCTTAGAGAATCTAAACAAATTGTTATGGATTCTGTGAAAAAATCATTTTTTAGTGGTGGAGGGATTTGTGGAAGTAATAGTTTGATGCCGGCGAATAATGTTGATATATCACCTAAAGAAATTGATTTTTTAAGTATGTTAAAAGTTGCACCTGATAGTAATACAGGTCAAATAATGTACGAAACAAGTGAAGATACAGGATTTATAAAAATGAATAAGGAATTGTATAGCAATTTCGATTCTTCATCTGCATATTTTTTCAACAACAAGGACTATAAGACTATTTTTACTATGCAGTGGAACGATTCATCCCAAGTATATAATATTTCGGGATTACAAGGAGTCACAGGTGCAACAACTGTTGAAAATTTTTTAACTGATTATTATTCCGCAATTGAATATCCTGACATTACCAATGTGGTAAAACAAGCAATGATGATGACTGTTCAAGGAATGGACGACGCTCCTCAATCATTTACAGTAGGTATGAATAATTTAAACAGAATTTGTCAAAAATTATTTGCTATCTGTGGTAAACCACAAAAAAACGCAAGTCCATTAAATGAAAATGCTGTTGACACTACAAACAACGAAGAAGATGATGTAGAAACCTACTTTAATTTTGAAGATGTAGAAGGTATTGATATCGATGATGAAAATGCAAGATTAAGAAGAGTTTTAAGATATGCCGATTGTGGTAATTTTGAGTCTCCTGTTAATAAAAATCATTTGGAGGATTTTGTACACTTTACTAAAAAACCAGGTAAAAATATCGATTCGATAATTGATAACACACTCAATAAAGTAGCGTCGGAAAGTCACCAACAATCAGGAGGTTCTGTTGGATTAGACAATTTACAGGTTAATATTACAGGTTTATTTATTTTAAATTTACCTAAAGCATTAATACAAGCAATTCTATCACCAAAACTTTTCTTACCAATAGTAGTACTTTATAAATTATTTAAAGGCGCAGTGGCAAGTGCTGCCGAAATTTTAGTAAGAATGGCTAAATTATTTTTTGATGTTGTTAAAAGAATATTTTGGAAGTTCATACAGGCTTTTTGGAAATTTGTTAAAAAGGACTTGTTAGATTTTATTAAAAAAGTAGCTAAGACTATACTATTAAAAAAATTAAAAAGATGGAAAGCAATACTACTATCATTGATAACACTTTTATTAAAATTACTAACGACAAAATTAGATAGTTGTGAGGCAATTTTTAATGCTATATTATCAACAATAAATGGGGCGATAAATGCAAGATTAAAAATACCTATACCGGGTATTTTATTGGCAATTGCAGATAAGTTACCAGGATTTAGTGCTGATAAAGCTTATATGTCGACAATTGAAAATATGACAAGGAGTGGAATTGTAACAGGTCCACTTTACGATAGAGAAAATAAATGGAACAAAGCACTTAAAGCAACCATTGACGGTTATAGTAAAACTATGGATGAAGATTCATTTGTAAAAATCGGACTTAAACCATCGATAATACCTGCGGGTGTTGCGGGCGCTGTTATTACACCTATGGTTGTGGGTGCCGGTAAATTATTTTAAAATATGGATAAGGAAAAAATTATTGATATTATTAAAAACGTAAAAGACAAATCAAACTCTGATTTATTTGGTGCTAGAGATATTTTAATTGATGAACACGAAAAAACAAAAAGTCTTATTATTGATTTAACTAGACATTTGGATAGTATTGAAGAATATTATGAGACAATAAATGGTGAAATTGGTAATAGAGTAATATAATATGAAAATAATTGACGTCGGGGTCTGTGTTTCAAATATCGACCCAAAGGGAATTGGTAGAATTAGATATAGACCATATGGTCAGTATTTGAGTGAGGTTGCGGGTGGTATTAAATACACCGAATGGGACGATAAAGACCCATTTATTTCTATTCCATTCCTACCGGCGCACATTAATATTATTCCACAATTTGGACAATCTGTCAAATTAATTCAATACGATACTGATAAGGATTCACAAAACGTTGAGTATATCTCAGGACCTTATACATCCCCTCACGATTTCGAAAATCAAACCTTTACAACACAACATAAAGATACGACCTATGGTGGTGTGATAGTAGAGGGATTACCTGATTTAAAAGATAAAGCAGGAAACTATATTGATAGAAAATCATTTGGTACTATGGCTACCTTGGATGATACCGCATTAAATGGAAATTATGGTTCTGATATAGTTTTCACAAAAAATGGTATGATGTTAAGAGGTGGTAAACTTATTAACAAAGATGTACCAAATCCAAAATTTAGACAACGTTTATCTGAAGTACCACTTTTATCTGAAAAGATGTCAAGACTCGGACTAAAGAAATTTCCGAGAACTATGGAAGTTAAGGATGAGAAAATAAAGATAACAAAAATACCTGTTGCCAAAATAAATCATCTAATTGAATATACTATAGATAATTTAACGACCCCAACAGAAGTAAAAATCAATGTCTACAAAATAATGGACACATTTGGTCCTGTTTTTGATTCTAACTATTTTAACGAATCAACCTATGTAGACATAACCGACCCTAAAAAAGTTAAAATTTACAATGACGGAACAACAACGGGTTCTACAATAACAGTTTCAGTAACATCTATTCAGGATGCGTATATTGAATTAAGGGAGATATTATACATATTATCGAATGAAGGATTATCAAAATTCAATACGTCATATCCTAAAGATGATATTCATCCATTCTATTTTAGACCTGCGGGAGAACTAAAAACAAGAGTAACTACAAACACAACAGAAATTACTAACCGAACTAAATTTGTGAATGGTGTACAAGTTAAGGGTGTTGGGGGACTTGGTACGGGAGGAGGTTTAATTTTTTCAAAACAATTTACAACCCCACCGACCAAAAATAGTGAAAAGAAAATAAAAGTTCTAAAAGCAAGGGACAATAAAGGTGAGCAGACTTTTGCAAATTTAGTTGCAGATAAGGTGTATTTTGTATCGTCAAGTACGAATAAGGGACCAAAAAAGAGTGTGGATTTTACCAAAATTAACAATTACGAGTATACCCAAGAAGATTATCTAATTGAAATTGAACCATCAACATATTCAACGGTTAGAGGTGAAGTTTTGATTAAGATATTAAAAAAAATGTACGAATTTTTAGTTGGTCACGTTCATAATTGGGCCGAACCTGGTCATATGGATACCGAAAGAATGTCGATTTTGAAGGACTTGATTCAAACTATGGAAAGAGATTTGGTAAATGATTCAATTAGAATAAACTAATTGATATTTATTAAATAAAAAGATGTCATATTTTCGTTCATATTTCAATAAAAACAACACACTCATCAAGGATTCACAGATTAACACTGCGAAAAATCCTAATACCGAGATTTTCTATGGGTCTGGTTTCTCTAAATTCATATTTAGGGTAGATTTAACAGATTTGAAATCTAAAATTGACAACGGTGATTTGGTTATTACACCAAATACAAAACATTACTTACACTTAACTAATACCATTTTTGGTGACGAAAGTTTATTAGGTCAAAAAAATGGTAAAGGTAGAGAAAGAACAACCTCATTTGATTTAATCATTTCTCCAATAAATGAGTTTTGGGACGAAGGTGTAGGTTTCGATTATGAACAAGCTTATGACTATACTTCAGGTAATGAAACTTTCGACCAAAGACCATCAAACTGGTTTAATAGAACAACATTAGATACTTGGTCACAAGAGGGGGTTTATTCCACATCACCAAACCAAATAATTGACACCATTCATTTTGATAATGGTAATGAAAATTTAAAATCGGACATTACTTCGTACGTTAATAGTATCGTTACAGGTACATCAATTAACTATGGTTTAGTATTAGCATTTTCACCCGAATTTATGGACGTTACCAATGACGTTGACCAATCTGTTGCGTTTTACACAATGTACACACAAACATTCTTTGAACCGTTTGTAGAAACTATTTTTGATGACACAATAGAAGATAATCGAGAGAACTTTATCGCAGACGTACAAAGAAATTTATATCTATACGTAACGAGAGGTACAAACTTCTACGATTTAGACACCTTACCAACTGTTGATATTATGGATAGTAATAGAACGGTTCTTGCGGGTTTGTCAAACCTAACCACAACAAAAATTAGAAAGGGAATTTACAAGGTAACATTTGGTATAAGTGGAGTTCTTTGTGACGGAAAACGATTCTTCTATGATAAGTGGAAAGGTATTGAAATAGACGGTATTAGTCTTGATGATGTTACACAAAAATTCATTCCTAAACCACATACTTCATTATTCACTATTGGAGCCAATGAAACTGAATTAGAGAGATATGTAGTTCAATTTTATGGAATTAAATTAAACGAAAAAATAAAAAGAGGTGAGAACAGAAAAGTGGTGGTAACCCTTAGGTCTATCAATCAACCAAAATCTGTTCTATTTGACGAGGTATACTATAGAATTTATGTTAAGGAGGGTCATACACAAGTAAATGTATATGATTGGACTAAATTAGATAGAACAAATGAAAATTCATTTGTTTTAGACACAAGTTATATGATTCCAAGAGAGTATTGGGTTGAAATAAAAGCTAAGACTCACACAGAAGAAATATTTTATAGAGACGAAATAAAATTTGAAATAATATCAGAAAAATAATAAAAATTATGTCAAAGCAGAACGTAATCCTAAAAAAGGATTTTCATAAATTAAAAGAGCAAAAACAAGGAAATTATATGTTCTTTGGTAACATAGAACAAATAAAAAGACAATGTGAAATGTTAATGGAAATTGATGAAAACACCATCAATGAACTATTAAATAACGGTCACGATTGGGCTGATGACCACATTTCTGTGGCTAAAGAAAACTTAGACCAAGTATTTGACTTTATTATGAATGAAACTAAAAAAGAACCTACAATGGGGCAAAGTATTAAAGTTGATTTTAATCAGGTTAAATCATTAGCACCTGATTTATTAGATGGAGGTATTCAAATATCTGAAGCTCTATCTTATCATATAACAAACAGAAAACCATTGATTAATTCGGTCTTCAAATTCGGAACTCAAAGTTATGAGAACTTAATTGAAGAAGCTTACGAATTATGGTCGGAAGGTGTTTTAGATTTATCGGATGATGATTTAAAACTAATGGAAGATTTAGAATTTGGGCCTACCGAAGAAACTAATTATGTTGCTGACGATTTATTAAATGAGGCAGAATATCAAGGACGTAAAGTTCAATTGGGTAAAATTATGCAAGGTGACATTAAGAAATTTAAAGTTTTCGTTAAAAACGACAAAGGTAAAGTTGTTAAAGTAAACTTTGGTTTCGGTGGTAAATCCGCAAAAGGAAAAAGAATGGTTATTAAGAAAAATAACCCTGAGAGACGTAAATCATTTAGAGCAAGACACAATTGTGACAACCCAGGTCCACGTTGGAAAGCAAGATATTGGGCTTGTAGAACTTGGTAATTAATAAAAAATTACATTAACCCCACATTCAAGGAGAAGTTGGTATGATTTCGATTGAGATTCGTCCCATTTCTCCTTATTTTTTGTGGTACATATGTGTTTACAATGAACAGTTCTAATACCACTGTTTACTATACCTCTAGCACAGTCAACACAAGGTAATCCCGAGGTTAAATAAATTGAAGAATTCTTTATAGGTATTCCGATTCTTGCAGCGTTGTAAATCGCATTACGTTCCGCGTGTTCGAACCAGAAGTACTTTTCAGGTCTTTCCTGACGTTCTTGTCTTGAGTCATCTAAACCCCTTGGAAACGAATTATAACCCGTAGAAAGTACCTCATTGTCTTCCCCAACGATTACCGCACCTATCTGAGTGGATTGGTCTTTAGATTTAAGTTTAACTTGTTCTGCAATACCTAAAAAGTATTCTGTCCAATTCATATTTTCTGTATTAAATCAAATAATGAGTTTTCCTTATTAATCTTATCAATAAATTTATCGTGACACTTTATTGACCACTTTTTACACAATTCGTGGTTATAGTCAAATTCCCACATAAATTCTTTAACAAACTCAACAAACATTTCAGGGTTACCCTTATGTTCTCTAAATCTCTCCATAAACGGATGTTCCTCAATGTCCACCATTTTATGAATACAATCTAATGGGTAGGAATGTGTGGAAATAAATGGTATTCCTGCAAGAATAAACCCGAGTGTCTTTTCAGTTAAGTAGTGGAAAACAACCTCATAATTTTTTCCTCCGTGACTCTCATCAAGTATATGCATTTTAGATTTGGGTAGTCTTTTGAAAAACATATCCAAACCATTGTGTAAATTGACAATATAATCCACATTATCAAAATCGGTTTCTCCGTTAATTTTATTTACTTCTATGTTAGGAATTAGATTATTAGTTAACTTATCCGACTGAGAAACCGTAATGTCTTTAAATCCATTTATACCCTCAGCAATCACCTTTCTGTGTTTCTTGGATGTCATTATTGAATACCCTAATTTGTATTCGTGATTCAGCCTTTCAAAAATGTATTTAAAATCATAATACCATCTCAAATCATTATGACCATTCCAATTGAAAATAGTATTACTGAATGTGTGATAAACATTTGGATATCTATTTGAAAATGAGTGATTTAGAAGAATGTTATCAGTTATAATTTTATGATTTGATAACCTATCTATATTCTCCTCAAATGGTATCATATGTTCGTTAGGCTCTTCATCAAACTTTGAGAAAATCTTTTCCGTTTTAAAAATAAGAACCAACCAATTAGATTTATTCTCAATAATATCACATAGTCTGCTTATCACTGAGATATCAACAAAACCATCAGTTTCACCACAATCATTAAAATCCGAATAGTTTTGAAAATCTTGTCTTATTGAATAATAATCAATAAGATGTAAACCATCCACATTATCGTTTATTGTTGGGTTGAATACTAGTTCAAACGTAATTCCATTGTAATTACATTTAACATTCGCGAGTTTACCTGAAACATTAATCTCTTTATCAGTTGTATTGTGACACAACTTATAGAATAATTGTTTTGAGTAATAATTGTGGACATATATTTTCATATTAACTTACCCTTTGACCAATACCATACTCTATTATCAGAATACCTATTGAGTGACTTTGCTTCTTTTTTTTCTACGAATTTCCCAATCTGAACTAAATCTGAATGATTTCTCAAATCAATACCTACATTAAACCCACCATCAGTTTTTTCATAAACTGTATTGTTCATAGGTGGTTCATATTTCCCCTCATCGTCAAGTTTTAACACTTTAACAATTTCGTCCTTTTTCATTTTGCATTCAATACCTCTTGAATACACCATCTTTTCAAGGACATCTAATCTTAATTTACTATAATCAACGTCAGACATAGGACAAATATAAGAAATATTCTGGAATATACCAAAAATAAAAAACCCCCGATTTCTCGAGGGTCTTTTACTATATTAAGATGTTATTATCTTAAGGTATCCAAGCTAAATGATTGTAATCCTCTAACTGTGATAGTAGCGTAGTAACGGTTGTTAACCATTTTCTTCGCGTATCTTGTCATAATACCCTTGATTGGGGTCATATTGAACGGATTATACATTGTTGGAGTTAATTGTAAAGGAACATATGGTGCGTAGATGTAACCAGCGTCTAACAATGACTTACCTTTGTGTCCAATCAAAATTTTGTTTGCTGGGAAGTAAGGGTCACGGTATACTTGGTAACGACCTGCTAATGTACCTACTTTCTCAATACCCATATTGTATTGGTCTTGCTCAGGATGAGCGTTTGATACGTGGAAATATTCTAAATCGTCGAATACTGCAGATACTTCTGAAGAAACAACAATCCAGTTAGCACCACCTCTCAAAGTAGACTTATGGATTTGAGCTGATAATTGGTTAATCTTAGTGATTAACGTTTGGTTCCAGTCTTTTTGAGTGTAACCTGCGAAAGCTGAACCACCATTACCATATCTCCATTCGTTGTAGTCCCACTTAGTTGTCCAAGCAGCACCTTTACGAAGGTCACGTAAGATTTCACGGTCAACTTCTGCTGCGATTTGCTCAGATAACAATGCTGTTAACTCAGCTTCTGCATCGATGTTGTGGAATGCACTTACGTCTTGAGCTAATTCAGGAGACCAGCTAGCTCTTAATTTTCTTTCAGTTACAGAAACAGTTACTGATTCTAAATCGAAAGAAACTTCACCAATTGCATCTTCGAATTCTAAGTCAGAGTAAACTCTAAAACCTAAAGTTACATCAGAAGCTTGGAATGTGTTAGATAATTGAGAAGCTGTGAAACCAGTTGTTACACCATTGTAGTTTTGTAAATCTACGTTGATATAGATAACACCTTCTTCGTCACAAATATCTTGGAATCTACCTCCAGGGAATGCTGAAGTTGATTTAGAACCGTACTCGATAATACCTTTACCGTATTTCTGAGTTACGATGTTGAAGTTTTTAGAAGCTCCACTTACGAAAACTTCAGCTCCTGCTAAGAACTCTTCAGTATCCATTACTGAACCGTTAGGTCCGATTAACTTACCTTGACCGTCCTTAGTGAAACCTGAGAATTTAACTACTAATGAAGTTTGAGTAGTACCAGTTAAAGATGCTCTTGTAACATCAGCAACAGTACCATTAGAGAAAGCAACTACCGCTGCACCATTTAAAGTAACAGCAGAGTATGAACCTTTAGAGTAATCGAACAAACCTTCAGAAGGAGAGTTACCATCACCAGCCTCATAGAAGCTATCGTAAAGGTTTTTAGCATCTGTGTAACCTGCAGTTGCTGCGTCATTGTTACTTGGCATTCCATAAGGTTGACGGTGGTTAACACCATCTCTTCCTTGAATTTTAGGAATGAAGTAGAATAATTTACCGATTGGTAAGTTCATAGCTTGTACAGACACGATGTCGTTAGCTAATAATTTAGAGAATACACGACGAATGATAGGGAATACCACAGTCTCGAAAGAACCAGAAGCATCAGATACTGCTGCTTCGTTGATTAAATAAGACGCTTGGTTTTCATATAATTGCGCGATGTTATCTTTTTGGTGACCTCCAAGACCTTCTAAAAAGCCTAAGTCATCCCATTTTTTGATGGTATCTTCTTTGATAACACGAAGGTGCTTAAGACCGATGTTACCAACCATACCTGATTCTAATAATGCTCCCATTTTAAAATTGTATTTTTTTGTTTTTTTTATTATTTTATTTTACTCATTAAATCTTTCATTCTTCTGAATTGAGGGTTCTCATATGCTTTTGATTCAGATAATACCTCAGTTGAAGAAGTTTGTGGAGTTAATGAAATTTTATCAACTACCGACTCAGTCATTGGTTTTTTAGTGTCTAATTCGGTTTTGATTGATTTGTAAAGATTTTTTGCTTCGTTTATAGAAGAAATTGAATCGAATCTTTTTAAAATATTCAATTTTTCTTGTTTTGTTGTTGAATGTTCAGTAAACAATCTTGTAGCGTAAGCTAAGTTTGCATTGAATACTGCAACTTCGTTAAGTTTTTCCTTGAAAAGAACTAAAGCTTTCTTGTATTCAGAATTTTGTTTTTTCAATGTTTCAACTTCTTCGTTAATACCGAAAACACCAGAACCTGCTTTATGTACTTTTTTACTAGGTAAACCTGACCTGTTCATACCGTTCTTATTTCCGTGAGCAGTTATTGAATTTCTTGCGGCTTCTGTAGCTTCAACTTTTTTAGGTTCTTCAACTCCTTCTTTGTCCAACTCAATTTCATCTTCATCAAGAGTGACTTCGTAAACTGTACCGTCTTCGTCATCTTCTTCCTCTAAAGCGTTTAATTGAGCATCGTCTTCAGGATTTGAAAAGCTTTCGTCATAAGATTCTTCTTCTGAAAGTCCCATTTCGGTTCCACCATCTTCACCATCTAACTTAATGATATACTCTTGGTCATCAACACTAAGTGATAATTTATCACCTTCTTTTTTAACTACAATACCATCTTCTGGTTTCATAGCTTTGAAAACTTTAAGTACTTCATCATCAGACGCTGATGTCATATCAACAACATCATCATCAGATTCGTCAGACATTTTATCTGTTCCGAATTCTTCATCTTCGATTTCACCTTCTTCATCAGCTTCAGGCTCATCGGCGATTTCATCTTCTTCATCAGATGGTTCATCGTTTATTGAAGTTTCTTCATCTTCAGGTTCATCACCTGTTACATCTTCTTCTTCTTCAGGATTAACTTCGTCCTCTGGTTGTTCACCCATTGGAACTTCAGTTTCGTCCTCATCTTCTTCTTGTTCCCTAAGCAAATCGTTTAGTTCTTGTTTCATTGTTGAAGCAAGTATACCTTTTGCATTTTGCTTTACGGCCTCTTCAAGTGTTTGTACTTGAAGTAATGCTTGTTCTAAAATAGATTTTTGACTCATCTTTATTTATTTGTTTTATTATCTTATAAATACTACGTTTTTACGAAAAATTTACTTTTTCAGTATTGGTAACCCTATAAAATTTATTATTTGGATAAAAAGTTATCTAATTTTCCCATTAATGACTTCATCTTATCAAATCCTTCCCCTTTTTCTTCGATTGATTCTTGATACTTGTCTCTATCAGATAATTCAGGGAAAACATAAGCACCTGGCGTAGATGGAGATGACACTAAATCAAAACAAACAAGTTCAAAATCCTCTTGTACAATGTTTTGACCTTTAATGTTTTTAAGAGACCCTACTCCACGAGAAGAGATACCCAAAGTAGCTCCGTTCATAATCAACATAGCCGCTTGGTCTCCCTTAGTGGATACAATACCCATTTTCTTCCAACCCGGTGATGTGAATAGTTTTATCTTACCCATTAACATTTTACCATCCCACCAAGTCTCTGTAATAGAGTGTGATACCCTATCCAAATCAATAAGTGATGATGATGGGTGATTTAATTCATTTAAAGCACCCCCTTTCTTAATAAGGGATTGATATTTTTCGTTCTCTCTTTTAAGTAGAACTTCGGGATAGATTCTCCCGTTTTTGTTAGGTGTGTCGTATTTTTGTAAAACAGCATAAAGGATAAGGTCTTCTGAGAAGTCCATACCCTTCATTTCTGATATAATTTTTTTGTTGTCGTCAGGTGAAACGTGTCCTGCGTCGTATTCGATTAAGATTCCCTTACCCGTCTCGTTTGGACCTAATATCTTCATTTACAGTTTTTATACTATAAATACATCGATATCCCAACTTATTTCTTGTTCTTATAGAAATTAAACAGATTTTTGTCTTTTAAATTCCCATTAATAATGTTTTCCGATATTGATTTAATAGTTTTTTTAACTTCTTTATCTCTGATATCAAATTGATTTTTAACGAATAATGTAATTTCTAAATTCATAAAGGACTTTTTTTCTAATTTGATTCCTTTAGTCCTAACGTCTAAATCGACAATATTTTCTTTTTTGAAAAACTCATTTTCCAAATAGTACAAGTACGTTTTTATTTCACGTCTTGTTCTTGACAGTATTAACTCGAAATTATCGGTCTCACTTTCAGGTAATAACCAAGAATTTAGTTTTATGTATACGGTTTTTAAATTTTTAAAGTCTACAGTTCCGTAACCAATCTTTACATTTTCATAGTATCCAAGGGGTATAAATTTCCCAGTTTTCATTAATTTTCTTCATATTATTTTAATTTATGGTGTTAATTAAAATATAAAGAAAAATTCTTGTATTTCCAAAATATATTTATATAATACTAAAACCAAATTATGTTAATAATAGAAATTAAAAATGAAAAGAGTCTTGAATCTGCTCTTAGGACCTATAAACAAAAGGTTCAAAAAACAAAACAGATACAAAAACTTAGAGAAAGGCAAGAGTTCGTAAAACCTTCAGTTAAGAAAAGAACTCAAAAATTAAAAGCGATTTATATAGAATCAAAAAAAAATGGTCTTAATTAAGACCATTTTTTAATTCTTTAAGTTTATAAAGATTAAACTTATTAAAATTCATTTCGTTTACCTCTTTTTGAACTTGAGTTAATTTTGTTGTTAATTCATCATCTTTATTTTCAGATAATATAGTTCCCACTTGGGTTAAAACAGATTCTTTTAATTCAGTAATGTTTTTCTCTAAATCTTCTTGTGACATTGAAAGAATTGATTTCAATTCCTCCTGTTGTTCTTCATTTAAACTATTTGTATATAAAACGTTGAAATTGTTCGCTAATACGGCGTGTAATAAACTTTCGTTAGGTACGATACCTTCTGTTTTAGATTCATTAACTTCTTTTTTGGTTGTTAAATGATTTACTAATTTTTTCTTTGATATAACCTTTTTATCGATGTTGTTTAAACTGTCCTCTTCTAATAATTGGTCAAGAGTAGAATAAACCTCGTTTTCATTGATTTCTAATTCACCTAATTTTTGATTTAATGAACTACAAAATTCAACAAGACTTTTAGACTTACTTCTCAAAATTGTGTTAAGTTCTTCAACATACAATTTAGCAACTTCTTTATCTTCAAAATATTTGTTCTCTATTTCTTCATAAAAAAGATATAACTCTTTAAAGTCTTTATTCTCTTTTATTGTTTTTAAAATATCTTTCATTTCAGACTTGTTCTGACTTGAGTAAGATTCTGTAAGTTTTTTTAAGATTTTGGTTTTTAATACCCCTATTTTGTTCATTTTTAGTCGTTTAATATATCCTTCAATTTATTCTCTATCTCATAAATATTCTGTTGTGCTTTATTAATATCAAATAAATCGTCTAATTTTTCTGAATCGTCACCTAACATAGATAAAATCTTGTCTTTTCGCGATTCACTTAATGGTGCTGCTCCACCCGCAGGTGCTTCTGCAGGTGCTCCCATATCGGCAGGTGCTCCACCCATACCCATATCCATTCCACCACCCGCAGCGGCGTCACCGGTTGCACCACCGGCAGCTTCTAATTTTTCTCTTTCTTCTTCAGGTATTCCATATTTCGCATCGACGTCATCGAACACTCCTGAACGTTTAATAATTTGTGCGGTTGCAGCTAACTCACCACCAATAGCTCTTTCAAGTCTTTGTTGTTGTAAATCAAGTATAACCTCATTATCACTAAATCCAAGAATATTCTTTTTAGCCCAAGTATGTGAAACAGGTAAAATACCAAGTTGTGAGTTGTCAGATGTGGCGTCTTTATATAACGTAACCTTTTCTTTCCATTGTTCAATCTTAAGTAAATCTGATTGAGATGATGGGTTTGTTAATGATAAACTAAAGTTGTGTAATTCATCTTCTAAACCTAAAAGGTATAAATGAATTAACGCAATTTTATTTAATTCTTGTATTAAAGATTTTTGAATTCTATTGATTGTTCTAGCAAAACGAATATCCATTAATGCAAGATTTTTACCATCACCAACCACTTCTTCAAATCCTAAAAACGCTTTAGGTATACGAAGAGCCGCTAACATTTTCTTTTGAATGTATTCAATATCGGCAATCTCACCTAAATTAGCAGCACCTGGTAATGTTTCAATCGGGTTAGTTTGTGCTGGGTCACGTACAGGTATGAAATAATCTTGGTCAACAGCCATTTGATTATATCTCATATCAACGTTACCATTCTTTTGGTCAACAACTGTATCTCTTTTGAATTTGTTTGCAACACGTTGTACATATGGTTCAATATCTTTGTCATCCATATTACCAACGAATACTTTGAATACACGTCTTTCAGGTGCTCTTGATGTTCTGTAAATTAACATCGCATCTTCCGCAAGTAAAAGTTGTTTCCAAATTCTTCTAATCTTATCTAACATAGATGTACCATATGGTAACTTTCTATCATCACCTAAAATTCTAAAGTGAGCAATCTCCCAAGCTTGGAATTCAATGTCTTTGTTCTTCCAATTAAATCTCAATTCTCTTGTTGGTATTTTTGAATCTTTAGGTGCTGCGGCTAAGTTCTTAAGTGCCGCACCCTCAACTCTTTCAATTTCAATGTTTGGTAATTGTTGACAACCGATGATTCCTTTTTCAGGGTCTACTTTAAGGAATACAAAATCATCTCCGTACTTACACATACCTCTAGCCCACATTTGTAGGTTAGTATTGATGTCTAATTTTTCTTTAAATAAATCCTCAAGAATACCTTTGATTCTTTTTGATTCAGAATATATTGTTAGAATTTCACCTTTCTCAGACATTGTTGTTGATTCCTCAGCATAAATGTCTAACGCGGCAGATATTTCAGGAGTAAACTCCATCGACTCATAATCATAATACGCTGACAATCTATTTGGTTCATAATAAACCGATTGATTATATAACGACTGGTCTAATTTAGTCCATTTGTCTGCGATGTATTGTGACTGTTGTGCTTGTAATAACGCTTTTTCAAAGTCTTCTTTACTATCAGTTTTTAATATTTCTTCTCTATCTAAATTGAAAGATGGTGATACCTCTTTCCCTTTTCCTTGAAAACCGAAAACCTTAGTAAGTTTCTGAAATACCGTTAAATTATTTTCTGCCATAACTATAAATACTATTTGTTAAAAATCTATCCTATTTTATTCAAAAAATAAAGGTTTATTTGGGTTTTCCAAATAACCAAGAGTATTCACCATAGGATTGTTTTGATGGTGTTTGAGGTTGATTATTTCCATCCATTGACATTAAACCTATTGGGTCGAATGTTGTTCCATATGAATAAAAAGACTTATTTGTTTCGTATGTTCTTTCAGATAATACCCAAGAATCTAACATTGCTTTATTTTGTGCGTCAGTTCTTTCTAATTGGTTAAAACATATATCACCAGCATATAATGCCATTGACATACTCATTATGGCGTCGTCGTGTGCACCTTTCATATGGTCAGGTCTACCATTCATATAAACAAATGTATTAAGTTCATTTAATAGTCTTGATGACCTCACAATAAATCCTTTTCTAAGTTGTTCTTCAAATGCAGCAACAATTTGTGTTCTTTTATTATTGAAGTTTAGACCGGGAATTTTATCCATCGCTTTTCTATTGTATTCCCATATGTTTTGAGTATTAATACCGTCGATATATAAATTTTTATAATTTAATTCTTGTAGTTTTCTTGATGTTGCGACACCCATACCTCCCGTTATATCAATTACAATGAACGCGTTGTAAAGTACACCCCATTTGTATGCAATTGCTGCTAAATCATCTGGTGGTATCTTACCAATATATTCTGCAACCTGTTCTCTATCATCGAAATCAATAATATTAATTGATGAAAAGTCTTCACTATCTCCTCTACTAACATCCACACCCATAATATAACGATGGTCTTGTATCGGTTCCTTCCAATGCCAAAAAGTTCCTTGCATATATTTTTCAAACGGAACTCTAATCATATTTTTGGCAATGTTTTCTTGAATGTCACTAGGAATTACCCCATCTCCCGAACCCAAAAAGTCACACTCCAATTCCTGTGCGATTTTACGTCTATCGTACTTGAATTTCTTGGACATAGATTCAAACCAAGACGAAAAAGGTTTATAACCATTCTCTTCTAATTTTCTATAGTCTGACATATTGAATTCACGAAGAATTACCTCATCATCATTATATTGTTCTCTATTCAACATATAATGACATATGTCTTGACATTTAACCCAAACCAAGTCTTTGGTATAACGAGGGTCTTTAAACCATCTTAAATCCGTTATATGGAAATCGTTCATACCACGAAGTGATTGGTCATAAACCCCATAATAAATTGGGTCATAACCATTCGGTGTGGATATAAGGATAATTTTACCTCCCGTAGATAGTGACGCCATTGAAGCGGCCCAAAAGTCCTCACCCGCTTCAATATACGCAGCTTCGTCAAATACAAGTACTGTTGGTGTATAACCACGTAACGCATCGGCGGACGTTGCAACCGCTTTTACTTCACAACCATTATTTAATCTAAATCTACTTTCGGAGTTTTTATCAGGGGAGAAACCAACGTTTAACCATTCAGGCCATTGTTCTAAAAAATTACGAACCTTGTTCGCCATTTCAATGGCGGTATCTCTTTTGTTCGCAATAATAAGAACTCTTTCAGGGTTCTCAGGTTTTGCTAATTGTAATTTTTTAGATAACCAAGCAGCAGTTACTGTTGTAACACCCGCTTGACGATATTTTTTAGTGATATTTTCGTTGTAGTCTTCGTAGTCCTGAATCAATTGTAATTGGTCAGGGAACAAATCCATAGGAACATATTTCTTTTGCGTATTATCATACGTTTGTAGATATGTTCTTAAAGCATATGGAGTATCTTTAATGATTCTTGCATATTCTTTTAATTGCTCAATTTTACTCATATATATAAATACAAAAAAAGACGGTTAAAAACCGTCTTTGTATTATTGTCCTGATAATGAGATTCCTAAACCTGATAACATATCTTGTAAACTTTCACCAGATACTTTAGGTGCAAGCTCCTCAATTAATTTTCTGAACTCGGATGTTGATTGTGTAACTTCTTCACTATCTACTTTTCTTGTTAAATCATAGTACATAGCGCCAATCAATTTTTTACCCATTTCTGTGTTACCTATAACTTCCTTCATTAAAACTAAAAATTCTTTTACAGGTAAGTTAGCAACATTTGAGTAAATAAAATATTGTAATTTTTTCTTTTCTTCTTCATTTTTAATCGCTTCAGGATATAATGAATATAATCTTCTCCAAATTGCAGGACCTAATCTAATGTCCCAAATTTCGTGAAGTACTGTATCTTCTAAATCCATAGCTTTTTGAACTCTTTCAGGGTCTTCAGGATTTCTTTGTTTTGATAAGAATTCCATAACACCTTTAATGGTTTCGTGAATTAAGAAAGGAAATATAACCGCTCTTGCAATAACTGTTGGAGGATTTGTTGTTGAATCAAGTCTTGTTTTACCTGCACCTTGAGCTTCGGCGATTGTCGCTTCCATCATTTCTTCAGGAAACTGCCAATAACCTAACATCATAGTTGAAACGAAAATTGCATATTTGTCTGTTAAATTCTGAACTCCTGTAATTCTTTGAATTTCAGGAATAACATCTTCAAACATCCAAGTACCATCAACTGCGTGACCTTGGGTCATTGCATTTAATAATCTTCTTTTAGCTCTTTCTAAATTTAAAACCTCATCAACTAATTCTTCTTCTTGTTCTTGAACTTCCTCTTCTTCAGCATCTTGATTTACTTGAATGCTTTCAGATTGTAATTTAATGTCGAATTGTAATCTATTTTCAGGAACCTTAAAATGTTCCCTAATTAATCTCTCACATAACTCCTCTAATTCAGTTTCGTGGTTTCTTTCGGCGTTTTGTATCTCAGATAATATTCTACTAGCTTGCATTGATAACTGATAATACCTACCTTGTATACCGGTACCGATATTACTAACTCCCGTATAACGTGATAATCTACCTAAGGCGGTTGAGTACTCGTCACTAGCTAACAATTCTTCGTAGTTGTTGTATCCTTCTTCGTTTGGTTCGGGAAAATCTACTTTTTTAAATGGGGTTTCTCTATCGACTAATTTATTAGTTAAACCTGAATCAGGTCTACTATCATCAGCAAATTTCATATCCTCATTAAATTGTTTATTTGCCATTTTTTAATACGTTTCTGATTTTTTTCATAATTGATTCTGAAATAGAATCGGCACCTTTTGGTTGATTCATTGACTTCAAAATATTTTTAAATTCCATAAAGGCCGGCATACTTCCACCATTTCCTTTTTCGAACTTAGGTCTTGGGTCAGGTCCTTCACCAGGATTTTGCCAAGGGTCAATGAAAGGGTCTTTATCAGGTGATGGTGGTGCATCAATATCAGGGTCAATATCAATATCAGGTTCTACATCGATATCTGGTTCCATTACATCTGGTTGTTCGTGTAGTTTAATTTTGATAAGTTCCATAATTTCATCTTTAGTTGTTAATGAATGATAATCATTTTCCACCAAAGAATCAACCCACTCTTTAATTTCTTTTTTATCAATATCCTCTAATTTCTTTTTATCCAACTTTTTTCCTTTTAAAATTTCAAAGTCTTCGCCATCGATTTTACCATTTTTGTTTTTATCGATATTTTTTTGATTCCCTTTCAATTCTTCTTTAACTTCTTTCTTCTTTTTTTGACCTTTCAAAATTTTAAAATCTTGTGCATCTATTTTACCATTGTGGTTTTTATCCAATTTCTTTTGACCACCTTTTAATCCTTCCTTAACTTCAGATTCCATAGGTTGTGCGACTGGTTTTTTATCGACAGGGTCAATTGATACTGAATAACCTTTAGATGCTGGAGGTAAACTACCTAAATCACCTTCACCATCTATTTTATATGCGGTTTTACCAGGTATAGCTTTAATTTGTTCTCCCAATATTCTTTCAGATAACATTTCCAATTGTTTATCTGACATAACAACTAAAGTTGATTGTGAAAATCCTTCTTTAACTAATAAACCAACAATTTGATTGCGTTTCATTTTAAAATTTGTATTTAATTTCTTCATTTATTAATCTTAAACCCTTCGACTCCAACTTCTCAGTGATACTATCAATGTCTTCACCGAAATGAAAAGAAACTCTTTCAGGTCTTTCTTCTGAATGTATATCAAAAGGTTCCCATCCTAAAGCAACAATTCCATCTACGGCGTCTATCATTCCAAAGTAATCTGAATTTTGAACCAAATCTAATTCTAATTCTGAGTTTTTTAATAAACCCACTAAATTAATTTGTTCTAATTCAGGTGGAATTGCTCTACCCGAAGATGGAATTATAAACCATTCATCCATTAATACATCAATATCGTTACCGAATATAAATTCGTATTGTCGTTGACCTTTATAGTCTCGTCCTAACTCATTGATGTATAAAAGAAACATTATTGTTCAAAGTGTTTTCTTAATGTTTCTTTAACACTATTATTAATCATATCGGTTAACTCATTAATATCAACTTCTTTGGTTACTACTTCATCCATATCTCCATATTGTTGTCTATCAAAGTGAGCCAAATGTGCATCATTATCAAAACCGTCTTCTTTCTCATCTTCCATTGATTTAGCCATATCTAATTCTTTGTTAAATAAGCTTTCTAATTCTGATTCATCACCCATTGGGTCTTCTTCTTTTAAATCAAAATTGAACATATCACCATATTCGTCATCACCGAAGATATCAGCATCACTATCGTAATTATCTGAATCCATTGAAGCTTGTCTAAAGTACAAATCTTCTTCACTATCAGGTTCAACAAAATGTTTTGTTTTCTTTCTTACCTTTTCTTTTTCTAAATCAATATTTGAATCCAATGCGTCGTGACGACCTACCGGACCTTCATCTTCAAACTCATCATCAAATCCCATTTCTTCAGGTTGTATTTGAGTGTCGAAATCATCGAAACCTTCGTCAAAACTCATATTAACTAAATTTTCTAACGCATCTATTCCGTCCATTTCACCTAATTCAGATTCGTCACCCGCTTCAGGTGCTGGCATTTCAGAAGGTAATTCTTCACCACCTTCAGTATCACCTAATCCATCCTCACCTTCAAAATCTTCCTCGTCTTCAAACTTGCTCAATATTTCTTCTTTATCATCCATTTCTAACTTATCCAAATTAACTGCGGATAATACAGAATTGATAATATATTTGATATCGTCACTTTCTAAATCGTCTTGGATGTCTCTGATTTTTTGACCTAATTTACCTGTTAACTTTTGAACGACTTTTAGTTTATCGTCACCACCTTCTTCTCCACCCATTTCAGGTTCTGCACCCATATCAGGAGCCGCACCCATTTCTGCACCCATATCAGGAGCTACACCCATATCAGGAGCCGCACCCATATCAGGAGATGCTGGTGGTAATGCAGGTGGCATTTCAGCGGCAACCTCAGCAGGTGCTGGTGGTGCAACTTCTGCTGGTGCTGATTTACCGGCTTTTAAAACATATTTTGTTTCTTCTTGTAAATTATCTTGTCCTTTTAAAAGTTCTAATCTTTTAAGAGCTTCAGCGTATGAAGAGAATCTATTCTTATTCTTCATAAACATACCACCGATATAGTCTAACGAATTTTCGTTCAAACCTCTTTTTACATAGTATCCATCTTTTTCTTTGACTACACCATATAAACCTGACTTTGTTGATTCAGATAGATATTCTGCAGCTTTAGATGTTGCAACATTCTTATTATTGTTGTTGTTATAGTAGGTAAGCTCGAGAATTCTTTTTAATTTCTCATCTCCGCTTAATTTTTCACTACCGAGTGGTTTTATATCTCCCATTTTTAATATTATTAAATGAAATTATTCTTATCATATAAATACATAGATATATGAAAAAAAATATGGTTTATTATTGTGCTACGGATAATTTCTTATTTTGAATCCCCTTTTTGATACCCATTAATTTCTCAATGTACCCATTTCTCCTAAGTAATTTGAAGGTTAAATTTTCATAAGAATACTCCCCACCCTTCTCGAGACCCGATTGTCTAAATTGTTTTAATTTGGTTTTTACATCATCAACGTCCTTTGAAACGTCTTTTCCTGATTCTGAGGACTTAACCAATGAATCTATTAATTCTGCATATTCTTGACCCTTTTCCATAATGGTGCGGTCATCAATGAACTCCTTACCCTTTTTAGGTTCAATTATCCATTTGTTATTTAATATTGAATAGACTCCCGTTGATAGGTGTTTTTCATTTGAATCTTGAACATAAAGTTCAACATCGTATCCTTTTATTTTTATATCGTGTTCCGAGTTCCAATTGTTTTTCTTTGAATCGAAAAATTCTTTAACTATCTTCTTCATCGAAGTAGAATCTTTTTTATTCGAGTCATTAAAATCATTGAAATCTACCAATATGTGTAAATCAACATCCGAATATTCGGACCAATTAAAATTTGATAACGAACCTGTTAAATGGACATCATCAATAAAGAAATCGATACCGATAAATTCAACAAACTTATCAGCAATCTCCAATAATTTAGTTCTAATATTATCCTTCATACTAAAAGAACCATTATCCTCCTCAAAAATATCAGGGGACAATGATTCCTTAGAATAAAAAGACTTTACTATCTTTTGGTCTAACTCACTATCTTCAAAAAGTTCATCAACCAAAGATTTATTCATCATACTAACCTCTTAAATTTGTATTTGCCGTTTATGTTACTATTCAAAAACTTACCTTGAGATTCGGACATTCTAAACTTAGTGAACTTCTCCCAAGGGAATTCGTAGTATTCATAAATAGAACCATTATTAAATGTAATCGTTAAAGTTTCAGTTTCTGTGTTAAAACCTGCACTTTTAAGGTTACTCGAGTTGATTTCAACTAAGATGTTTTTACCATCAATTTTTTCACTTATAATACCCATATCTTATATTTTTTAGTATTAATAATATACAAAATTTTTAGTTAATAATCAAATACTACATATAAATATCAAATAAAAAACCCCGATTACTCGGGGTTTCATTTTAATTAAGGGAGATTTGACGTTCTATTGATTTTTTCTTATCTATCGGTAGAGTTAATTCAAGAATACCATTCTCAACTTTACCCACAATATCCTTCTCTTTTACATCGTCGGGGATATTATATGATTTGACGAAACTACTTGTAAAGTAGACACTATCGTCACTCTCCTCTTTTTCAAAAGAAATTTTAAGTATTCCTTCCTTTGTGGAAATTTTTAAATCTTCCTTGGTTAAACCAGGAACACTTAATAAAACAACGTATTCAGTTTCAGTTTTACGAATACGAGTTTCAGGACTTTTTAAGTACTTTGAAGTTTCGAACACGCTATCGAAACCTTGGAAAAATGGGTCTTTAAATAATGTTATCATAGTATATTAAATTTTATTATACTATAATCAATTTTTTTGCCAAATGTCTAAAACTGACATTTAGACATTGGTTAGACATTTTTTTAGACATTTTGTCCGCGATTTGTTTTTTTGAATGAAAAATGTTAAGTTTGTACAAATACTAAATCATACACATATGTCGGTAGACTTTTTAGAAGACGGGGGTCCAAAACCTTATCAAAAAAATAGAAGAGGAACTTCTACAACTCCAATCCTTGATAATTTCTCAAGAGATTTAATTAAACTCGCAGAAGAAGGAAAGATTGACCCGGTTGTTGGGAGAGATAACGAAGTGAAGAGAATTTCCCAAATTCTTTCTCGCAAAAAAAAGAATAACGTTGTAATTGTAGGTGATGCGGGTGTTGGTAAATCTGCTCTCGTTGAAAAACTTGCAATACAAATTCACAAAGGTGTTTGTCCGAGTAATTTGTTGGATAAAAGATTGGTGTCGTTAGATTTAACATCACTTGTTGCTGGTACGAAATATAGAGGACAATTTGAAGAACGAATTAAGGCGATATTAAACGAACTTCAAGAAAATCCTAATGTAATTGTATTCATTGATGAATTACACACAATGGTAGGTGCAGGTAATGCTAGTGGTGCTATGGACGCTGCTAATATTTTAAAACCCGCATTAGCTCGAGGTGAAATGCAATGTATCGGTGCAACGACATTTGATGAATTTAAAAAACATATTGAGAAAGATTCTGCATTGGTTAGAAGATTTCAAAAAATTATCTTGAAGGAACCAACACAATCTGAAACGATTGAAATATTGAAGAACTTAAAGTCTTCATATGAAGAATTTCATAAGGTTGAATATCAAGACAATGTTGTTGAGACAATAACAACTTTATCTTTAAGATATATTACTGATAGACAATTTCCTGATAAGGCAATTGATATTTTAGATGAATTAGGTTCAGACAAAAAAATCTCGGGTAAAATTCCTGAGATAATTGAAACACTTAAGAAGGACGCGGAAGCTATCAAAGAAAAAAAGGTTCAAGTAGTTAAAAATCAAAATTACGAACAAGCCGCTAAATTGAGAGATGAGGAAAGAAAGATTTTAAAGAAACTCGATGATGAAAAAGAAAAATGGACGATAAAACAAAAGGAAAATAAAACTCCTGTGACTGTCGAAGATGTGTACGAAATCGTATCCAATATGACAGGAGTTCCAATTAGTAAATTAGACTCTAAAGAAACTGAAAAGTTATTAAAATTAGAAGATATACTATCGTCTAAAGTTATTGGTCAAGATGATGCGATTAAGACAATCTCAAAAGCGATAAGAAGAAATCGTGTAGGTATTAAAGATACCAATAAACCAATTGGTTCATTCATCTTCTTAGGTTCAACAGGTGTTGGAAAAACATTCTTGGCAAAATCATTAGCGGAAACATTATTCGGTGACCCTAATAAAATAATTAGGGTTGATATGAGTGAGTTTATGGAGAAACATAATGTATCAAGATTAATTGGTTCTCCTCCTGGTTATGTTGGTTATGACGAAGGAGGTCAATTAACTGAAAAAGTTAAAAACAATCCATTCTCTGTAATATTATTTGATGAGATTGAGAAAGCACATAAAGACGTATTCAATATCTTATTACAAATACTTGATGAGGGACATTTAACCGATTCTTTTGGAAGAAAAGTAAATTTTACAAATACTTTGATTATTATGACATCAAACGTAGGTGCTAAAAAGGTTATGGATTTTGGTGATGGTATGGGTTTTGCAACTAACAGTAAAGAAACTCAAAAAGCTGAAGTGAAGAAATCGATAATTCAAAAAGCACTAAAACAACAATTCAATCCCGAGTTTTTAAACCGTATTGATGATGTTATCACGTTCAACCCTTTAAATGATGACACATTGAAAAAAATCATTGATATTGAATTGTCACGATTGAATGACCGATTAAAGGAGAAGAACTTTAAGATTACATTTGACAAATCCGTAATTGCGAAGATTCACGAACTAAATTCTGAGGAAGAATATGGTGCAAGACCGATTAAAAGGATTATTCAAAATCTATGTGAAGATTTCTTAAGTGAAGAGATATTGAAAGGTAATATTGTTGAAAATACTTCTATTACACTTAAATTTAAAGACGAAAAATTAACATTTACAAAAAAAATATTGTAAATAGTTGACTTTTTATGAGAATCATATATATTTATATTCTCAAAGGTTCTCTTTGTCGATTACCTTTTCGTTTTTTTTCATAAGTAAGTGGGGTTGAACCCACCGAAAGACCTTAAAACCCCGACATCTTGTTGGGGTTTTTTATTTTCAAATATTTTGTTTTATCGATAAAATTACGTATATTTACAATAGTATGAAAAAATATATATTAATCTTTGGTATTTTTGCCTCATTGGCATTAACTGCCTGTGGTAACGGGTCAACCACAACTGAAACAACTGACTCAACGGCAGCTCAAGTTGACACAACTGCTGTAACAGCAAATGATTCAACAACCAGTCAGATTCCAACTGACAGCACTTCAACTGAAGTAAAATAAGTTTGGAGGGGAGGGTTTAATCCCTCCTCCCTTCTTTTTTAATCGTAACCTAATTTATTTTATGAATCAAAAACGAAACAACACAATACTATTTGTTATAAATTTATTGATGCTCATTTCTTTGTATTTCGTGGTGGAGCATTATAGAAAAGAGGTGTATTCTCTGAAAAAACAGATAGATTATTTGGAAGAAATAGTTGTTAACAAAAAATAAAAATATTTTTTTATATTCCAAATTTTTATTTATTTTGTACTTCTAACCAAACACTATTTTAAATGTCAAACTACGCACCCAAACCTACGAGAAAAAGAAGTACTCAACCCGACATTGTATTAAACATTGAGGGTAGTTTTAATGATTTCACCGATTTTTACGACGGTAATAAAGAAGTCATTTACAAAAACATTTTAGATTTATTCGAATTATTACGAACCACAAGAAAAAAGAAATTGACCTTATCCGTTGTTGCAAAAATTAGAGGATTGGAATGGGACACCGATTTCACCTTTTCTAAAGACGATAAGGAAACCCTACTTAGGGATGTAATGCCGTATTTTGAACAGGTTGAAGATTATGAAGTTTGTTCAAAAATAATAAAATTACATAAGGACTTGACTATTTGAAAATAATAGTATAGATTTTATTAGTATCGTTAAGAGATACGTTTAGTTTTTTTGTCAATGAACCCCTGATGTTTCTACATTGGGGGTTTTTTTATAAAATCATTCTACTACCAACCAAGAAATTACTTAAGAACGGAGAACCCGGTGCAGTGTTACCACTTAATTTATAATTCACACTAAGACCGAATCTTTTACTTATCTTATAATCAAAAGAAGAACCTAATAGAAATCCCATATGTCTATTAACTGTGGTTACTTGTGCGGCGCTATTATATGATATAGGTGCAAACATTGTGAACACCTGTGGAGATATCGTTAATTTTCTACTATATTGAAATGGTTTTGTCCAAAACGCTACAACTGATGTTGACATATTATGGTTAAACTTTTTATTCTGTTCATCTTTCAATAATAAATTAATAAGACCTAAATTGTAACCAAATACACCTTTCTTTTGTGTTGGTTTAATCCACGTGTATCCTAATAAGTTCATATAGTTCCCATTCAAATATGCAAACGCACTTGAATAAGAATGTATCGCGTTTAATTTACCGTTTGAAAAATCCATCTTAGTATATCCACCACTTACAATGAATGTTTTTAAATCACTCATAATCACCGTATTCGCCGAATAACTTTTATCACCCATCAATGAAGATTTAGACACTCCGATTGTTGCAGATTGTAACCATCTACCATCGGGAGATTCTATTGTTGATAAATCTGAAGAAAGTAACATTGGATTAGATACTGCAGCCTTTTCTTTCTTCTTTTCTTCTTTTTTCTCTTCCTTCTTTTCCTCTTTCTTTTCTTCTTTTTTCTCTTCTGATTTACTTTCTTCCTTTTTTTCTTCTTTCGATTCTGATTTAGATTCTTCCTTCTTCTCTTCACTCTTACTTTCAGATTTAGATTCTGATTTAGATTCGGATTTAGTTTCACTCTTTGTTTCTGATTTAGTTTCGGTTTTTGTTTCCGTCTTACTTTCAGATGAATTACCCGAGCTTTGTGATGAAGATGATGAACTACCTCCACTTTGTGATGAACTACCACTAGCGGGTGGTGGAGTTGAGCTACTTTGTGTTGGTGGTGTTGGTGGAGGTGTTGATGCTGCTGAACTTGCAGCCGCTGAACTTGCAGAACTACTTGCCGCAGCACTTGCCGATGATGACGCCGCAGAACTTGCGGCTGATGATGCTGCGGACGCGGCGGCTGCGGTTGCAGTTGCCGCAGCTGCGTTTGTTACTGCTTGTTGTACTATAGGATTATTTATAACGGGACAGGTTAATGATTCATATGTAGTTTTTGTTGATAATAACCAACCCTGTACAACTCCTGTTTGAACTTCTAAAGGTGTGAATGTTCTTATTTGATTATAAAAAGATACGGTCGCATACCCATTAATCATAGTTGTGGTGGCTATCTTTTTTTCACCGGTACATTTATCAACAAAACTTTGGGTGTAGGTCTGACCAAGGAGTTTAATTGATGTTAGTGTCACAAATAAAATTAATAGGGTTATCTTTTTCAATTATTATTATTATTATTATTATTCTTATTGTAATCGATTATTATAGTCGTCAATACTAAATGGTGTGTATAATGAATAACGAACATTATCAGAATTATTTTTAGTTACTTCGTGATAATAATTGTATTTCATATGGTCTAATAAAATTATTTTATTGAAATCAGGAATAAATTCAACTGTTTCATTTTCTTTATGTACTTTTAATATTGAGCCATCTTCATATGTTCTACCTTTATTTAAGAAAAATAGAATAGTAAAATATCTGTTACTTGCGGTTGGTCCATCCGTGTGATTTACAATAAAAGAATTTTTAGGATACACATTAAAATGACCGAATAAGACATCTTTATGTATCACTTCCTTTTTAAATAAATCGGTTAGTATAAATCTAAACGCTTTGTCATATAATTTAACAATTCTAGTATTCATTAATTCATCATCTCTGTGAGTCAATAAAAAATTAAAATAATCATAATCAGTATGAAAAAGATTTTTATCATTCACATTCAACCCAACTTCGTCATTAATTACCGACAATAACATATAATCCTCATAATTTAAAAGATTGGTTGATTTCATTCTTTCAAATTCCTCAGGATGTTTACTTTTCATTGTATCTTGGATTTTTTTAGACCATTGTAAAAAACCTAAAGATGAATTTATTTTATTCAAATCAATTTTAAAATCCGCAACCAATTCTGACAACTCGTTATATTCATCAGTTGTTAGAACATCCCTCATTTCATAAACTTTTAAATCAAAATCTAACATATTTTAAAAATTTACACCTAATCCAAAGGTTTTATTATTGATTACAGGGTCGTAATCAAACTTTATTGTTAAGTTTTTGAAATCGTGTAATGCACCCACTTTTATAGTGGTGAATCTATCCAAATACTTTGGAAAAGTAATATATCCCAAATCATCTCTACCTCTCCATTTTACATCTTCGGAAACAGTACCAATCATAAAGTGAACACCGGTTCTCTTTATTCTTTTACCGGCTCCGATATAGAAACTATTTCTTTGAACTAAATCACTGACCATTGGAAAGTCTACTTGGGTTATATTACCAAATGGAAAGAATGTTGAATTATCTCTCTCTACGCTTGAATTATATTCCATTATAAAATATCCCTTATTACCGATGGTAAAGAATCCGCCCAATTGTTTATCGGTTGTTCTTTGAATACCAAAACTAATTACCGGCTTTTTACCTCTAATTGTATCTCTCTTACCATCTTCGTAAATATAAATTCTTTGTGGTTGTCTATATCCCCAATCATTCCAATACCAAGACGGTTGCCAAAAGTTCCAACCAAATGCAGGTGCTCCCCACATATCCCATCTATTCCATCCCCACCCTAATCCACCAAACCACGGGTCTCTAACGATTATGTTTGAACCGGGTCTTGTTCTTATAGGTCTATCATACCCTCTTGATGGTGGTTGACTCCTCCAATTACTAACATCGTTTCTTTGTGGAGCGGATGGTTGTATTGATGGTGTAGACCTTTGAGGTGTAGGTGGATTACTTCTCCAATTACTAACTTGTGAAAATGACGATGTTGTCATAGATAGTAATAAAATTACTAAACCTGTGATTAATGAATTTTTTCTCATATGCTTTTAGTTAAAATTGCGGTTAATAAATAACCTGTTATTATTGGTGCAGGGGTAAAAATTAAAAAGAAGAATAAAAGTCTCCAAATTAACGGGTCAACGTTAGTATGATGACCTAATCCCTCACAAACCCCAAAAAACACTTTATTGTCCCTAACTCTATAAAACTTTTTCATATCTTATAAATATAAAAAAAGGGGTGTTTAAACCCCTTCATTTTAAAATATATGTTTTTTTAAGTTACTTCTCAAAAATACCCTTTTTAATCATTCTATCTAAAATTCTAGCACAAGCGATATCTAATGCTTTTTTGGTTGATATTGATATTGTGGATTGGTTGAATTTTACAGGGTCAACTGTTGCATCTGATAAAAGAGTTAATTCTCTTGTTGTTTTAGCCTCACCTAATCCTGATGCTCCAAAAACTACACCGGTTTCTGCGTTTGTAAAACGAACTTGCAGACCGATACGAGTAACCATTAAATTTTTTACCCCATCTTTTAAGTTAACTGTTTCATCTTCTGATACCGAATAATCATAACATTCAACGGTTACAAAATATTCGGCCAAATTAATTTTACCCCTACCATCCAATTTGTTTTCAGAAATACCAGCTTGAGATGCTTGGAATTGTTTTACCATTCTGTTTTTTATCTCCGTCTTGTCTTCAGTAAATTTGAAACGATTAAGATTTTCCAAATATTCCATAGTGATGTTTGCAACACCTAACCCAACTCTTTTCTCCTTTAACTCAGGATACATCTCATACATCTCGTCAGAGATACCGGCCTTTAGGATTTGAATTGGGATTTGTTTTCCATCATAATCCAAGAATTGTGAAATGTCTATTGCAGTCTCAAAAGATGCTTTATATTGCTCCGTTTGAGTTTTACCAACTGTTTGTCCAAATGAGGTTATACTAACAAGTATAATACCTAAAAGTAAAAATATTTTTTTCATCATTTTTTATTTTGGTCCTTCATACCATATGTTATCAGGGTTGTTTTTAAAATTACCATCAATTTTCCAACTTACTTTTCTTGATATTTCACCTGCTCTTTCTTCTTGTCCTGAAAATTGTAAGTAAATAAAGAATACTTGTACTGTTAATGCTAATGTAACCCAGATGAGGCCAAGTGCTAAGAAACCTTGCACTATTTTCTCCTCAATTTTTTTTAAAATTGTTGTCATAAATTTAGTTTTTTTGTCAATGCCCTATTATCCTTCAGATTCTGTTTCAGAATCTAATTTATTTTTGTCGTGTTCAGCTTTTCTATTGATATATTTGTCAACCGATGCAATACCAAATGCACCTAAAGTAATTACTAAAAATCCGTTGAAAATATATTCATTGATTAATAATTCCTTACCCATCCAACCTGTTACCAAGTCGACGATTAATGCAATTACCATCATTATGAATGATAAGAATCCAACTACTGATTTTTCGTTGATGTCATTGTTGTCTTTAAAAAGTTCTTTAAGAAATCCCATAGTTTTGTTTTTTTGTCTTTTGTTTATTATTTATTTTATCCTTCCATTGTCATTTCAGCGTAGTCATCTCTAATTTTTCCACATTTTAAACACTCCTCAGTTCCGTCTCCGTCTAAGTCACCCCAAACGTGTTCACATTGTCTGTGTGCGAAGTATTCGTCAATTTTACCATCGCCATCGAAATCTAAACCATCCATTACACCATCACCATCTTCATCGATTTCAACACCTTTCTTTTCTTCTTTTGGTGCTTCAACCACTTGTACTGTTTCTTGTGAGGTTGATTCTGATAATACTAATGGTGCAGTTGACATTGGTACAATTGGATTGTTTGGCATATCGGCAGTATTACTTAATGATGTACCATCTTCCTCGTCCATTTTTTGAACCAACATCTTATCCTTATCAGTATCACTAAACCAATAGTCAATGATTTTACCATAAGAACCAATGAAGGCTCCCAATAATAAAAGTAAAAGTTCTTTCCACTCACCTTCTATTGCGGATTTATTTAGAATGGCCCCAAATATCCCCATAATGATTATCATAAACCCACCTAAAACGATAGCGGTGATAAACCACCTACGTTTCATCATATTACTCAATAATTCTTTAAATCCACCTGATTGTTCTTCTTTCATATTAAATTACCATTTTGGTGCTTCCTCTTTAAATTCATCACCTTCTTTTTTCTTAACCGGTTTTGCAGGTTCTTTAACGGTTTCTTTTTCTTTAATAATAACAGTTTTACCTCCACCACCTGAAGCCTGTTGAGCTTGTTGGTTTGAGTTTGTAATATTAATTACAGGTGCAGCTTGTTGTACAGGTGCGGGTTCATCTCCACCACCTGTTATTTGTGTTACTCCCCAAGTCCCTAGACCCATTACCGCAGTTGTTGCAACACCAATAATGGTCTTTTTAAGACCTGACCAAGTACCATCGTTGTTTTGTTCTACTTCTTCTGACATTGTATTTGTTTTTTAATTTTTTATTTTATTTTATTAACATTATGCACCTAATGCTTTACTGAATCCATTAGGACAAGTTCTAGTACATATCAAATCCGCAATAATAGGTGCTACTGCAGTTCCGATTGCAATACCAACTCCAGCAGGGGTAGCCCATAATGCCGCCGAATCTAAACTATGATAGATACAATTTGAACATACATTTCTTAATAATTCTGAGTCAATGTTTTCACCAACACCAGGTATTGATAAAAATCCATCTGCCACTATTACACCCATTGCCGTTGATACTGCCATTTTAGCTGCCACATCTGCAACGTAAAGAACAGGCGTAGCCATCAACGATAACGTAGTTGAAGTTGCCGCTCCAGCAGGTTGTGCTGGTGTAAATGCCGCAACAACACCGGCAGAGATTACTGCGGTTATTGCTATATTACAAGCGTTTTCGTCCGCCCAGTTATATGCCATCACAGCACCATCTTTTACCACTTCATATCCCTCTTTAACACCAGATTCTATTTGATTTCCAACATTAATAAGTACCGGCATAACTTCTTCTTCCCATTCTCTACCTACCACATCTTCAACTCTATGATTTATTTCAGGATGGTCGTGAATGTATCTTATTGCTTTATTGGTTAATCCCCACGTATCACACGCCGAACAAGGTCCATCTCCTCCGAATCCATACCATCTTACATAGTTATCACCACAATCCGAGCGATGATAAACAACTCCGTCTCCGTTTCTGTCTGCCATAATTTTTATTTTTTAATTTTTTAGTTTATTTTATTAAAATCTGTGATACCCAACATAGTCCCCGAGTTATCAAATAACCCAATTCTATATGCTGAAGAAGGTAATGCTGATGTGTATATTTTTAACACATTATCACCCTCTTTCACATTTATAGTTTCTTTTGAAACTACTTTATTTCCAATATCGAATATTTTTAAAGTTACTGTACCTGATTTCTCAAGTTTTACATTCATTGATACTTCTTTGGTTACAAAAGCCGATTCTAACTTAATACCAACGCTATTGGCAATTTGTAATTCAGGTTTTAAATCCTGTTTAATATCAGGAAGAAGTAAATCATCTTTATAACACCCCGTAAGGGCAAATAGTACAAATACCGTTAAGATTAGTTTTTTCATTTTAGTTTAGTGTTAGTTTTGTCTTACTTATTTGGGTTTTGTCTTCCGAAGCAAGTATCAAATATAAATACTTCGACATTATGGATTTGGTATATATTTTCTTCACATTTTCGCCGGATTGGCCTGTAAATTTTTCCCGACTAATAACTTGTCCTGTCTGAACGTCAACAAACGTTAGGGTATATATTCCTGAGGACGGTAGGTCAAAATATATGGATTGTCCATTAATAACAGTACTCTCACCCACTGTAAATATCTTCTCAACAGGAGGTGGAGTGGGTTCTATTTCCATTTTTGTACACCCAACCATTAAAATCAATGATATATATAATAATTTTTTCATTTATTGTATTTTAATATATTTTGAAGTTTTAAAAGGATTTAAATAATACTCATTACTTTTCCATTTTTCAATTTTAAATCTAGCCATTTCTTCCGAATAGTATATTACATTATCGTCATACCATTTACCCATTCCATATTTTTTCATCGGTAGATATAATGAATAACCTGTACCATCATATTCCACCATTTTAATCTTATATCTAACACAAGATGAAAAAGTTAAAACTAACGATGTGAGTAATAATACTTTTTTCATTAGAATTGAAAGTTTGTTCCTATCATAAATAGGATTGGGTTACTCTTTTTATATCCAACTGATTCACTTAATTTATCCCAAGTTGTGTTATATCTAATATTAGTATTTAACACAAATCTTTTAGTTATTTTCCAATCAATAGATGTACCATAATATAAGTCCAAATTGAAATCATCTACATATGATAAATCCGATTCAGTTCCATCTTTGAATACTTTATATACATCACTCATTGCAAATAACTGAGGTGAAATATTTACTCTTTTAGTTTTAAATGTATAAGTGTACATCGCCATACCTCTATAAGTAAGTTCAGATGATGCTGGCATTTGTGGATATATTAAATCTTTAAAATCACCATTTTCATCTACTGTATATTTTCCTTCCCACTCACCTTGATAAGTTCCCCAAAATGATTTTGATGCTGTTAAACTATATCCAAATGTTCCCCACTTTTTAGTTCTGAATACATCTATAAATGATAGTGTAATATCTTTTTGGAAATCAAAATCGGTTGAATAAAATGATTGTATTGTAGTTGTTCTCTTTTCGGTATTTCTACTTAAACCATAACCCACACCATAATACTTCCATATAGGATTTATTGATGCTGCGAATGAATGTCCCCACTGCCCATTCATAGATGATTTATGATACCCTAAATTAAGAGTAGTTGATACTTGTCTACCAATTACACCAATTGAAAGATTTGATGATGAAAGTACATCTTTTGAAAAATTAACATATGATTGTAATATACCCACATCGTTCCAATCATCACTTTCTCCAAATAGTTCTTTTGGTGATAGTTGTAATGTATCGGGTTTTTGTATTTGTGCGTTTGTAACAAATGTTGTCAAAATTAGTGACAGAATTAATAATAACTTTTTCATTAGTTTAATTTCACCTTTAATTGTTTTCCGTCTTTATTAACTGCATCTGTTGTTGATATTGATGTTAATCCCAATATTCCTTGAATGCCGACTTTTGGTATGAATGTTATTTTGTATTCAGTTGTTTTATCCAATGTATTTGAACCATCTGTAATTAACGAACCTAATGTGACATACGTACCTCTGTCTGTTCCAAAATTTGTAGGATTACCCTTTGTTGTAAAATCTACCTTTTGAAATTCTAATGAGGTATTATCATAATTTACTTGGAATTGAGTTCCTACTAATTCTTGTTGTAAAGGGTCTACCGAAATTGTTATCACAACTTTACCACCGATGTTTTCACCCATAAGAGTTGCATCGATTTGATTAGGAACTGATGAACTCATAGTTAATAAACTCATAGTTCTAATTGAATTACTTGCAACACCACTTGTTGTTTGTCGAGCCGAATGTGATAGATTCACATCACCGACCCAAGTTACATTTACGTTGTAAGTGTTATTCAACGTACCACTATTCAAATTAAATGGGTACAAACTTCTTGTTGAGTTAAATTGACTACTCCAATTGGATTTAGTTATTGCATCATATTCAGTTTTACCATATAATTTCATCAAATAAGTTAAAGTAGAATATTGTGTTAGCGGCGCAACCCCTGTTAAATGTTGTAATAATTTGTAAGTATCCGCTTCATTAAAAATACCATTACCATCTACATCTGCGTTCATAAATTGAATACCCGATGTAAATTCTAATCCACTTTGGTCTCCAAATATCCCACCATTTGATAATTCTTTAAATGCTATAAACACATCCGATACCGTTACAACACTATTATATAAAGTGTTTAATTCGGTTTGATTGGTATATGATAAATCGATACCGTGTTGTTTATACGAAGTTGTTGGTGTGAATGTAAATTCAGCTTTTAATCCGTAAAATCCATTTCCTGCCCTTATAGATGATGCGAAAGACGAACCTGAGAAATTAAATTGTGTTGAGGTATAAACATAAACCTCAGTCCAACCATTTGCATTATAAGAATTAAATGTTACTGGACCGTTCCATAAATCAAATAATTGTAAACTACTAATTGTAGATGGGTTTGTAACTATTCCATTTACTTCTCTACTATCTATTCCAATTCTATATCTTTGATTGGTTACATCATAATCATATATCACACACCATTCTACTTGTCCTGTGGTTGTTGTTGCTCTAACACCACCATTACTTATTTTTGCAGTATCTAAATCATTTGTAATATCAACCTTACCTAATCCACTTATTGCTCTCGATGTGTTAGTTGTTGTACCCCATACATTATTTACAAAAGTATTTGCTTTGGCGGTGAATTTAGTTTCATCCACATTACCACCAAAATCAAAATTAAATCTTGCGGTTAGGACTTCTCCGTTTGAGTGGGTCACCGAATTTGTATAAAACTCTGTAAATGTTGCATCATCAGGATTAGTCCAAGTTCCAAATTCAACCACATACGGATTTGAAAAATGGTTTGGTAAATCGTTCCATTGAGAACCATTCCATTTTGTTACTGCATAATCTTCGTTACCACTATTGTTTGGTTCACCTGGTGCCCAGTTATTGTATTGACCAGGAATATTTCCGTTTAGTTGTCCGTTATTTATTTTAATTAGAGTTCCCGCTTCAGGTCCAGCATCAATTGTCCATCTTGCTTCACTTGCTTCATCGGTTAATGCAAACCATATATTTGATTGAGGTACATTATTAAAAATAAATGCATCTTCATCTGCGGAAGTAATTGTTACTAAGTATCCTTGTTGACCTTTGAATGTTTGTTGTGATGATAGTGTTCTAGCATTTGTATAAGTCGCTCCGGTTGATATTGGTCTATAAAAGTGTCCATTTGTTCCGTTATAAAAATATCCCGTCGGATTGACGGTTGCCGCTACTGATAATAAAACATTACCTCTTACCGAACCTGTGTTTACTTTTAGGGATGCTAATGCGGTATTGATACTTGCCATCGTTCCCGTTACTACCAAACGAGTCTTATTACCCGATAATGTAAATCCACTTGCAGCAGTTAAACCTGTTGTGGTGTTTAATGTAAATGTTGTACCTGATGGTGGATTTACTAAACTAATCGATGCTAAAAGTGTTGAGGTAGAACTAAAACCATTTAATACAAATCCACTTGCGTCTTGTCCAGTTGTGGATGGTATAAATGATTTAGAGTCCGGAGCAGATACGCTCTGTCCGAACCCTAAAAATGAAATTAGTAAAAAACATATTACTAATAGTTTCTTCATATTACTCGACGATTAAATCAACTTTATTTCCTTTCGCATCAACAGCATCAGATAAAACAAAGTAGAATAAACCGGCGGTATTTGTTAAAGTTGTTTTTGGTGTGAATATCAACTTATACGGAGTTCCTGTCTTAATTCTTGCAGTTTTCAATTGGTCAATTGAACCAAAAGTTAATCTACCGTCTTTGTGTGTTGAAAAGTTTGTTATTGTAGAACCTGCATCAAATATTACATTATCCAATGTTAATTTCGATTCGTCATAATTCATAATAACTTCCAATCCTGCCAATCCTTCTTTTGTTAAGTTTGTAGTTAATACAACCTTACCATTTTCTAATGTTGATGTTACACTTAACTTAGCGGTCTCAACGGACTCAGCTTTATATGACATTGATTGTGTTGACATCGATGTCTTAGTATTAATTGAATTCACTGAGTTTGTATATTGTCCAGCACTTATTCTACTAGCAATTACCGCAGGGTCTGATGAATGTGACCAGTTTAAGTCACCACCCCACGCGTAAACTGCAAATACTTCTTTAACGGGAGTATCAATTGTAACTTTATTTTTGATATTACCGTCTAACCAATTTTGATTTAATAAACCACTATGCCATCTCCAAGAAGTTGCCGCTTGTGTTGGAATGAACGCATTTGTTGAAACGTCTTGACCCATAACATAAGCAAATGAGTAATATGAATCTGATTCATTAAATACACTATCATTTTTAGTGATGTTACCAACCTTCTTCTCTAAATTTGGATAAGTAAAGAAGTTCGCAGTTCCTGATATATCTGTTTGTGAATGTCCTAAAAACGCTTTGTATGCGTCTGAAACTGTAATAACATTATTCATCCAAGCCTTTTGTGATGCAGGACTAACAAACACACCTAAACTATCACCAACTTTAACTTGTGTTGTAAATAATGCCTCACCCGTTGCATCTAAAGGTAATTGAGCAATTGGTTGTTGTGACCAATCAATAGTACCACTACCATCTGTTTTTAATTTCATTAATTGAACATTATGGTCAGTAATTGCATATCCTTGTGGGAATAAAACTTTCACTTTAAATTGTGAAGTATTCCCAACAACACCACTTAATGAAATATTTGTTGAGCTTCTTGTAATTGGTGATATATTAGTAGATGCGTCATTAATTGCATATGATAAATCTAATTTATGAATATCATTATATGTGTTTTGGTCCTTCAATACAAATTTTTGAGTTGCAATATCCCCGTTGATTGCAGCATCAGTTCTCTGAACTGTGATTTGACCAACATTCCAATCGTTATTTGCGGCATATCCCCAAGGAGTTGTGGTGTATTGTGCATATAATTGTGTATCAGCAACATTCGGTGCCGGTGTAAACTTATAGTTATTCCAACCGGTAAAAAACGTTTGAGTTGAACTACCTTGTGAGAACACAGTACTGTTTGATACCATAGCTAACGCTTTATTGTTAAAAGAATACCTCAACCAAAAATATCTTGGTGTCGTTGTCCCTCTAGTTACAGTGTACTTAACCGTTAATGTGTCACCAACCTTTAATCCCGTTGTTGGGGTTATAGTTTGATTGACTGTTAGTTGAGCAAATGTTGAAATGGTGGATAATAAAAACACACCGATAATTAATAATTTTTTCATTTTTACTTTTTAATTGAAAACACTTTATTTATTAAAGATTCACACGTCTTTTTAATCGCGGATGAAAGAGCTTGTTGATTTATTTTATCACTACCTTCATCGGTTATTAATGTTGATGTCGAGATTTCTGAACTTGATTCTTCGGCAACTGCCTCTTTGATTTTCTTACCTTCTTTAGTTGTTAACTTACCTCGCATTACCACCAAAGTCTCTTCTTTATCTGAATGAAATACTGAGATATTAGTCTTGGTTTTATTAACGTCAAAAAATAAGATTTCAGCACTAAAAACTAAATCAGCTTTAGTAATGTCTTCGACAATTAGATAATCCTTATCTTGTAAAATTTCTTGGAAAATGTTTTTAGCCCCAAAAGCTAAATTTCGATTATTAGCCATTTTACCAATAATCACTTTGTTCTCTACTTTATCCACGTAGACGGATTTTGGGTCCTCAATCGGTTGAAAAATCCTTACCAATAAGCCCACGAATAGGATGTACAGTATCGGTAAGAGCGATACGTTTAGTCTGTTTGTCATACTAATAAATATGACAATGATGACTATTAGTATAAACTTTATATCGTTTTAATTCGGCAATGTTGCCTATATTTTTAAATGTTCATAAATTGTTAATGTTCACGTTCCGTGAACAAATAAAAAAAATGAACAAAGAATAATTTTGTATATTCATATATATTTATTATCTTTGTAAAACAAACATCGCGAGATAGAGCAGCGGTAGCTCGGAAGGCTCATAACCTTTAGGTCGGGGGTTCGATTCCCTCTCTCGCAACACTTGAGACTAACTCAACGAGGACTTTGTCAACCAGAGCAGTGACTTGGATGGTGCAACTTAAGGTGAGTTAGAATCAATATTGGATTGGTAGTTCAGTTGGTTAGAATGCCGCCCTGTCACGGCGGAGGTCGCGGGTTCGAGTCCCGTCCGGTCCGCAAGTTGTTTCATACACTTAACACGCTTAGTAACAAAGCAAGGTATATAGAGTTACATAGAGGCACGGAGTAATTACCCAACGCCACATTCGGACTACAAATGTGATTAAGTTCAGACGTTGTAGAGAAAGAGATGTTAAGAGTAAACTTGCAAGTTGAAACAACGATTGGAGGCTTGCCAGAGTGGTTGAATGGAACGGTCTTGAAAACCGTCATACTGGAAACGGTATCTGGGGTTCGAATCCCTGAGCCTCCGCACTTGCTCGGTTCGACTAGTGGTTAGGTCGCGTCCCTTTCACGGACGTAGCACGGGTTCGAATCCCGTACCGAGTACATTTTCCCGAATATTTTTTGTTCGGGTTTTTTGTTTTATTAGTTTTTTTTCTTATATTTCATTTAAGGTTCTTTGACATTGTGGATTTATAAAACTGCCTGGGTGTTGGAATAGGTAGACAAGACAGACTTAAAATCTGTTGGACCGTAAGGTCCGTGCGGGTTCGATTCCCGCTCCAGGTACAAACACTATCGTTCTTTGGAAATAAAGGAGAAAACAATATGGATATATTATCATTTATTTTAGGAATGTCTATAGTTGTGGTTATCGCAGTTGCGGTAGTTGCGGTTATAGCCTTTGTTAGGGTGAACAAACTAAACAAAGAAATTAGAGAAGTAGAACAATGTCTCGGAAGAGAAATTGAAATTCAAAACAGAGAACGTGAAAGTGCAATAAACGATGTTTATCGAGTATTGGATTCACGTTTAGATAAACTTGAGAGTAGAATAACAACAAGCCGTAAGGCATAACGTTTAAATAAAAACTTTCAAAGACGATAGTGTTTAATTTGGTTCCGTAGCTCAGTTGGATAGAGCAACATCCTTCTAAGATGTGGGTCTTTGGTTCGAATCCAAACGGAATCACATTTGGACTTGTAGCTCAGTTGGTTAGAGCAAATGACTCATAATCATTAGGTCTCTGGTTCGAGTCCAGGCTGGTCCACATTATTAAAATCTGACGATTCTTTAGGTCCGTATAAAATAAAATAACTACCCGTCGGTACCTCAACAAGTGGACCCACAGGTAATTCAATTGTGGATAGAATTCTTCTATATTTTGCAGTTTTGTTTCTATTCATAGAACCAACTCTTAAATCACCATACTCGATTGACCATTGTCTTAATTTATTGGATAATCTTTTCCAATTACGAGCAATATCAATCATTTGATGTCCGATGGGTCTGTCTCTTTGAGCGTGTGGAGTTGTAAAATCTTCTTCGTCAGATGTTAAAGCCACATCATAAAGTGAATCATAATGAAATGTTTGATTTTTTAGGAGGAACATCTTGTAAGGACCCGCATCTATTCTATCAATATCCTCCTTACCCATTGAGCGGAGTTTTTTCAACTCATCCTCAATCATTTCAATAAGTAAATCGGTGAAGTTCATCAAAGTATTTTTTATAAATATTTGGAAATACCAATTTATTGTTTTATATTATACTATGTTAAAACAACAAATGTTATATCTTACATATTCAATACTTTTGTTCCTAATAGGTTCATTTGGTCATTGGTATATTATGTATTGGCAATTTAGGTTACCTGATTGGATTAAAACCCCTTGGCCGTATCTAATATCGATTGTTTGTACTTTCATTTGGATAACCGCATCTCACTATGGTGTGAAAGCATTTAATGGAGAAATGTGGAGTAATAGGTTTCTGTTTTTTGTTACAGGTATCTTTGTAGCTGCGGTGTTATACCCATATCACTTCGGTCAACCATTCACAATGAAAACTATGGTTCAGTTATTATTGGCTTCCACCATAATTTTAATATCTCTTTTTTGGAAAAATTAAATTTATAAAATATGAAATGTATTCAAGCAATTAAAGAAACAAAATCCTATAAATTAGGTGAAATTCGTAGAACCGATGATATCGATGCTGACCAAAAGGTTGCGAGTGGTGTATGGAAGTTTATTCCTAAGTCAGAATGGAAGGGTGTTAAAAAAACACAATCGGTTGGTGTCCAACACGATATGGGTGGTTCTTATGAAGTTAAGACCGAAAAGAAAAAAAATAAAAAATAATTTTTAAAAATATTTTGTTTTTATAAAATCTTTTCTTATCTTTGTAAAAGAAACAAGAAATAGTTCTTTGATTTAAAAATATTGGCCGCCTATGGTCGATTAAAATAAACCACGAAAGTGGGATAAAGTGACGAACCTTTGGTTGAGGTAAGTTGCGGTTTCAGTAATGGAACTCGAGTAGGCAAGTGGAATATCATCGAACCTTAAGTACTGAGGGTGACACTTTAGGGAAAGTGGTTTGATGACCAAGCAATCCGAGTTGTTTGGTTGAGGTGGGAACACCAACAAGAATAATCCATAGAGTTATTGTAAGAAATATAGTTATCCAACTATACAATTACGTGATTCAATATGATGGGAATCTTAAAACCGAAAGGTATGGTGAAGTACGAGTGGTGTCGTTATCATCCTTTATTAGACTCTACCAAGAGTTTAGTATTGAAGGAGTCCAAAAATATGGTAGCAGGGATGTTACAGAGAGTAGTTTAGTATCGAGTCGCTCAAAAGGTGGCTTGGCTAGGTGACGAACCACTACTTTCCAAATTCGGATAACTAAATTTTGTTAATTTTGGTTTAACAACTTAAAATCATACAAGAAGAAGTGTTCGTCAGTCGTTGTAGACAGGTGGCTACATAGTCGTGAGGGGTTCACGGCCACAAAGGGTCTCAAGCCCGATGTGATTTTTAAAAAAGTTCTCTAAACCCGCAAGGTTGAATCAGGGAGGCATCTTTGATGAGTAATGAGTATTAAAAGAGTATATAACGACTTAAGGATTGGTTAATCTAATTGACCGCCGCTGATTGGTACTACTCAAAAGGTAGTGGATAAGGGAAGAATCAAATAATGTCCCCAAGTCAATCTCAAAATGGTGTAATCTCAGCCCTTTTTTATTTTCTTTGTTTATTAAAACAAAGTGGTGGAATTACCTTATTTTTTCTATGAAAACCGAAGGCCCCAAAAACTAAGTCAGATTTTTTCTGACTTTTTTTTGCTTTGTCGATAATTTTATCTATATTTTCTAATATGAGAATCGTTTGTATATCCGATACACATAGTCTCCATAAAAAAATGGAGGATTATGGAACATTACCAAAAGGTGATGTATTAATTCACGCAGGTGATTGTACAAATGTCGGTAAACCTCACGAAGTAAAAGAGTTCGTTGAATGGTTTATGAATATCGAAGGATTTGATACTAAAATTTTCATTGCGGGTAATCACGATTTTGCATTTGAACAACATAGATATCCTCATCATAAAGGTGAATACGATTGGTATTACAATTTAATGAATGAAGAAAATTTATCACAATCTAATGTTACATATTTGGAAGATAGTCAGTTGATTATTGAATCTCCTGAATTCTCAAGACCAATTAAATTTTGGGGTAGTCCTTGGCAACCTGAATTTTACAATTGGGCATTTAATTTACCAAGACTTGGTGACGAATTGAAAAACTATTGGTCGATGATTCCTGATGATACTGATGTATTAGTAACACACGGACCGCCAAACGAAGCAAGGGATTTTGTTAGTAATTGGAGACAAGGTGATGTTAATGTTGGTTGTGAATTGTTAAGATATAGGGTCGATGAAATAAAACCTTTAGTTCACGTGTTTGGTCATATCCACGGAGCTTATGGTGCTGCACACATTAAAGATACTTTGTTTGTGAATGCATCAACTTGTAATGATAGATATGAACCATCAAATAAACCACTCGTAGTAGAATTGACAGAATACGATGGAGAAATAGTAGCAAATTATGTCGAAGAGTAACCAACCTGTAAGTGTTGTTATATCAACACGAAAAATTGACGACGAGTATTTGAAACACGTTGAGAAAATGTTTTCTCACCCAAAGACACAAATACTTGTTTATGAAAATGATGGAATTTCATCATTAGCCGAAATTTATAACGATGGATTGAAAGATTCAATCTACGACGTTGTAGTTTTTATGCACGATGATTTAATAATTGAAACCAAATGTATTGGTGAAAAAATTAATAAGTTATTTGATAAAAATCCTGAGTTTGGTATTATCGGAATTGCAGGTACAACCGATTTGGTGAATGGTAGATGGTGGGAAATTAAGAAATCAATGGTAGGTGAAGTTTATCACGAAAATGGAGGTAAAAGATGGTTATCAAAATATTCGAAAGAATCATATTCTGATATATTAAAAGATGTTGTGTGTGTTGATGGTTTATTCTTTATGGTTCATAAAAATAGAATTAAAGATACATTCGACCAAGATTTTAAAGGATTCCATTTTTATGAAATTCCATTCTGTTTGTCAAATTATACAAAAGGTGTAAAAATTGGTGTTACAACTAAATTTAACATTGTACATAAATCTGTTGGTCAAACAAATGAACAATGGGAAGAAAATAAAAAACAATTTGAAGAGAAGTTCAAAGACGTATTACCAATACGTTTAACAAACAATAAAACGTTTGATGAAAAATTAAACTACGATAAAGATAAAATCGGTGTTGGTATTGTGACATATGATGCTCAACATAGAATCGTACAATCTGCACCTACAGTACCTTCTTGGGTAAAACATTTTGTTATTGTAAATGATGGTACACCATATGATGAAAATTTATATCCAAAAAATGCACATATTATCCAACACGAAACTAATATGTCTGTTGGGTATGCGAAGAATTCAGCAATCCAATATCTAATGGACCAAGGATGCGAACATATTTTTATTATGGAAGACGATATCCTAATTAAAGATGAAAACGTCTTTAACCAATATATTAAAACTTCCGTTTTAACGGGTATAAAACATTTTAATTACGCACTACAAGGACCTGCAAATAAAAAGGGTTCTAAGGGGTTTGATTCGTTAGAAGAGAGAGCGAAATTAAATAACTTAACCGAACCAAACCCAAGACAGATAGTAACATATCCTGATGGTGTGGAGGTTGCGTTGTATCCTAATTCTGTTGGTTCATTCTCATATTACAATAGAGAAGTTATTGAAAAAATTGGATTATTTGATAAGGTTTATAAAAATGCGTGGGAACACGTTGACCACACGTTAGAAGCATATAAAAACGGATTTACAACACCTTATTGGTGGTTTGCGGATATTAATAAATCTTGGGACTATATTGAAGACATTGAAAATAGTATTGAAAATTCAACAATTGCAAGGTCAGAAACTTGGAAACAAAATTATAAAAGAGGTTTAGAACATTTTACCAAGAAACACAAATTTGCACCTACAATGATACCTGATTTAGACCCCCCAAAAGTTAGCCAGGTCTTAAATACCCTTTACCAATTTAGATAATATTTATTTATATAAAAACACACACTTATGATGACAGTTATTTTAGTTTTAGTAGCATTAGCATTAGCAGCAGGTGCAACATTCTTCCTTATGAAAACGGGTAAAATCGAAGATAAGGACAATAACAATATCCCTGACGTAATCGAAGAGAAAATCGAAGAAGTTAAGGAAGTAGTTAAAGAAGTTAAAGAAAAAACAAAAAGAGTAGTTGAAGAAACTAAGGACGTTGCTAAAGCGGCTAAAGAGGTTGTTAAACAAACAAAGGACGTAGTAAACGCGGCAAAAGGTTCTGGTTCCCGTAAAGGTAGAAAACCAGCAGCAAAGAAGTAATTAACTATTGAAATATAAAATTATGGGTTAAAATTAGTTTTTTAACCCTTTTTTATCTACATTTGTATTAGTTCTTTTATTTACGGGGGTGTCTGGTATTGATTTCAGGTATCAGGGATAAATGGCACGTAGTCAGAATTCATCTATGACTTAAATCCACGGTGAAAAATTTTAAGCGGCAACGTTTACAACAATATGGAAGTAGCAGGTTTACTTGCAACTTCTAAAGTAGCAGCCTAACTAAGTTAGACTCCTATCTCGGGTCGGTCAGGACATATACCTAGGAACAGAAGTCCACTGAAACGGGTCACAGGTCAGAGCTCGTTTAAAATAACTCTGAGACCAGGTTGTTTGTTGGTTTCGTTCCCACTTATATGAAACAAACTATTTGTCAGTTGAGAACCAATTGAATAAACGTGTAGTCATTTATTGTTGAGCAGGAAAGACACGGGTTCGACTCCCGTCACCTCCACCAAAAACTAAACCCATCATTCGATGGGTTTTTTTGTTTCAAGTAATTCTATAAATGTATTTGCTAAATCTTTGTGTCCATTTCTACTATAATGGATGTCAGGTATATTACCATTCGTTTCCTGTCTAATTGTTTCGTAACTATAATACGGTAAGAACAATTTAAAACATTCTTTTCTGTGGTTGGTGGAATTATATTCAACACAATTAAATGTTTGATAAAATGGTCCTAAAATGTTTAACGGAGCCAATTCAATATTAACACCGAACACTCTCTTACCACTATTCACTAACGACTTAATTTCATCCATATCAAACGGTTTGGCTAAATCAAGTAACAAATCACAACTTCTACCAATTGCATTTTTAACGTCAATATCTATATTTTTCCAAGACCTGGCCATCATAACATTTTTATGGCTGAGATTATCTTCTGACCATATGTTATCGACAATATCACTTGATGGTAAACACCAACTCCAATGATATACTGTGTTATTTTTTAACAATTCATTTATGATTTTTACAAATTGTTCCAACTCTTTCCAATAGATACTATACGAATCTCTATTAATAGCAATTTCTTGTGTTGTTCTTAAATCAACATCATCATTTTGTTTTGGGTGAGGAGTATTTGGTAATATATCAACGTATCTGTTTTGGTGATTTGCAATTCTAAATCTATTTATTGCGGTCCAACCAAAAATTACAATATCACCTTCTGATATGTTTTTTCTATTCTCGAAAAATTTATCGAATATTGTATAATTTGAACAGCCACCAACTGCGTAATTGTGTAAATCGTAATTGAAATGGTTAGCGATTAATTCTGTGTAATTTTCAGGAACCTCACCAATGTAATCCATATACTTGTTACCCCAAGCTGAACCACCTGTTCTATGAGATTTAAATGTTTGTGTAAAAGAGTCACCAAACACGTGAAGTTTGACTTTATTTAACATATTGTTTTAATGTAAATAGGTATAAACGAACAAAAGGTCCGAAGACCCTTTGCCGAGATTTGAATACCTCCTTTTCGTTTTATAATCGTTATCGTTTAACGGCGACCAAACCAATTAAACTCTATTAATAAATATCACAAATTAAACAAAACGAGCGAAAGATTTTAATAAACTTAAACCAACCATTCCTTTAAAACCGTCCATTGCACTGTCAACAACACCAGGACTTTTTTCTGCACTACTATCTCCAGATTTTTCTAATGATGATTTTTCTTCGTCCGAAAGTGAATTGTTATAAATTTTTGCAAATTCAGGGTCTTTTAATAATTTTTCCGCTAATTCAGGATTATCACCTGGATTACGCATAAAATTTTCAAATGTTTGTATGTTTGGGAAACCAAATGTACCTAATAAATTACTACCAAGTATTAATTTTCTAACAACGTTTTTTCTCATCATTCTTCCACCATAAACAACATTCCACCATCTTGAAATAAAATTACTAGGTGCTTTACCACCTGTGTTTACTAAGAATCTTTGTAACGCTTGATTTTGAAAATTTTGTTTAACAGTTTTACCAACACCTCTTTCTAATGTTTTAGTTGCGGTAGTTGCCATACCTTGAACCTTACCCATTAAACCTTTTTGTAAATTTTGTGCGTTTTTCAATATTGTGGCGTTACCTGGTGAAACTTTATTTACTTGACCAACTAATTTTGCAATTTGAGGGTTATCAAGTTGTTTACCAATTTTAGAATATGCCGCCTTTGCTGCAGGATTGTCTGATAAATATTTTAAAAATGTCGCAGATGTTTTAAATGCACCTGCAGCTTTACCTAATCTTAAGAATGGTTTAACGAGGAAATCACCAAAGGTTGGGATTAACGCAAATAACATTAAACCAGCTTCAATTTTTCTATCTTGTCTATAATAATGTATAATTAATGCAATATCTGCAATTTCACCAATTACTGGTACAAATCCAACAAGTTGTAGTAAATTTTCACCCCATCCTTCGGATACTTCTTGATTTGTTGGTTCGTAAGATTCCGATTTTGTGTATTTTTTTTCTTTAAAGTTTTCCATTATTTCCAAATTACTCCGCAAAGTTTATTACCAGCCAATTCACCAATATTTGATTGTTTTATCAATTCATCAATGATATTACCTAAACCCGATTTTGCTTGGTCAGCGACATTTAAACCTACTGATTTTTCACCGAATTGCATATAACCTCTAATACCTGCCATAATTGCGTCTGAAATTCCTGGCATTTTTTCTCTACACAATTCAGGAGTTTTAAATACTTTTAACAAGTCTCTTGGGTCCATTTGTTCAAGAGCCGCGGCCATTGCGTTTGCAGCACCTTGACCAACACCAAGTTGAACTAATATCCATCTAATAACTTGTTCTTTTATTGTACCTAAACCACCACCAATTAATGCGTCGAAAACGTTAGTATTTTTCCATACATCGCCAGCAACTGCACCAACTCCTTGTTGTAGTTTATCTAAAAATTGTTCAGAAACCAATTCAATTTCTTCAATAGTATAACCTTCTTCAAGTAATTTACCGGTTTTACTTAGATATTGTGTAAATAAGAAATTAACATCTTCAATATCACTTAATTCATTTAATGATTCTTGAATACGATTTTTTCTTATTTTAAGTAACTCCTCTTTTAATTTTTTATTTAAAGTGTCCATAAATTTTAATTATCTTTTTAACCAAACGTATTTGTCACCGTAACTTTTATCTAATTTTTGTTTGATTCTATCATAACCCAATCCTGACAAAGTAGTGTCTAATTTACTAACAGTTTCAGCATCTAAATCAGGACCTTTATATTTTACTCTATTTGTTGCCGGTAATACTGTACCATCTTCTAATCTTGTTTCATTTGCATCTCCTTTAAGATATCCAGCATCTTTAAGTGCGGTATATAAATCTACCGGTTGTTGATTAGACTGAATTATAGGAGCTATTTGAGGTAACTTCATATCAATAGCAGATGGTAATTTAATATCTCTTGTTGGTAATTTTATTGGTTCAGCATCTAATCTTTTTGTTGGTTCTGTTGTAGTTCCGGTTGTAGAACCATTACAGTTACTTGTTATTTTCAAATAAACATCTTTTGTTAATTTTGAACCATCATATCCTGCATCGCTCAATGCTTTAGTTGTTATAGGTCCAAAATTACCTGTTTGATATTTTTGAGGTAAACCTAAACATAATTGTACTTCTCTCACATAATCACTCTTACAACCTGGTGTTAAATCAAAATTGGCACAAGGTTTATATGTGGACCTTGTTCTAGCAGGACCAGCATCGTCTATTTTTCCTCCGCCACCACCTGACGCCTTTTCACCATCCCAATCAATATGAATATTAGAATATGTTTCATCTGTTGCCTGTTCAGCAATTGTGGCACTTATTTCTTCCGAACCACCACTAGTTCCTTTACAGTAATAGTTACCTCTTACTTCTCTATCAACACTAATAGCTCTACCATTTGGCCAGAATTCCAAACCTCCTCGATTTTTTGATTTTTCGTCAACACCGTCAGGTATTCTTGCAACCACGACATCTCCTTGTCCGATTACAAATTCTACATCAGGTAAATTAGCAACACAAGAAGGTAAAACACCATCAGCATTTTTTCCATCTTTACCGAACATACCTTTAACTAATTCATAAGCACCATAACCCGCAAGTCCATATAATAATGCTTGTTTAACTGACATTTTACCCTTTAGACCTTTTATTTTGCTCCACACGTTTGCACCATATTTTCCGATATTGTAACCCGCCTTCTCAACTGCAGTCATTGCCGCCGCTTCACCTTTTACTACTTCTTTTAATTTAGTAACCTCTTTAAGTGGAGTACTAGTGGCTGCTGGAACACTACCCGCAGTTTTAGGTGGAAGAGTTTTAGGAACTCCTCCTGTTGGTATTTTATTACCTTTAGCTGCGGTTGTTACAACATCATCCGCCTTTTTCACTGCACCAACAGCAATATCATCAGCCTGTTTAACAATTCTATTAATAGTCGCTTCAGGATAACCCGCATTTTTCAATAACATCATACGGTCTGCTCTTGATGCTCCCTGAAATTGAGTAGCTAAACTACTTTTTGAACCCATTAACTCTTTTGTGTAATTTTTAATTGCATCATCAAATAAACCTGGATTACTTTTAACAAATTTGGTGTCTTTTAAAATACCTTTACTAAAGTTACCAAGTTCTCCTGACAATGCCTTTCCTTCTCTTGCTCTCTTTAAAAACGCAACCGCATCATCTGCAGAACCTTTAAACATTGGGAGTCCCTTAATTTCACCACCTAAAAGTTTTATCGCGTCATCACTAAAATTTCTCAATAAAGCTTTAAGTTGCTCATCTAACGATTCTTGATTTTCATAAATCATACCATCATCAACTAAATCATTGTTCTCAACAATAACATTAGTATCTTTAATACCCATAAGGACTTTAACCCTATCTACTTGTTCATTAAGTTCTATCTTTTTCATATTTTTTTGTTTTTATAATGATGTTTCAAAATCATATGTTGCACCATCTAATTTAATATCATCTAACTTTGCTGCTGTGGGTGAACCGTTTCTTTCGCGATAAGCCTCGACACCTTTATTTAAAAGTGCAGTTCCGCCAGCAAATGCCAATCCTGCAGTTGCTCCTTTTTTAGCTGCGGTGGCTATTGATACCGGACCTCTTCCTTTTACCGCCTTCAAACCGGGTACCACTATATCTCTTTTTATTTGTTGTTTAACTACTGAACCAACTGAAGGTGCGTTACTACCTGCGGCTTTTGTAATTGCTTCTGACATTTTAGTAAAAATATTATCAATTTTACCTTTAAATGTTTGTATTAATTTTGTTGCATTTGGTCCTAATGCCTTTGCTAGCCATTCTAATGGTTTTAACATCACACCAATCAACCAACGAGCACCCTTACCAATAACGTTTAGAATTGGACCAAAGAATTTTGCTCCTAATTTTGCAACATTTTTTCCCGCGGCTTTTAGTGTCACTCTCGCGGCTTTAGCTGCTCCTGAAAAACCAACTCCGAGTACACAAACCGCAATATCGAGATATGTCCAAATACTTGTAGCGTCAAGTTGTCCTGATACTAATTGATATATTTTCCAAACTAAAATTGCTCCCCATAAAACTCCGGTAGCAACTTTACCAACACCAATTGCAGTTAATGCAATATCTAAACCAATTCCTACTGGAGATATTAGAAAATCTTCTAATTTTTGGAAGAACCAAGGTAATCCCTTTTTTAAAATCCAAGCACCTGCGTCTTTAATACCTTCCCAAGCTTTTCCTGCAACTTCTTTTGTTTTATCCCAAGCCTTTCCTGCAACTTCTTTCGTTTTATTCCAAGTATTCCCAACATCGGATTTAAACTCATCCCAAGAATACTCCTGAATAATCATTGGACATTGTTCGTACAATTTGTTCTTTACAAAATCCCAAGACTCAAGAATTATTTGTTCAGTTCTGTATTTATCTTCAGATTCGAAGATTAAGTTGTTACCATATCTAACCTCATATTCCATAATGTAACCACTATTATTACCCATCATTGGATAAATTAGTTGTTTCATTTTTTTAAATAAATCGGTCGATTCAAAAAGGTTTTCTTTGTAAGCAAATGCAAATTGGTTTTTATACATTTCACAAACAAATATAGGATTTGGAGAATCTATATCAGTTGAAATGTCGGTGTGTAAATCAACGAGTCTACCCAACATTTGTACATATCTACCGTCACCAGTTATGTTAAAATTTTCCATTTATCTTTTGATTACTATATAAATATCCTATAAAAGTTATTTATTTCAATTTATTCGCTTTTCCTCTTTCTTTAATTCTGTCCTCCATTTTACTGTTATCAATCTTGTTTGCAGGTCCTCGAGTAACCCCACTTTCCCAAACACCTACCTCGGGGTATCCTTGACCACCTGATTGGGTGGAGGATGTTCCTGTTTCAGGTTGTGCGGCGGCCGCGTCCTCCTGCTCATCAATCTCTTGATTATCAGTACTTTTAAACAATCCTTTTAGTTGTTTTTCACTTATTAATATCTTCATATATGATAAATAGTAAAAAAAATATTTGAAATATTTTTGTATATTCAAAAAAATACATATTTTTGTTCAAATTTTGAAGTTATGAGAAGAATATTAGGTCTATTATTAGTGGTATTTCTTATAGGGTGTGAGAAATATGAGCAACCATCAAGTATCTTACAACAGTTATCGGGACCCACTCCATTTTATTTGAAATCTTATAGAATTCAAATTCAAACTACCAATGAAAAAGACGATATTGGTATGTTTGTTGATGCGGGAAGTTCAAACACAACAAACTACATTGGTTTGGGTGATTGGTATGTAATCAATAGAATTGGTAATAGATATGTTATAAGATGTGATACCACTTCATTAATTGCTCAAAGAAAATACGTAATAGGGGACCAATGGAATTTTGGTAACCCTAACATCTACGGTTTAAAAATATTTGATAACCTTAGAAGTCGAATTAATGGGGTTTGTGAAGTATATGAGGGAGGAAGTAGCAGTACTTTCATTTATCCTAATTTATTAGAGATTAGAGATAGTAAGTCTGGTATGACAGATTATGGGTTTTCTGCTTCTACTAATTCAAGAGGTGTATCTTACGCCACTGAATTATATTTAACCACACCAAAAAAATGGTTTTATGTTAAAGAAGGTCAAAGAGTGATAGGTAGATTCAATTATTCGATAGAATTATTATTTAATAGAAATTAACTATCGTAAATTGTTGGGTCGATTTTTGAATACATTTTAATGTATTGACCTGCTTTTGCATTTGCCTCATCCTCAATTTCACCACCGATATCGGGTGGTCTAACTTCGAGGCGACCTTGTTCATATTGTTTGTGATGAACCATTTCGTGTGCAACACTTCTCATAACATCAACTAACATACGACCTTTACCGAAAACCTTAATTATCTTGTTTTCTTTGGTGTAATCATAGTTGGCAGTTGTTTTAAGACCATCTCTATTCCCTTTAATTACAATTGTAGGAACGGTTTCAAGTTCAAGTTCTTTTTTAACGAACTTAACGAACGCATTTAATCTTTCTTTATTTTCATCACTTAGGAATCCCATACTATATAAATATTACAAAATAATTTCATCGGGTAAATCATTTTCAGTTAGATACTGATTAACCAAATCAATTATGAAATCTTCTTCTATTTCGTTTAAATCATACTCATCAATAATCTCAGGAGAATACAATTCAATATCACCAAAATCAAGTTCTAAAATTCTATAAAACTTGTCAAGGTCTTCTTTTGTAGAAAATTCAACGTATAGCCTTCTGGTGTCCTCGTTGTAATAATATTCGTGTATAATCATTGTAAACAATGATAAGTATAACGAACTTTTTAAAAAGTTATGCCATATTTGAATGGACTTTTGTTGGGTTCATTGCCAATCCACCAGTATTCAATACTTCATAATGTAAATGTGGTCCTGTAGAATTACCCGCATACTTTGCACCTTTTTGACCACCTGTGTAACCAATCAATTGACCTTTCTTAACCTCATCTCCTTTTTTAACAACCCATTCAGTTAAATGACAGAACTTTGTCATCAATCCCACACCCGTATGATTTAATTTAACAAATCCACCGCAACCATTTGGAGTGGTGTCACCTGCAAACATTACCACACCATCTTGAGGTGCATATATTGCAGTCCCAACAGGAGCGGTAATATCAACACCTTTGTGATTTTTTGTTGCACTACCACCAATATTTCTCATACCAAAACCGCTTGAAATTTTATACTTAGGACCTAATGGATGCATAAGTTCTAAACCTGGAGGAATATCCACTGCAAATTCACCAGCACCACCTCTATTAGTTTCGGTACCACCTGATACACTATTTTGGGTATAACCCGATGTTTTTGAAAATAAAGACGTCGCCAAATCGGTCATCATTTTAGTGTAACTATCAACAGTACCCTGTAAACCTCCTCCAGAACTTTTTGACGTTTCAGTACTACCGGTTGTCGATGTTTGAGTGGTACCCGTTGTTGGTGTTTGGGTATTACCTGTTTTTGGAGTTTCCTGTTCCTCTAATCTCCACATTAGATTTTTAACTTGGTTTTCTGTTAATTGAAGTTTCATACAAATATAAATATACAATTTACTTCAAATTTACAATACTTAATAATATGGATTGGTATAGTATCAAATATTTGTATCCCGAATCGTTCGAAAGATTTAGTTCGATTATGTTCCCAAATACAGGAATTGTAAGTTTATCTACATTGTCTTACTATGACAATAAGAAACTATATTATTTTTTTGATAAAGAGGGTATTTTCTTAATGGTTGAAAGATTTAATACCGATGTGTGGAATTACACAATAAGTTTACATAATGGTGTTTGTTTTGGTCCCGGAGATTTATCCAAAAAAACGAGAGAAGAAGCGGAGAGTGAGGGATTTTGTGAATGTTTCAAAATATTGTACAAATGTATTAGAGATTGTAAATGACTATTTATCTAATATGTCGACAATTACATTTTTATTACAAGCCACAAGAATTCTTCACGTCGGTAATTATGATGAAGACGAGTTACGTATGATTTATGATTTTACAACTCAACTTGACAATGTAGTATTAAATGAGTATCTTAATAACACAACCATCTTATCTTATAATAATGATTTGGAATTGTATGTCGAAATTTTACAATCACTAATCAATATATTTGTGGAGAGAGAGGAATATGAAAAATGTAACTTATTAAAAATGAAAATAGAAGAATCAATAAAATTAATTAAAACCAAATAATATGAGTATATTCAATATGAAAGAGGATGAAAGAAAAAAAATTTCAGACCAACACAAAAAATTAGAAAAAGAAGCTAAAGAAAAAAAGGAAGAACTTAAAAAAGGATTGAAAGCTCCTGAAAAGAAAGAAAATAAAAAAACCTCCTAATTTAGGAGGTTTCTTTTTTATTTAAGTATTTGGTAAGTAATATATACGATAACCAAAAACACCCTGAAATTGAGTAGAAGATAACGTCCGCACCCCAATACGAACCTGTCAGTTCCATCATTAGCTTGAATAGTGCATCGTAACCTAGCGGCAGAAAGAACATCGCTAACATTAGAGACGTATCTTTGTAAAACAGAAGTCTTTTGTTTTTGTCTTTTAATTTTTTGATTTTGTTCATCATCAGGGTCCATCTATAAGGGGTTTATAAGATTATGGATTAAGAAAATCCTTTATATTAAATATTCTCAATTTCTACTTTAGACCTCTTTAAAGCCGAAGCAAACACTTGATGCATATCGTAGTATTTGTAATCGGCTAATCTACCACCAAATAGGTATTTGGTTTCTTTTGACATTAATTCCTTATACTGACCGTATCTAACATTATTGATGTTATCGTTCATTGGATAATAAGGTTCTCCCTCTGTTTTTGGATATTCCTTTGTTATGACAGTTGTTGGTTGTTCACCAAATTCAAAATGTTTATGTTCTATTATTCTTGTATATGGGACGTCAACATCACCATAATTCATACCCGCAATCCCTTGATAATCTGGTATGTCTAATATTTCTGTTTCAAACTTTAAACTACGATATTCTAATTTACCGAACTGATAGTTGTAAAATTCATCTACAGCACCTGTGTAAATAACTTTAGTGGCTTTAGAATCCCAACTCTCCTTATCCTTCAAATAATCTACATTCAATTCAACATCAATTCCATCTAACAATTTTTCAAAAATTTTAGTATAACCCCCAATAGGGATTCCTTGATAATTATCAAAGTAATAGTTATCATCAAATGTCAATCTAATTGGTAAACGTTTAATGATAAACGATGGTAATAACTTAGGTTCTCTACCCCATTGTTTAGTGGTGTATCCCTTTATAAAGATTTCATAAAGTTCAGGACCCACTTCTGATAATATCCATTCTTCTAAATTGATTACTCTACCTAACGGATTTTTATCAAATGGTATCTTAACCTCCTCAAGTTTTTTTCTTGCTTCCTCAGGTGTTTTAACACCATATACTTGATATAGAGACATTAAATTAATTGGTAATGAATATATGTTGTCTTTATATTTTATTTTAGGTCTATAACTAAAATGATTAAATGGAACTAAATTATTTACGTAGTCCCACACTCGTTTATCCGATGTGTGGAATATATGAGGACCATATTTGTGAACATTAATACCATCAATTTTTTCGGTATAACAATTACCACCAATATGATATCGTTTGTCTATCACTAATACCTTCTTACCCGCATTTGTTAATTCTCTTGCAAATACCGCACCATATATTCCTGCACCAACTATTAAGTAATCGTACATATTAAATGTCTAAGTTTTGTATTGGTTTTAAATAACTGTTGATGAACCCTGATGGGCCAAATGAATGGTGCCCACCAATATCACTAACATCACCACCTCTTTGAGTTACCGCAACAGGATATACTGAATATTTTTTTGATAGGTTCGCAGACAATAAAATATCCATTGGATATGCATAATGATAATGATTGATTAACGTGTCGTAAGCGGTGTGATTTAAAATAAATGCGTGTGAAGTATTCATTCCACCAACTTTAATTAAATGTCTACCCGCCTGTGTAACATATTGGTCAAGTAACGAACCGCCCAAATATAATATTTCCCAATCCTTATCTTTTACTTCATCGATTGCCGATTCAATAATATCCATTGAATGGGTAAAACCACCATTGTAGAAATATATATCATCTTCAAAAACCAATATTCTTTCGTAATTTTTTTCTTTGGCTTCATTAATAATTTTTAAATGTGATTGAGTACAGCCGTCAACACACTTCTTCCAATCATCCGAACCATATTCACATTTAACAGTTTCGTTAAATGCTGCGACTGCAGACACTCTTTCCACTAAGTCTTGGATGTTATATTTTTCCAATTCTTGTTTTGTCTTTTCATTTCTTTCGGTTTTATAATCTAAGTTGATATAATACCCTTTGTTTACAAAATCTTTTAGTTTCATAATTCTAATACTTTATTTGCGTTTTTTATATAGATGTCAATATTTCCACCCGAAGCCGAATGAAAATTATGAAATATTAAATCTTCATACATACTCCCATTACCAAACATAACACCAGGTTTTAGTTCCCATCTTTCAATTTCACACTTATCAAATTTTAAATACGAAATTTGGTAATTCTTTTCTCTGCAAATATGTGACAATTCCTCCCCAACATCACCTCTACCCGTAGCATTATATTTTGGTCTACCTAATAAATCATAAAAACTTTTAGATACACAAAAACAAGCGGGTCCTGCATATACATCGTTATTTAAATGACTGGTTTTTTGTTCAATACCTAATATTGTATTTTTACCATAAACTCTGTCAATTATGACATCGAGAAAATTTGATTTAGTTGGAAACGCGTCAATATCAAAAAATAAAAAGTAATCAACATCTTCATTGTTTGATATATCATTCATAAAATTTGGATGTCCGTCATAATCCATCGGACCTTCCCATAAAATCTGATTTATCTCTACTTTAAATTTTTCAAAAATTAATTTTTGTAAATCTCTATACCTCAAATCGTTATTTGGGAAATAAACACTATAAATCCCAATCCTTAACGTTTCACCATTTTTATTTACGTAATTATATTTCACTTACATCAAATCATTAATGAAGTCAACCCACATTGAACCAATTTTATTAACATTGAACTTACTTAAAATATAATCTTTACCACGTCTTCTAATGTCTTCTTTAATTTCAGGATTTTCCTCTAAAAATTTAATTTTTTCAACAATATTATCAGTGATTGTAAATTTACCATCTAAATCTTTTGTTAGTGCCTCACTTTGCATTTTTTCAACATCAACACCTTCAGGAAAATCTAACCATTGACAAAATCCCTCAAAGTTTTCAGGTAATGCACCTAACGGATATGTAACAACAATTGCACCTAATGCAATGGCTTCCGCAACTACACAAGAAAACGTATCTTTGTGTACATCTTGATATGGTGTGTATAATGGATAGATGAAATACTCACTTTCAGCAATGTTAGTAAATAATGTTTTCTTATCTACTCCATTATGTAAATTAAAAAATGAGTCTTGGTGGTGATGTGTTGCTAAAAGATAATCAAATGCGTGAAATTCAGAATCCTCAAAATTTAATTTTCTAACCGCTTCAACTGCAACATTACCACCTCTTGCCCAAGCTGCGTGGAAAACAAATTTATGTGGTTTTCTTGTAGGATATGAATACGTAACTTCATTAATCATATCATCCAATACCGGATTAGGAATTAAAGTAGACTTAATTTTGGATGGGAGCTCAACACCAACAAATTCGTATCTTTGTTTCACCGACTCGACAATATTTTTTGTCATACCTTTTTCCCATTCCGAAATATGAACAAATCCCAACGACAAATTATTTTCTTTCACGTAATTTGTTAATTCTTCAATCCCATATATCCATTGCATATGTGACCAATAAATCACACTCTTGGTTACCGTTATTGGTAGTAACTTATAATCGTGAAACCATAACATACTAACCAAAACATCAAATTCCCTATTCTCAATACCTTCAAAATCTATATTGGTGTATTTTACACCATAAAATTCTCTACCCGGTACGTAAGTAATTCCTTTAGCTTTATAATCTTCTTCTAATCTTGGTTCTAACCTATCAGTAACAACCACAACTTCATTACCTTGTTTTGCAAGGTGTTCAGCAATTAAAATTGAACTTCCGTCAGTTCCTGAACCTCCACCATTTCCGTATCTTAGGGTGTGACCATTCAGGTAATTACTTCTTCTACTATTACCAATAACAATAAAGGCAATTCTCATTATAATGTTTTTTCATATCGACCACTCCATTGTTTTTCCTCGTCAAACAAGTACATAACAATCTTGGTTGGTTTATCAAAAGAATCTAAAGTCACGCTGTAAACGTTATTTTCCAAGTTCACATATTGAGGGTCGGTGTCAACAGTAAAATCTTTTCTTAATATCTCTTCTCCTTTATTATTAAGTACACCTAAAGTCATAAATTTAGGTTTTTTAAACTCAAAATTTTTGAAAAATTCTAAATCCCATTCACAGGTAACTCTGTGTGTATTTTTAATAAATTGTTCTTCCCAATCTGATGGATTTGGTGGTTCTTTTACTTTAAGTGTGTAATCTTGAATTAAACATTTTTTAAAATCGAATCCACCATACACTTCATAGTCGTGTAATGTTCTTTCAGTACCTAAACCATACTCACCTAAATCAATTCCATACTCATCAGTACCAAACATTTGTCTAGTTTTATTTCTTGCGTGAATATCACGTTCACCACTTGTTTTTTGTGTTTCACTTTGTGTACCGTGGTCATCCCAATGCTTAGGTCTATAACTTCTTGTATATTCGTGCCACATCACCATTTGATACGGACTAAAGAAATCATATCCGTTGGTGAATGCTCTTAAGCTAAGTGTTGTTTCTTCTGTATATCCACCGAAATAGATTTCAGGGTCATAAGGTACCTCTTTAACAAAATCACCACTCGTGAAATAGAAGTGACCACTAATTGTACGAGCCTTAATAACTCTTTTTCTTTGTTTATAATCTTGTATAAACCAAGGCATACTCATCAATAGTCTGTCACTACTAAATTCATATTGAGACATTAGACACGGAGTAGGATTCCAAGTTGATTCATCCTTTGTGGGGTCAAACGGAGTACAATATGTTGTGATAACAGGTTTATCAGAAACCATTAACGCTTGATTATAGTCTCTTAATACAATCTCATCCCAATTCTCAACAAATCTATGATGGGAATCAATTTGTAATGTGTATTTCTCACCACCATATAACGTATTGGTTATGTTTCTAGCCCAACCAAGTCCTTGGCTTTCACTATAATGATGTTTACTAACTCTAAATTGTGGATTATTATCATATCTATCCACATCTTCCGTGTCATCATATTGCCAACAAATACCAAACACCAAATTCCAAGGTTCTTTAGCCTTATGAATCATATCTTCAATGGTTGGGATTAATTGTGGGTCTCTATACGACGCGATTTGAACGAAAATTTTATCACTATTCATTTTATCTTTTTTTTAAAATATAGTATTATTTTATTTAATAATCAAATGTTGTCTACCCATTTTTTATTCTGAAAAATTTTATTTATACTTTAAAAAAAGACTCATATGAAAACTACATACCAACCTGCAGTAATTCAACAAACTGAAAATGTGATTAATGGATTAATCGATGCAGAATTTTTTGATGATTACGAAATAACTGATTTAACATACGCAAGACAATACCTAAATGAGTTTTTTACACGAAAATTTATTGAAGGTAAAATAGAAGATGATATTGAGGAGATATTCTCAGAACAAGAATTTGAAGTTATTCTAAGAGAGATTGCTGCAGGTACCGTACTTCACGAATTGAAAGAAAAGGGACTTGTTGATTCGTATGAAGACGAGAATACTGAAGAAATGTTTTTTTTGACCGAAGAAGGTAAAAAATTCGTTAAAAAGACTGACGATTAGGATTTTTTCTCCTCAATAGATTGAGAATAAACACTTTTTTTGTGTGATTTAACTTTTTCCTTTAATTGAGACAATAATTTTTGAGCTTCTGTCAATTTTGATGAGATTCCTGAAACTCTACTATTACAAATAGGCTTTAAACCGCCAGGAACACAATCATCCAACTTTCTCAACTCTTTAAATGTCTCATTTAGTGAGTTTTGTAACTCTTCTATTTTAAACTGTACCCTGGCGAAATCCTCACGTTTCACTTTTGATGCTTGCTCGTTTAAAATTTGATGCAGAACACTTTTTACCACCTCTTCTGAAATTATATTGTTTCCCATAATAGTATAAATACTTTTCATTTTTTAATTTGATTTTTTTTTCTTATATTTTCAATAGATAACACAACACAATGAAGGATATATTTGAAACACTTTACGATTTTGATGATTTTCTGATTGAACCTGCGATTTTATCATCAATCAGAAGTCGAAGCGTTATTAATACTAGAAACATTTGGGGTGAGTTACCTCTTATGACCGCTCCAATGGATACTGTCGTATCTGAAAACAACTTTCATCTATATAAAAACAATGGTATCCTACCCGTTTTACCAAGGATTGCAAATCCGACCGATGATTGGGTTGATACCAACATATTTTTATCATATAGTTTACAAGATTTTGAAAGAATTTTCCTTTTAAAGAGAAAAAAGGTTAATGGGGGGACAAGATTACAAGTTTTAATCGATGTTGCTAATGGTCATATGTCAGATTTATATGATTTAGCGAAAGAAGCTAAATTAACTTACGGTGATGATATGTGTTTGATGGTGGGTAATGTAGCAAACCCTAAAACTTTCCAAGAATATTGTAAAATCGGGGTTGATATTGTTAGAATTGGTATCGGAAACGGTGGAGGATGTCTAACAACAGTCCAAACAGGTGTGGGATACCCAATGGCGTCCCTAATTCAAGAATGTTACGAAATTAAAAAGCTGTCAAACTACACAACTGAGATAGTTGCGGACGGTGGTTTCAAGAAATATTCCGATATTATCAAAGGTTTGGCGTTAGGGGCTGATTATATAATGTTAGGTTCTATTTTGAATCAGTGTTTGGAGAGTTCAGGTGAAACAACAAAGGAAAATTATGAAGTCGTTAACCAATTTTCGTCAGAAATTAAAGAAGCGTTCCACGGGGAACTTCCACTTTACAAAACATTTAGAGGAATGAGTACAAAAGAGGTCCAAAAATCGTGGGGAAAGGAAAAACTAACCACTTCTGAAGGAATCGTACGTAGAAACCCTGTAAAATACACGATTGAGGGGTGGGTGTCTAATTTTGAGGATTATTTACGCTCCGCAATGAGTTATACCGGAAAAAAAGAACTCCACCAATTTATAGGTGGAGTCAATTTAAATTTAATTAGTGGTAATTCCTTTAGAAGATTTAATAAATAGGTATTATTTCAGACCAAACTCCTTTTCTTCAGAATCTGTGAGTTCTCCGTCTCTTTTCATACCTTCCTTTATGTAATTTCTGATTAATTTTGAAACTGTCGTCTTTTGATTATCAGCAACCTTCTCAATTTCTTTATAATAAGCAGGAACAACTCTAAATGATAACATTTGTATCAATTTTTTATGTTTAGGTCTATTATCCGAACTGTCGGGACTCATATTTTTCATTTGTTTCGATGCTTCTGATGCCATATCTTAATATTTCTTTATAAATATTTGGTTAATAGGTTTAAATTTCTTATATTATAAATATAAACAAAAATTTTATGTCAGAAGATAAACAACAACCAAATCCGGTCATTAAACAGATTGAAGAGCAATATCCTGAAATGACTAAAGAGTTCAAAAGAATTTTAAAAGACCAATACGAAACTTTTTGTAAAAAACAATCGAATTACGGTCCCGATAACATCTCATTAGGAAGAGATTTAACCAAAGAAGAAGACCGCAAACTGTCTCAAATGGGTCTGTTTTTTCGTATGAACGATAAAATACAAAGAATTAAACAATTGGTGGTTCTTGGGGCCCAGGACAACGTTGGTGAGGCGGTTGACGACACTTACCAAGACCTATCTGTCTACGCCGTTATTGCACAATTAGTAAAAAACGGTAAATGGGGTAAATAAAACTCCATAAAAATTAGTAGAGGGATAAATAAAAAAATTTATCCCTTTTTTATTGTTAAACAACCACCGAAACTATTTATAAAAAAACGAAAATATGAAGGTAAACGTAAATCATCCAAGTTTCATTTCATTCTTAGACAATGTAACAACTAATATACTTTCACACATTACAATTGAGAATTATTTCACCATTAATTCGGATAAAAAATTGGCTGTTCAGTATATGGTATACAAATTGATGAAAAATTCAGTTCAAACGAGAACTAAATTAACCGATGATGAAATGAAGAGTTTTCTTACCGTTTTATGGAAGAAAAATGAGGAGTCTGAAAATTATGAATTGGCGTCAATTTTAAAGGACATTTTAAACAATTTCGAGACAGTAAATGAGTTTACAAAAACACCTAAAAGACAACCAAAAACGGTAAAAACGGACAAAAAACCAAATGGCTAGAACTATTAACACTGAAACCAAAAAACGATATGCCACATTAGCTATAAGGTGGTGTGAGGGTTATTTTGGTCTGTGTGATAGAAAAAAACGTAGATTAATTTTTAGATTTAGTGAAAGAAAACGTAAAATGGACAATTGTGACGTTTTTGGTAACTATTGTTTTTACAGGAATGAAATCATCATATATCTACCCAACAATAACACAATTTACGATGTCGTGGCAACCGTTATTCACGAATACACCCATTATTTACAAGTTCGTAGAAAATATCGAGAATATGAACTCTCAAGATACTACTCTCAAAATCCTATGGAAAGACAAGCTAAAAGAAATGAGGATAGATATACGAAAATATGTCTTAAAGAAATTAAGAAATTAATCAACTAAAACCGCTTCAGGAATTTCCCTAAGAAATAGGATGATATCGTCATTTTGGTTTCTATTTCTAACTGCAACATCACAATTCCAAAACTCTTTTAGGTCATTTACATACCCCTCTTTAATTACAGAAGCTTTTACCTTTCTGTAAACCCAATATAAATTGTCCTGATATTTTACTAATTCCTTACTTAACATAACTTATTTGTGTTCTGACGCCTCACACAACATCTCCAATTCATTCCATTTAAACTTAGGTTTTTCGTTTAAAAACACAAAACATTTCCATTTTTTTGATTTCTCAAAATAGATATGTTTCTGCATATGTGAAGGTATTGCCGCATTTGTAGGTACTCTTTTAGGAACCGCATCAAAAAATACTTTTATTATAACTGTTAAATTTTCATCGTCATCCCACTTTCTTTCTTGTTCTTCCAATAATCTCCACTCACCTCTATTTTGATATTGGTCCTGCATCATACAATTCAAGTATGAGAATGTTTGTTTAAGGTTTTCCATATTATCGGAAAATGACGCCGCAGGTGCTAAATGACCTTTATCATAGATATTTTTAACATAATCATTAGCATCTGATGTTTTAATATTCTTTTCGGTGTAGAAATCCATAGTACCTCTATTGACATTCGTTGGTCTATTAGTTGAACGATACTTCAACCATAAAGGGGATTCTAAATTTTGTGAGTAAAGTACTTCAAATACTTGATTTTTAACTCTAATTGTGTCTTGTGAAAACGAACTTAAACTAATGAGAATAAGTCCAAATACTAATAAAATTTTTTTCATATTATAACTGTGTTATATACTTAAATATATCCACAGCAGTATTAGTACCAACAGGAAATTCAACAAAAGGTATAGAATTAATGAGTAGTGTTTGTTTAATGTCCCCATCAATTTCTTGAGCCTCTTGTAAATCCTGTAATCTACCATTCGGGTCATATGTTTCATTGTTTCTTGTTAATAAAATGTTTATGTTGTCATATTGACGAAATAAGTTCCACAAAAACTTACTTAGTCCCGACATTCCATAAAACGATGCAGGATATCCATCACCATACCTCTGTTCATAAAAACAACCCAAAACTATTGGTGAATCAACAATTATGTAATCCACTTTACCATACAATCTACTAATATTTCTATGTTGATTTGCGGTTATGAAAAATTGGTCTCTTAATTGGGAAACATTTCCTTCCCACGCAACTTCTTTTGGGAATTCGTATGTGTATTCAACACTCATATGGTGTTTTTTCATTTCAGTAAACAATCCGGATGCTTGCGTTGACTTCCCAATTCCAGGTCCCCCAAACAGATTAATTATTTTGCTTTTCATATGGTATAATATACACAAAAAAAGGGAGTTTGTGAAATCCTCCCATATAATAATTTTAATCTGTTTATTTTGTCCCCCGACAACAAAAATAAATAAGTTATAGGGAGGAAAAATACCCGTAAAACCACTGACTATTTGTCCTGTTAAAAATAATCTTAGTTCATAATACTCAGAAGTCGAACTTTTTATAAATTTTATTTTGTATGACACTATTTATAACAATATGGAAAACATTTACTCAGTTTTGATAACCGCAATTACAGTACTTGGAGGTACTGGTGCTTGGAGGTACTATGAAAAAAGAGCCTTAAATAAAGAACGAGACGAAGATTTTATTCGCCACGATTGTAAGGATAGAATCACCAAATTAGAGGCGTTATTAGAAGCGTCATCTAAAGAGAAGGATGATTTAAGAAATATGGTTCTAACATTAACTAAAGAAGTTGCAGCATTAACTGTTAAAGTTGAATTTTTAACAAAGGAAAATGAAACTTTAAATAAAAGAACGACATCAAGAGCAAAATAGTATGAAAAAATACGTATTCACGGAATCACAACTTAAAAAAATAATTGATAATCAAGTATCAGAATCTGAAGAAAAAAAAGAATTTCGTCCAGGTGTAAACATAGGAAAATACAACCTTAAATCATTTTTAAAGGATAAAGACGACGATAGTGACGAAGAAAAAGATAAAGACGAGAAAAAACCATTTTCAACAAATCGTTTGAAATCTGAAAAGAAGAAAGAAGATTAACATTTATTTACACACCCATCAAACACTTTAACAATCTCATCCAACCCTAAAATATTAAAACATTCGGAATAACCCGAAAAAGATTCCAACAAAGGTCTGTATTTTTTTACGGACCTTTTTTTATTTAATTTGTCTTTAATCTCTTCTTCCAATTTTTCAGCATCAGGGGTGTCTATTCTTCTCAATATTGTATCTACAACATATCCCTCGTAACCATATGCTTTACTAAACCTACGCATTATAAATTTTTTAGATGTTATACCAACTTTTACAAACGTCTTACCCGAACTTTCCTCTTTAATTAAAACCAAGTATAACGATTTTGGTAACTTTGATATTTTCTTTTTCTTCTCTTGTGATTTCTTAACCAATTTTAAACCAACATATTCTTTGGCTTTTTCCAATGATGTAAATTCTTTAACATCTCGATATGGATTAACTACGTACTTTTTAAATCGAGCAATGTATAGTGTTTTACCGCTATCAACCTTATATTTGACTTTATCTTTGACGATTACTTGGTATATCGTATAATAACCCATTTTCATTAACTCTTTTTCCATTATAACAATAATACTTTTTTATTTTTAATTATTTGTATATTCTAACATTAATACATATCTTTGTGTTCAAATAATTCAAATTATGGTTTTAAAAAAGAAGTGTACTAAGTGTAAAGAAGAGTTGCCGATTGATAGGTTTTACAAGAATAAACTAACTCAAGACGGTCACAGTATCTATTGTGTTGATTGTACCAAAGTAAACTCAAAAAAGTATTTTGAAAAGAAAAAGGTAAAAACCAGCAAGATAGAGAATGAAAATTTAATGAAGTCGGTACTTTTAAACAAATTCAACGGTAAACTAAATGAGGAGGAGATAAATCAGTTGATGAGGATTATGTTAATCGAAAAAATGGTTAATACCATTGTTGAAGAATTGGTACCATTAAAACAACATTACGTAAAAAGTAATAATTTAATTGAGACGGGGTTATAAAAACCCCGTTTTTTATGCTCGTAAAAAGATATTTATTAGATATTTATAAATTATGAAATTAAGAGACATCATTTTAGAATATCTAATGGAACAACCGGACCCTAATCCTGAACAGGAATTAGACCCAAACGCACCGGTGCCAGGTCCTGAAGATAACGAAGAACCTGATAGTGAAGAAGAACCAACTGACGAGCCGGAAGGTGACCCAACACAAGAACCCGAAGGAACTCCTGAAGTTAAACAAAAAGTGAAAAAACAATCACCATTTGATTTAGCTAAAGAAAAATGGAAACAAGATGCTGAAGGTATTGAAGAAGCCACTCTTGAAAGTGGGGTTAGATTTTTTAACAATGTTAAAACAGGATTACATCCACTACCAACAAATCCTGAACAAAGACCTCAACCTGACGTCTTTGCAATGTCACAACGTTTTAGTAATTCACAATATCCTGAATACTATGGAAAATTAGCCGGTAAATCTATTAACGATACATTTAAAGATGTAAGTAAATTAAGAGACATTGGTCACTACACTTGGCCAATGATTGAATTTTTAATTGATAGATTTAGTGAGGCAGATGCAAGAGAAAGTTTTGACTTTTCAGTTGATGGTGACACTCCAGAAATTAGAAAAGCGTCAGCAATGGCAAAATGGAGTAAAACAAACCATAAGATTGTTGATGAGGGTGGTTTAACGGTTTTTAGAGTCGAATCAAAAGATGAGGCAAGAGTTTTAGGTTTATTACAACATATTTTGATTGGTCAATATGGTGGAAATAAATGGTGTATCACGTATTTGGATTCAAGTAATATGTACAACACTTATCGAAGTAGAAGGTCTTACTATTTTGTGTTAGATAAAAATAAATCTGAAAATGACCAATATTATATATCAGTTTTACAACCTGTTGACACAAGAAATTCGAGTTACAATTACGAAGCTCCGTACGTAATAACTCCAAGACCCAACGGTGACCAAACAGGTAAAAGTTGGGATGATATTGTGGCTATATGGCCAGGTTTAAGAGGTAAAGAAAATATCATTAGATTCTTTGGTGAGACAGGAAGAGAAAAGGCCGAAAAAGAATTAAGACATATTAATTTTAACAAATCCGATAGAAATAATTATTTTGGATACCAATCACCCCAATTACAGTATTCTTGGATTGAAAATAACAACTTAATTAACGACCCCGATGCGTTTTTAATGATGAGGAGAGAACTCCAAACAGAATATGCTAGTAGAGTGACTTTGGAAAATTACAAGACTAAATTTACTTGTAGTGATAGTAGGAGACCTTTTGGTATGATTGATGTGTTATCCAAAAGCGACAAAAATACATTGAATCAAAAAGTGAAGGAAATTGGAATACCTGATGGCATTCTTGCGGTAAAAGCAGCAATTCTTAAAGTAAATCTAAATCAATCATTTAAAGACATTAATAATCCAAATATTATGATATTTGAAGACAAATACAATAATGGTAAATTCGGTGTTTTAGATTTATCAACTTTAGATTGGATAAAGGAATTAAATTATACAAAAGGTAGAGCAATTACTATGTTCGACCCAGAAAAAAGAACAATATTTGTTGTTAGAAGTTATGTTAGTTTAAATGGTGATGATTATTTTTATTTAGTATTACCTAAAGAAAATTTAGTTTCTAAAGACAAGGAAAAATTAAGAGGAGTTTATCTTGACGGACCTGAAGGTGACGAATACATTAAAAAATATAAAAGGTTAGGTGAATAAAAAAAGGGAGTTTTTAACTCCCTTTTTTGTTATACTAATAATGAATAATATTCTTTAAAGTGTTTGATACGGTCCGCCAATCCAATCGTACCGCCGTTAACACGTTTAGTGATTTTAGTTACAACAGTATCAGTTGCACCTTCGTCAGCCATTTTGTGTAAACCGTTTTTATTGAAAAACCAAGCGGCGGATAATAACGCATAGTCAGCAGCTACTTTATCTGGATTCGAACAAATATCTTCATTTATCGATTTACCAAATGCAGTATAATTTTCTTTTCCAGTTAATTGGATATATCCTCTACCACGGAATTTGTACCCTTCTTGAGTTGGTTCAGGACCATTACCCATTCTTCCACCATATACCTTAGAAGCTATTTTAATTGGTTGTCTTGCATAAGGTGCGGCTGCGGCTTCAGTCGGGAAGTATTTTTTAAAAATTCCCGCTAATCCTTTTGCTGAATAGTTTAGATTTTCTTGTGTTGCACGGAATCCACCAGATTCGTGTCCACATTGTGCCAAGAAGTGAGCCAATCTTAGTGGAGTATTAATTTGAAATTTAGAAGCTGTGTCAGGGATTTGAGCGATAACCGCATCAGGAATGTGTCCCTTTAATTTTTCCAATTTTAACCCCCCGACTGACGGTGCAGGTGCTGGTTCGGTAATTACTGTTGGTGCACTTGTCACACCTTCACCAAACATTTTAGACCAAGTACCGTCTCCAACAATCCCATCAGCGGTTAAACCATTGGCAGATTGCCAAGCTTTTACTGCTGCATCTGTTTTTGGACCGAATTTACCTATTGGGTCAACTCCTAATTTTATCTGTAATTTTTTTACGTCTTCTCCTTCAGAACCTAATTTAAGTAGCATAGTATCAATTTATATTTGTAAGTTTATTACTTATAAATACCCAAAAAATATCAAATAAAATTTGGTAGATTTCAAAAAATACTAGATTTTTGTAAAAATTTGGTTTATGAAAAAATTTTTAATCTTGTTGTCTCTACCGATAATCTTCGGTTTCACAACCTCCGAATATAAGGATAAATCCGTTATATTACATTTTCAGAATATAGTTAATCAGTATCGAACAAGTAAGAATTTGGGTGAAATCTTAATAGACGAATCTATAAAACCATTAACTGATGAGCGTAGTAGAGATATAATTGTAAATTACAATCACCTTGAAGATGAGAGGTTTAAAGAAAAGGTAAAATCACTACCATTAAAATTCACTTTTGCAGGTGAAAACATTGCAAAGGTTAGAAATATACCACCAAACAAACAACCATATTATTCTTCAAATATTGATGAGGTTGGTAATATAATGAATAAGATGTCAATGGGTGAATCCACAAATTACGATATTGCAATGTACTGTTTTCTTTTATGGAAAAATTCTAACTCACATAACGATTTACTTCTCGATAATAAAATAAAAAGGTTTCACCTTTCATATGAAAAAAGTGAAACCTTCTATTATTTTTGTTTTGTTGCTTTAAATTAGAATTTAGGACACGGCATACTCGTCCCCCTTCCAAATAAACCTCTAAATGATATCCTCGGTAATGTGATTCTTATTCTGAGGTTAGGTCTGAACTTAAATATATTTCTACCCGTTGCGGTAAATCTAACCATAAAATCGGTTACCTCTACCGGTGCAAATTGTGGTGGAATTGGGTCAATTGTCACTTTTTGAGTTTTTGGTGGGTTACTACCTCTAACTGCAAATGCAAATGTCATATCAACTCTTTGATTTTTAACTAAATCTTGTTTATCCTGACCAACATATGCTTCCCCACTTGTACCTGTTCCATCAACTTCAATCATTCTATCTCCGCTCTTAATGGTTATCATCTTACCAGCATTCGTACCATCACTATTAATTACGATACCACTTTGGTTGAATTTTGCCTTTCTTTTTGTTAACCCAGCCATCAAATAATCACTCACCACTTTTGCTCTTGCATCCGATAGTTCTTTAAATGTTGGAACTTTTCCAGGAAATGTTTTTTTACTTGTTCCATTCGGTATCGTAGAACAAGATGAATTAATTTGTAATTTATTTACATAAACATCTACCGCTGTTCTACCATTTTTTTGTAATTCGTCAGTCATATTTTTGATAGCCTCATCAATACCACCAAAAATAGTTTCATTAATATATTGGATAAATTGAGGTGTCATTACAGCCTCATTAAATTGAAATTGCATTGGTTGTTCCACCGTGGGAGGTGTAAACATCTCATACCCTTGTTCAACACTTGGAAGTTCGATTTCTTTACCTTCCTGACCCGGACTAACCATTTCTTGTTTAATTGTTGTTTGGTTGTCGACCACAATTTTCTTATCTTTTGTTTGTGTTCCAAAAACACCATTATTCATTGCAGAAACCACATAATAATAAAAGTTTGGGTTTTTAGTTAACATACTGTCGAAAATCTGTGCGGATGTTTCATCCATCATAGATTTCATTTTTGATACAGTTTGATTGAAATATCTGTCAGCATTTTCATCTGGCTTGACTTGGTTGGTTTTATTATCCCACACTAAACCAGCCCTTCTTGCCATATCACCTACCCTTTTACCTACAAAATATTTGGTATGCCTCGGGTCCTTTGTTGAAATGATGTTGTTAATATCACTTTGTTTTTCAAACCCGATTTGCTCCTCAATCATCCTGTCAACCACGAATTTGACTTGCTCTTCAGTTATAATAATTCTTCTCATAAATTTTATATTATAATATAAATATCCGAAAAAATACTTACATTTGTAAATGTAATATTTATTATTATGGGAAAAATAGTAATTTCAGAAAATCAATACAAAAATCTACAAAAGATGATAAACGAAGATGTTAATAACAGATACGAAAGAGTCGTTAAAGTTAATGTTGGTATAGGTGGAAGTCCTCGTTATGAGAATATGACCCTTGACGACATTACAACATACTATGATGAAATGAGATTAACCTATTTAATCGAACAAGAACATAGAAGTTGGGGTATCAAAAATATTTCACTATATGATATCCAAGGTAATGACGAAATTGAAGTAGAACTACATTTATATCCTGACAACGCAAATGAACCTATCATTAAAGAGGTTAAGATTCCGTTAGATTGGAGTAAATTAGAAACAAGTACCAATCAAGGAGAAGGTGTTGTAACCATTGGAGATAGATTGGATATTAGATTTTACCTTGTTGATGGTAAATTCGAATATGAAATGGAATTAGAAGTTTACAATTTGTAACCATTTTACTTTACATTTTATAAAATTTCCTTATACTTATATTAGACCTTGTGGTTGAATCGGAAGTGTCCTCGTGGCATTTGAGTTGGAATTGATACCAACGAATTCGGGTTCAAATACAAAAAATATAAGGAAATGAACAGAAGAATTTCAATCAACACGATTGGTTATGCTGTACCACAATCTTTTATTACCAAGAGTAAACAAAGATTAAAACAGCACACAGATACCGTATATCTTAATAACGGTGATGAGTTCGAAATCGAACTTTACAATCCAACAAACAATAAAGTTTTAGCAAAAATCGAGATGAATGGTAATTCCATTGGTAATGGTATCATACTTCGTCCTGGTGAGCGTGTTTTCCTCGAAAGGTACCTTGATGAGGCAAAGAAGTTTTTGTTCGAAACGTACACTGTAAATGGGAATAATGAGGAAGTACAACAAGCAATTGTAAATAATGGTGATGTTGTTATTAAATTCTATGATGAGGTAAAAATATCAACATATAATGTTAATAGTGGTACTGTAACCATTAATAATCCGAATTTTGGTTGGGGGAGTACAACAACTGGTAGTCCGTATTATAATCCAACATTTACAACATCAGGAACAAATATGATTTATAATTCCACATTAACAAGTGGTACTATTAATACCAATTCATTTTTTAATAATGATAATAAAATAAAGAAATCATCAAGACAAGTTGAAACTGGTAGAGTGGAGAAAGGTTCCAATTCTGACCAATCTTTCACATATGATAGTTCATCGTTTAATAGTTATCCATCAACAACAAATTGGTGGAAAATTAAACCTAAATCAACCCAAGTTGTTACTAAGGAAGATTTAGTTACTTACTGTACTGAGTGTGGTAGTAAGAGAAAAAAAGACACCCATAAGTTCTGCCCACATTGCGGAACTAAATTTTAATAATAAACTAATCACAAGGTCAAAATAAAAAACCCCTCATTTGAGGGGTTTTCTTTTAATTATGTGTTTCACAATTAGGACAAACCTAATCTATCATTTTCTTTATATCTAAGTGGGTTAGACATTCTTTCGGGTTTACTAAATTTTCTTTTTTTTCTTGTAAATGCAAAACTTCTACTTCTTTCGTCAATGTCCTCTTTTTTATTGTCGTGTCCACATTTGTGACACAAATACATATCATCACCACCTTCTGATTTCTTCCATTCCCATCCACATCCGTCACATATGACTTTATCGGAAGTTTCAGCCTCCAATATTTTTTTTAATTGTTCTTCTGTTACTATTATTTTCATAGTAATAAATACATTTTAATTTCCATTTTATTGTTTTTTTATGTATATTTTACATATGTCGTTAATTAACCCAAATAAGAAATATAAGAAATTAATTACTTCAGGATGTTCCTTCACTCACGGACATTTCCAAGGTGAGGAAGCCTCTTGGGGTTACCAACTATCCGAATTACTCGGTTGTGAACATATTAACAGAGGTGCTGGAGGGTCGTCTAATTATATTATCCTTAATAAAATCATAAAGTATTGTGAAACGAATGATATGACCGATTGTTGTGTGGGGTTACAATTTAGTGAAATATCAAGAAGAGAATATTGGTTAAATGATTATAAAAGATATCAGACAGTGAATTACGCTTCATTAGATGATGAACATTTTAATCACGACCATAAGACTGACCAAATGTATTTTATTAAAGAGAATAAGGACTTTTTTCAATCGATTTGGTGGGAAGATAATGAAAATGTGATTAGAGCAATTAATTTTATGTTGATGGCAAAATCATATCTAATTTCAAAAAACATAGATTTCGTTATGTTCGAAGGTATCGGTTCAATATTAGATTATGATTTTGATACGACCAGTAATTTTCCTGAAGATATGAATGATATGGTTTTATTAAGTCGTGAGTATCGTGAAGATTTTTTATCTGATAAACATTTTTTTACAAAGTATAAAACAATGATGCCATTTATGTTTACCCACCCATTATTCAATAATGATAATGGTAGACATCCAAATTTAGAATTTGTAAAATGGTGGTCACAAGAAATGTATAACTACTTAAAAGAAAATAACTAATGAGTGAACAAGTAAAAAAAGGATGGGG